ACTTCGACGCAAGCCTTATATTTTTATCAGTGGATTAATCTGCAGTATTATGGCTTTGGTGATTGGATTAATACCTGTAGTATCGTTTCATGTATTGTTGTTTTTTCTTTTCCTTTATGCAGTTGGCCAAGCAGGCGATAACGTTGCTGTAAATGGTCTTGTGATTGAAGATGGAGTAAAGAATGGAACAGTAGGTAAGTATCAATCCATTCAATGGGCAAGCCTTGGAATAGCAACTATCATAACTGGAGTTTTGGGCGGGTGGATATCGGAGCATGCTGATTATCACATGGCTTACCTAATCGTTTCATTATTCCCTGCATCAATCGTTGCACTTTCATGGTATCTAAAAGAAGAAAAGGTATCTATAGATACCAACAAGATTGCAGTATCTAAACATACCAACATCAAGGAATTCCTTGTAAAGCTTAACAACAGGCAATTAATCCTATCAGCTATCTTTCTATGGCTCTTTTGGTTTTCCCCATCCATTGGTACACCACTTATGGACAAGATGCGAAATGAGCTTCATTTTTCCAAAATTTGGATTGGCTGGCTTGACACGATTGGGTCCATATTTGGAATAGTCGGTGCCCTCATCTATTTTAAGTGGGGTCACTGTATAAACGTTAAAAAGTGGTTATATTATAGTGTCATTTTTAACGGTGTTACTTCCTTTGCCTATCTATGGATTACCCCCCACTCGATTTTGGTTTATAACATCGTTTTTAGCATGTCTGGGCAATTTACACAGCTTTTGATGCTAGGAATGATGGCTTATATGTGTCCTAAAGGCACAGAAGCGACCACCTTTGCATTATTAACTGCCTTGGTGAACTTCGCATCATTCTGCTCAAATTTGGCTGGCGCTAAGCTGTTTGGGATGTTTGGATACAATGGCCTGGTTATAGTTTCAGGACTTACCACGTTTTTATGCCTTCCGTTCATCCCATTCTTAGAGGTTAAAAAAGAGAGTGACAAATCAAGCAATTCATGATATAATAGAGATATGATTAAACTCAATGGACATATAGTTACACCTACGATCTTTCCTGATAAGACTTCTCAGGTTTGGAAGCTTCCAGATGATTGGTTTAATCCCGTTGACAATACAATCATGTGGGAATTTGAAAACGAAGCTGAATTCATGCATGTCGCTCAATTAAAAGAACTAATATATTCGCTTTCTGGACCTCGATGCGTTTTGGAGTTACCCTATTTGCCATATGCGCGTCAAGATAAACCAGTAACAAATCAATCGACGTTTGCTTTTCGAACATTCGCTTCTCTTTTGAATGCTCTTCAATTTAGAGAGGTAGTTGTTTTTGATCCGCACAATTTGCAGTTTTCTTATTTGATTCAAAACGTTAATCCTATAATGCCTAATGTTGCTCCACTACTTGAAAAATTACATGCAGCTCCAGTTTATCCAGATAGCGGAGCAGCTAAACGATATAAAGCTGATTCGACTGCTATACATTGTGAAAAAATTCGCGAACCTCTTACAGGCAAGATTGAGGGACTTACAGTTATAGGTACAGTTGAACCTAAAGCATATTTGATTATTGATGATATTTGTGATGGTGGTAGAACGTTCATTGAAGTAGCTAAAAAGCTATATGAAGCTGGAGCGACTGAGGTTCACTTGTATATTTCACATGGGATTTTCTCTAAAGGATTAGAACCACTTCGAGAAGCAGGGATAAAACGAATTTTCACCAGGAATGGTGAAGTAATAAAATAATTGTATAGGCGAAATCACGGCAACGTGAAGCGATCCTATCAAAGGAGCAGTATCATGAAAAACCTGTCAGCGATGTTATTGTGTGATTTTTATAAGATCGCACACCGCAGTATGTATCCTCAAAAAACCGAGGTTGTCTATTCTACATGGACAGCTCGAACAAGCCGCCTACTCGACGTTAATCAAGTTGTCCATTTCGGAGCACAAGCTTTCATTAAGGAATTTTTAATCGACTTCTTTAATGAACAATTTTTTAGCCGTCCTAAGGCTGATGTCATTGCCGAATATTCTCGTATCATTAAAAACACCCTAGGAGTTGCTAACCCTGACGTGTCTCATATCGAGGCACTTCATGATCTTGGCTATCTTCCCTTAAAGATCAAATCTTTACCTGAAGGTTCGATCGTGCCTCTTCGTGTACCCTTAATGACATTGCAGAATACTGAGCCTAGATTCTTCTGGCTTACCAACTACATTGAGTCATTGATGTCTGCTCAACTTTGGCAGGCAAGCACAAGCGCTACCGTGGCTCGTGAGTATAGGAAGATCTTTGAGAAGTATGCGCTAGAAACGACTGGAGATATTGGCTTTGTACAGTTTCAAGGTCATGACTTTTCTTTCAGAGGCATGTCTTCGGTAGAATCAGCTATCTTAAGTGGTATGGGACATTTGCTCTCATTCGTTGGAACAGATACAATCCCAGCGATTCAAGGTGCAGAGCATTACTATGGTGCGAATGTTGAGAAGGAACTGGTTGGCTGTTCTATCCCAGCTTCTGAGCATAGCATTCAATGTGCATATGGTGATGATCTTAAATACTTCACTGAATTGATTACTCGTGTCCATCCTGCTGGCTTTGTATCCATCGTTGCTGATGGATATGATCTTTGGGATGTATTGACACGTGTAGTTCCTACACTTAAAGACACAATCCTTGCACGTGACGGGAAGGTTGTTATTCGTCCTGACTCTGGCGATCCAGTTAAGATTGTTATTGGAAATCCAGAGGGTAAAACTGAAGCAGAACGCAAAGGTGTCATTGAGCTCTTGTGGGATGTATTTGGTGGAACAATTACTCCTCAAGGGTATAAGGTGTTAGATTCTCACATCGGGTGTATCTATGGAGATGCTATTACTCGTACCCGTGCAAAAGACATTTGCGAAGGTCTAAAAGCTAAGGGCTTTGCCTCGACCAACATGGTCTATGGCATTGGTTCTTATACATATCAATACAATACACGTGATACGTTTGGGTATGCTATGAAATCGACTGCTTGCGTGATCGATGGCAAAGAGATTCCCATCTTTAAAGATCCAGTAACAGATAGCGGAGTTAAGAAATCAGCTCGTGGTGCAGTGCGTGTCATTGAGCTTGTTGATGGTTCTTTTGCCTATTCTGATAATTGGACAATCAAAGATGCTGACACAGAAACAGCCCTTCAAGATGTATTCATAGATGGAAAACTCTTGATTAATGAGACGTTTTCTGGTATAAGGAATAGATTAGCAAATAAATTGCTGCACTCAAAATAATGAAGTCAAACTCAGTAATTAATCACACGACGAAAAAGACATATCCTAGCAAGGAAGCGGCTCAAAAAGCAGCTGACTTTCTTGCTGGGAAGGATGTCTATGTCCGAGTGTATAAATGCTTTTGTGAACAATTCCATTTGACGAGTCAAAAGGATAAAAAATGATTGACCAGCAGTTAGAAAGACGATTTTTAGCACGAATAATTAGAGATGTAGATGCAGCTACGGTTGCCGTCCAGCGTAGGATCGGTGAGGATGTATTTCAATGGACTACAGCAGCTAAATTATATGGTATTGCTATTTGGTATGCTCAGAATTATGGAACATGCCTCTCATCAAATGAGCTTGATGGTCTTTTAAAGAAATCCACCAAGCTTTCCCCAGATCTTCAGCAGTCTATCACAGTTTTATTTACAGAGCTTCAAACTGAGTCAGTAGATACAGATATCAATTTTCTATATGATCAGATCCTTGGTTATAATAAGCAGAACCTGGTTGAGCATGCTTTAAGACGTTCGGCTGAGAAGTTTTCAGAGAACAAGATTGATGAGTCAATCAATATCTTAAAATCTGACATTGCACGAATTGAGAGCAAGTTTAGACAAGAGGTTATCCGCAGCGGTCAGCTTGATCAATTCTCTGAAGAGATCGACTTTGAGTTTGAAGATCGTAAGATTAACCCAAGCAAGTATGAAGGTCTCAAGATCGGGTTTAACACGATGGATGAGATTACTGGCGGACTCGTGTCTTCTAGTGTATCAATCATCATGGCACCGCCCAAAGGATTTAAATCAGCTTTAGCTATGACGATTTGCTACAATGCAGCTAAACGTGGTATCTATTCCTATTATCATGCAAACGAAGGTACCTATAAACTGTTTTATAGCAGGTTTGCAGCTATGGAGTTATCTATCCCCCTCAAGCATATTAAGGATAACAAGATGACTCCGATGGAAGAGTCACGCTGGAAGCAATGGATTCAATCTGTTAAGGATGGTAAGCACCAGATTTTGAATAAGATCTACTTCGATGAGGTTCCTCCAGCGATCAGTACTCCAGAGCTTATCAATGAGCGTTTGAATAAGCTTAAAGCTGAAGGTAAGAACGTAGGGCTTGTGGTAGTCGACCACTTTGGACGTATGACAACCAATTCTAAAGAAGTGATGCAGGATTGGCAACTTAAGGGTCATATCGCCCAAGCAATTTGTAGTATTGCATTGGATAAGCGTGTTCCGTTCATTCTGCTTACTCACGTTAAGGCAAGCAGTGCTAAAGAAGGCGTTGATAATGATAAAGACTTTGACGCGTATGACATTGAGCGTTCTGGTCAACCATTGAAAGACGTCGATTATGTTTTCTCATGGAAGATTGAGAACCAAGAGGATTTTGATCGTAACGGTAAGCAGGGTTTCGCACGTCTTGCATTAGTATTGTCACGCCACTCTGAAACTGGAGTAGCGACCTTAAACATTCAAGGAAAATACATGCAGATTCAGGAGCTTCAGATCGGTGGAACAGCAGCTGTTCAACCTCCTCCTGCGTCTACTACAATACCATGAAAACGTCTTTGCATCTTTACGATCAAATAGAAAATCAAATTCAAGCTGATTTTCATAATGGTAGAATTGATTTTCAAACAGCTATTCGAGAATTAGTGGTGGAACGTAATAATATTGATTGGAATTCTATACTACCTTTAGACTTTTATGGAGAGGGAATTGCATGAAAACATACGACATGATGGTAGAGTGCCCTCGTAAAAGCCGAAACAAGATTGAATGGGACCCAAAAATAAATGCGTTTAGATTTAGTCGTATGCTATTCACATCAACCCAATATCCTATAGAGTATGGATTTATTCCAAATTCCTTAGCGTCTGATGGTGATCCAGCTGATATTATGGCTCTTACAGGTGAACCTACTTTTACAGGATGCGTTATTGAGGTACGAATCATTGGTATGCTGAGAATGATTGATCATGGGGTTGAGGATAATAAAATTCTTGCTGTCCCAGTGCGCGATCCTCATTATAGTCATATTAAAAAATTAGGTGATGTGCCACAAGATCGATTGAATGAGATTGAGCACTTCTTTAAGGTCTATAAACAATTAGAAAAGAAAATAGTTATTGTAAAGGGTTGGACAGGTCGAAAGACTGCACTTGAATATCTAAAAAAGGCTTATAAACGTCATGACAAAGACAACGGTAATTAATTTATTCGGCGCACCTGGATCAGGCAAGAGCACACTAGCAGCTGATCTATTCTCAGAGCTTAAGAAACATGGCTATCAGGTTGAGATGGTTCGTGAATGGGTGAAGCTTTGGGCATGGGAAGGTCGTAAGATGAACTATGCGGATCAGATGATTGTGTTCGGCAACCAGGTTCGAGAAGAAACATCCTTATATAACAAGGTTGACATTATAATCACAGATTCACCATTGATCTTGTCAGGATTCTATGAGTCTGTTAACTATAAATCTCATCATCTTGTACCAGCAGCTAAGAAGGTTATGGAATTGGCTCAATTGAACGATGTGAACTACTGGAATGTGCTTGTTAAACGTGATTTTCCTTATGAAGCGCAGGGACGATTCCAAACTGAGAAAGAGGCTAACAAGCTTGAACGTCAAATGGAACAATTTTTGAAGGGTTGCAAGCTTCCATATGATAAGGTTAAAACAGTTGAAGAGATTTTACTTGAGATCATAATTTGAAAAAGACAATTAAAGAAACAGTAGAATCGTATGGTGTAAAACTCCATTATATTGGAGATGGTATTCTGCGTGGTCCTTGTCCCATGCACGTTAACGTCAACACACCATCTTTCACTGTCTATGAGAATACTGACTCATACTTCTGCTTCGGCGAAGGTATTGGTGGTGACGTAGCTAATTTTATTTCTCATATGGATGGTATTTCATATGCTGAAGCAAAGAAGATCGTAGATGGGGAAGTAAGCTTTCAAGAAGACTTTGGGATGTTGATGGATGCAGCTGCGGTTATTGACGAGGTTGATTACTCTGCTCAACTCAATTGTTCAGTAAGTAAGTATTGTCGTGATTTGTTGCTTGATGGTAGTGCTTCAGTAGCCAATGTTATGCAGTTTTTACACAAGCTTGATAAAGAAGTCTTGTCAAAATCCGTAACACGTGATATATTAAATAGTGTGTTAGCCGAATCTCGGCAACTAAGAGGTGATCCTAAATGAAAATGGTTCTTACGAAGAAATTTACAGATAGCGTTAAATTGACTGACGGAACAACTAAATTTTTTACTACTGGATTGGAAGTAGAAATTGAAGTTGATTCCGCTGATAAGCTTATTACTGAGAGCGACAAGTTGTTCGGACAAGTTAGATGGCTCACGCAACGTGATCAGGACGCAGTGTTTAATACAGGAGCAAAATAATATGTCATTATCAGAAGAACAGATGGCTGCGAATCTCGAAGCCGTTAAAAAGATTCAGGTTTATTTAGATGATGATCCTTTATCAAAAGGATTAGTATCAGTCAATAATAAGCTGTCAGAGATTCAGATTGCTAAGGATAAGGTTTCTTCCTTGCTTATGGATGCGATGAAGAACCTAGCTGAGCATGAGATCTTAAAGGATGTAGCTCAAAATGAGCATGATCGCTCACAAGATCTATTCATTGCTACTGATAAGGATGTTCAGGCTCAGAAATCAGCCGAACAGCGTAGCATTCACGCTCGCTTAAAGATGCCAGAGCTTGTTTTAAAGCTTCATTACGCTGATATTGCATTGCTTAAAGCTTCATGGTACTTGAAGTGCTTGCAGCTTGTCGCAAGTAACTTAGAGAGTGCAAACTCTAATCTATCACGACAGATTACAGTAATTCAGATGGACTTGAATTTGCAAGGACCTAGTGCAGGTGTAGGACGTGGCGCAACAAAGACGCTTAACTTTTAATTAACTAAAGGAGACTTAACATGGGCTTGTTTAACAAACCAAAAAAAGAAGATTTTCCAGAACTTCCGGATAATCTGTATGTAGCAAAGGTAGCTAAGATCGCGCACAAGATCGGTAAAACATCAGGTAAAGAGTATATCTCTTGGGGATTTGAATTGGTTCAACCTCCTCACACAAAACGTTGGGTATGGGGAAACACTCCTCCAAGCGTTACACCTAAAAGCAATGCGGGTAAATTCCTTTCCGTGCTTGGCGTTGATATTGACACCATTGATACTTCTTTCAATGAGCAAACCTTAGTAGGTAAGTATGTTAAGGTTTTGCTAGAAACCAAAGAGAATGAAGACACTGGTGCGAAATTCCAGAATGTCACGAAACTTATGGCATTGACTGAAGCAGACATTCAGTTGCTTCAAATCTGGCTTGCTAAAGCTAATACAGCTGGACCTGTTCAAGTTGCCGCTCAACCAGTCGTTGCAGCTCAACAACCAGTATTAGCTGCTGCTCCAGTTTCATTGCCAACTCAACCAGTTGCTCCTGCTGCTCCAGCGTTTGTACAACCTGTCCAGCAGCCAGTTCAACAACCAGCACCAGCTGCACCAAGGAAATCGAGCGCATTTCCATTCTAAGGAGAAATTAAATGGCTGACGTTAAGGAATTAAAGTCGTTTTTAGATAAGCTAAGTAAGACTCATGAGTCTTTAGTGTCTCGAATTAAGGATATGGATGAACGTCCTAAAATTGAGGTTATCCCATCAGGAAGCTATTCAATCGATGATGCTCTAGGAGCAGGTGGTTATCCTAGAAGCCGTGTTATTGAGATCTTTGGACCTGAATCTGGCGGGAAGACGACCATCACGCTATTGGGTATTGCTGCAGCTCAAAGAGCCGGCGGCACGTGTGCATTTATTGACGTTGAAAATTCCTTGTCATTAGATTGGGCTGCTCGTCTTGGTGTAGATGTTGACAACTTAGTATTCAATCAACCTGATGGTGGAGAACAAGCCCTTCGTATCATCAGAGATATGGTAGAATCTAATCTATTCGACATGATCGTTGTAGACTCAGTTGCAGCCTTGGTTCCTCAACAGGAAATTGATGGCGAGATTGGTGATCAAACGATGGCTTTACAGGCTCGTATGCTTGGACCAGCGATTCGCTTGCTTGTGAAATCTGCTGCTAAGAGCAAAACTGTATTGATCTTCATCAACCAGCTTCGTGAAACAATGGCGATGTATGGTCCAAAGGAAGTTACCCCAGGTGGTAAAGCCTTGAAATTCTATTCTAGTGTTCGCTTGGCCGTTAGTAAGGTCGGTGGATCAGAGATTAAGGTTAAGAAGGGTGATGGAGAAGAAGGTTCATCCGGCGATATTCTTGGACATACAGTTAAGGTTAAAGTTGTTAAGAATAAGATTGGTCGTCCAATGTGCGAAGCTACCTTTGAATTACGATTCCTCGACGGAATTGACCGTTTCAAAGAATTGGTTGAAATTGCTGTGGCTCGTGATGTTATTAAGCAAGCAGGTGCTACCTTTAGCTTTGGAACACTCAAAGCGGTGGGTCGTGAGAAGTTTGAAGAAGCGCTTAAACCCAATGAAGCACTTCAGAAAGAAATTTGGGATGCAGTTCTAGCACTTAAGAAGATCTAATGCCTATCGTACACAAAACTGGTTCATTGTTTGATGCTCCCGCTGGAAGCTTACTCATCCATGCAGTTTCAACGCGGTCAGTTTGGGGTAGCGGGATTGCCAAACAATTTAAAGTTAGGTTCCCTGAGAGTTTTCAATTCTACACAGAGATGTGTCAGCAAGAAGGCGAAGACCTTCTTGGAAAGTTTATTGAATGCTCGCAAGAAAACGGGTACACTGTTTTGAACCTAGTTACGTCATTAGATTATGGTGCAAAGAAAGATTCAAAGGCCAAGATCCTCAAAAGCACACGAGAAGCTTTAAAGCTGTTTTTTAAGATCCATGAAACAAGCGGCATGCATGGTGAACTTCACTCATGTAAGTTTAACAGCGGATTGTTCGGAGTACCATGGGAAGAAACTGAGAAAGTATTACTTGAAGTAATGAAGGATTTAGGATACAATTATACATGGACTGTTTGGAGTCCGAAACAAGGAGATTTAAATGGCTAACGGTAAACTGGTTAAGGATATTGTAAAACAGATTGAAACGATCGCTGCAAATTTAGGCGTTGATGCTTATCAACTCCCCAAAGCAAAATTTATTGAGCTGAGCGGTATTACCCCTTGGCAGCTTCAATCAGTTGGCGGATATCAGACATTGTTATCTACTTACTTCCCTATGACAACCAAATCCTTGAAGGATATTGAGCTGAATAAACAGCGTAAATCCTACTTGGGCAAATTAGAAAAGCAATATGGTAAATGGGATGCTTTCGCTGAACAGCTAACTGATTCATTGTGCAAACGATTGGAAACAATGAGAGTAGAACCAGTAATTTTGAATGAAAAAGCCACTAAAGCATATATCAAGTCAATTGAGAAAACTGATCTTCATGATACGACACCTCGATCAGTCGTGGTAGCTCTTACTGATCTTCACTTCGGTACGAATGTTGATCCAGCAGAGCTCGGTGGAAAGAATGAATTCAATTGGAACATTGGCGCTCGTCGTTTCGGCTTCATCATGGAACAGCTTCAGACCTATAAGATGGAACTTCGTCACTTGCATGAAGAAGTAGTATTGCTTCTTGGTGGTGACTTGATTGGTGGGATTATTCACAATCAGGAAGGTCCAGATTATGACTTGATCACATTCCAGGTCAACGGAGCACTTAGCTACTTTATCCAGGCGTTTGAACATCTTAAAGCCTTCTATCCTAAGGTTCGCGTTGTATGTCAACCAGGAAACCATGGTCGAATGATGCACAAGCAGTCTAAGGATCGAGCGTTGTCTCAGAAGTATGACTCTTATGAAAACATCATCTTCTATGCTCTTTCAAAATACTTCTCGAAAGATCCTAAGGTTGAGATCGTTGTCCCTAAAACACCGTATGCAACTGTAACAATTCAAGGTCATCGCGTCTATATGACACATGGTGATGGCGTGTTCGTTACTGGCAACCCAGGTAAAAGCATCAATACAGACAATATCAACAAACAGGTATCACGCGTCAATGAAGCTGAATACAAAGAAGGTCGTGATCCATTCGAAGTATTCGTGTTCGGACATGTGCATCAAGCTGCTCACTTCCAGGTATCGAGCGGAGCTCATATCATCATTAATGGTAGTATGATTGGTACGGATTCATTCGCTCAAGGCGTAGGTATAACAAGCAACAATCCAGTGCAGGTTTTATGGGAAATGAATTCTAAGTTTCCAGTAGGCGATAGCCGTTGGTTGTTCGTATCAGCAGCCGATGATCAGCAGCGTTTGGAAAAGATCATTAAACCTTACAACTACGAATTAGCATAATAGGGAGAATATAATGGGACGCAATAAAGACAAGCACGAGAACGAGTTTTTTCAGTCACGCTTCGATAACATTCCACCTCAGCTCATGCCCAGCGTTAGCGCACGAGATTATGTGGATATTCTTAAAGAAGCACGCTGGAACAATGACTTTAAAGCCAAAGTTTCAGTTGCATTCCTTGGTGCAGAAACGATACATGATATTGTGTATTCCAACCATAAGTGTTCAATTGCTGCATCATTGGTATTACGCTATGTCTTGCCTGAGTTCTTAGAGAGCAAAGGCTTGAAGATTGAGCGTATTGCTGCTGTAGAATCCGATGGTGATTACGCTGCCACCTATAGTGCTATTGAGATCGCTCCTGATAAAAATGTTGATCGTCTTGATTATGGTGATTACTTTGTAGTAGGTGATGGCGTAAAGTATATCATCCATCTTGAAGATTCCTATCCTGATGCCTTCCTATTCAAGTTCGCAAGCTTGAAGGATGCAACACCTGATTCTAATTCACTTATTACTGATCTATTGAAATACGCTGAAGAGCACAACTTCCTTCGCGGGCAGAAGATTGATCCTAATTGTAACTTCGTTAAGTTCAATCGTAAGCTTGGCTGGGATGATTTGATCTTGTCTGATAAAATCAAGACTGAGATTCAAATGAACCTTAAGAATCTCATCGAATATCGTGAGATCTATAAAAAGAACGGCTTACAGGTTAAACGTGGTCTTATTTTGGCCGGTGAACCTGGCACAGGTAAAACAGTGCTTGCTAAGATCCTCTGTAACACAGTGGATTGGACATTCATTTGGGTTACTTCCAAAAATCTTGAGAGTCCTAAACGCGTAGCTCAGATTGTTAACTTGGCTCGTGATCTTTCACCCTCGATCATCTTCCTGGAAGATATAGATCTATTCGGTGGTTCACGTGAATCAAACAACAACCCCATGATGCTCGGTGAACTGCTTAACCAATTAGATGGTGTTGAAGAGAACACAGATATCATAGTGATTGGTAGCACCAACAACAAAGAGGTCCTGGAAAAAGCCTTGGTATCACGTCCTGGCCGCTTTGATAAGGTTATCGACTTCCCACTTCCTGCAAAGGCTGAACGTATGCGTATGATCAAGACCTTCAGCAATGGGTTGCTTGGTGAGGATATTCCTTATCTCGAAGAAGTTGCTGGTGAAACAAAGAAGAAAACTGGTGCTCAGATCCGCGAGGTCGTCAATATGGCTATCATCTTCGCTATCGATGAAAAATCGTATGACGCCGACTCTAAACTGATTATTACACATGATCATTTTAAGAAAGCGATCGTAGCAGTAAAGGGTAAAGACTTCAATCAGGTTACAGGATTCTCAACGCCTGGAGCTTCAAGTCTCTTAGGCAGATTCCACGATATAGACGACTAATTAAGGAGAATTGCAATGGCAAAGACAAAATATGTAGAAGCAGTACCAGGTGTAGAAGCAATGGTTACAAAGATCATGGAAGTGTGGCCAGATCGTTTCGCCCATGTCAACCGCACTGATATTCTCTTAGTTATGAAAGATGCTCCTAAAAGCACCTACAAAGCACGTACTCGCTTGTTGAATGGCTTTTATCGCATGCTGACAAAAAAGAAAATCATCATTGAACTTTGGAAACAGGGTTGGGAACTAGATAAGAATGTAGATCGTGCCCTTACAATCTATCGTGAGCTCTTCCGTGTTGATCTTCGTGAAACAACCGGAGAATACAAACTAACGAAACCTGATCTTTCAGACTTCACAAAGATCTTGGAACGTACTGGTTTGCATGGTGAAACAGCTTCAGAATTCTTTAATAAAGTTATCTAAATGATCAAGCAGGTTTTGGTTCTTCGTAAAGACTTAAACATGCGTAAAGGCAAGATGATTGCTCAGGGCGCGCATGCTTCAGTAAACTCTATGTTTGAATCAAAACCTGATTGGTTGAATGAGTGGGAAGAGACTGGGACAACTAAGATCGTTGTCTCAGTTGATAGTCTTGAACAGTTGAATTCAATTCATGCTCAAGCTAAAGCTGCAAAGCTTCCTACAGTTATTATTTTAGATGCAGGTCATACAGAGTTTAAAGAGCCAACTTATACAGCTGTCGGTATTGGTCCAGCTCCTGCAGAGATGATTGATAAAATTACTGGTACGTTGTCACTTCTCTAATGTATATAAAAAAGATAGTCTTAGAAAACTTTCAAGCATTTGAAAGGGGAGAATTTGAGTTATCTCCTCACCTCAATATTTTGGTTGGGGTTTCAAATGTAGGTAAGAGTAGTGTCGCACGAGCACTCTCATTGGTTCTTTACAATCAATGGGATAAATCTTGGGTCCGCTTTGGTACCAAGTCTTGTAGGATTACTCTGGAAACGAGCACAGGGATTACAGTGGTTCGTGAAAAGGGTGATAAACTCAATCGTTATATCCTTCGTCTTCCCAACTCCCCCGAACAGGTTTTTGATTCCTTTGGAACAACAACCCCTGAGCAAATCCAGCAAGCCCTGAAGATCCATGAAGTACAAATCGATACTACTGATAAGCTGAATTTGAATTTAGCTGGTCAGATGGATGCTCTTTTTCTGCTTTCCCAGACTGGAAGCTATAGGGCTAAAGTCCTAGGGAAATTGTCCGGGGTGACATATCTAGATCATGCAATTAGGGGCCTGAATAAATCCAAGCGTGAAACTACAGCTGAAAAAGACCGTGAGGATGAGAAGATCCTAGGATTGCAGGCCCAAGTAGATAAGTTTAGTGCATTAGAAGCATTTTCTGAGCCAATTGCTGCTCTTGAGAGCAGATTAAGTTCCTTAGTGCGCTCCCAAGAGCGTATAGATCGCATTAGGTTGCTCCTAGAACGTGTAAATGCGTTCAAGGATGATATGGCACGAGAACAGCAAAAAGCTGCCTTTTTGACACCCCTGGATTTAACAAGACTTGAGAAACTTCCAGCCAGAGTAGATAAGATTAAGGCTGTTCGTTCACTTTTAAGCACAGCTGACAACTTTAAGCAGACATTTACGCGAGAAACTAAACTAAATGAGATCTTGACTCCTGTCAATTTATCTGGTATAGATAAACTAGCTGGTAAAAGCAGTAACACAAAGATTATTAAAACTTTATTTGATCGTGAGATTAGTTGCAATGCACAACAACTCAGGTTCACAGGTGAATCGGAACGTATTGATACACAATTACAAGCTGCTACAGCAAGATACACTGAGATTCTTAGAGAGAATAAGGTTTGTCCAACGTGTAACCAAGCTACGGAGCATTTATGCGTACAATAATCGCAGGTAGCAGAACGATCACGGACTCAAAAGTAATTGAAGAAGCTGTTAAAGCTTCTGGTTTTACTATTACAGAGGTTGTTTGCGGTGGAGCAGCTGGTGTAGATTCTCTTGGAAAAGATTGGGCTGTACTTCGTGGTATACCTGTTAAGATGTTTCCTGCTGATTGGGAAGCGCATGGCAAAGCAGCTGGACCAATTAGGAATGAAGAGATGGCTGCATATGCTGATCAAGCCATTTGCATCTTTGATGTTCAAGCAGAGAATAAGGGTACAAAAAACATGTCTAAAAAGGCTATGGAGCATGGGAAGCCTGTTTTTAGTCATATGACAAATTTTAAAACGATTGTACTAGAATGAAAATTTTATTCTTCACCGATGTCCATTTAAGAAGTCAATCAGATCGTCCGCTCTGGCGTGTCGATGATCATTATAAGCAGCAGTTTGAAGAGCTTAAGGAAATTAGCGCTATAGCTGAGGCGAATAAGGTTGAGCTGATTATCAGTGCAGGTGATTTTTTTCACAATACTCGTGTATCGCATCAACTTGTTACTGATACATTAAATTGGTGCAAGAGTCTTCCCTGTTCACTATATAGCATTGTAGGAAATCACGACGTAAATGCCTACGTAACATCAGATCGTAACAATGGTCTTGGAGTGCTCTTTGAAGCTGGTGCGGTTGAACGTCTTGATGAGCTTGTTTTTAATGATAAGAAGATCGTTATCCGTGGCGTGCATGTTTTCCTTGATCCTAAGCTAGGTGATTACTTTTTTACTGAAAGAAAACATGATGATTACTACAAGATTATTGTAAGCCATAACTTCATCATTCCGCATGACGTCCTATTTGAAGCAGTGCATCCTTCGCAGGTTAAGACCAATGCTAACCTGATTGCTCTTGGACACTATCATAAGGAATTCTTGCATCATGAGGGTAATACAACATTTATGAATCCTGGTAGTATTTCACGATGGTCAATCAATGAGCAGCATCAACCTAAGGTTGTTATTCTAGATACGGAATTGAATACCTTGACTAACGTGCTTTTAAAATGTGCTCTTCCAGCAGATGAGATCTTTGATCTAGCAAGTGCTGCCGAGATTAAATCAACAGAGATGAACCTACAAGCCTTCGTGGATAGCTTAGAGAATACAAGCTTTAATAACATGGATATCGAACAGGTCGTATTGGCTGAAGGCAATAAACAGAACATACCGCAAACTATCATTGATCTAGTATTAGAACGGATCAGAAAAGCTAAGGAGGAGTTAGTATGAGCGACGTCGCGCAAGATTTGGAAGTATTGAAAGCAAAGGTTAAAACACTCGAAAGGCTTAAGGCTCAGAATGAGATTCAACTTAAGAATCTAGAGGTTGAACAAGAGAAGATCGTGGCTGAAGCCACAGCATTAGGGATTCCTCCTGGTCCTGGCAAGATTGAAGAGGTATTGAAAGCTGAAGAAGCTGCTGTTCAAGCTGAAGTTGCTGCATTGGATGCAGAGCTATCAAAAGCGCTGGAGCAGGTAAATGCACTATAAAAGCATGTGTCGTGCTTGTGGTCATTGGCACGAGTCTATTTGTCGTGCAACGAATCATAAAACTGGCAATATTAGCTTACGTCTCATGTCAAATCAATTGTTTGGTATTAATGGCGGCATGGTAAAAACTTATGATTATAACAACGGTGGGGAACAGCTTTCTTTTAAATCATATGACATGAGTCGAAATGATATATTTGAATATACACAAGATGTAGATTGTGAATGTCGTTGTTATATCCCTAGTGACAATCTAGAATTTGTAGAATGGAAATATGACGAATCTAAATAGTAAATTTAATGATTTAAACGTAGCCTACCGTACAAAGATCAATAAATTAAATGAGCTTCGTACTGCGTTGCACGCGTCACAGGAGTGCGTTATCAAATTAACTGATCAAGAAGAGTTAGCTATTAAATCCAGCCTGTTTCTACAGTCTCTCTCAGATCAGACCCGCTTGCAGGTCTTAGATAGAATCTCAGGTATCGTTACAGAGGCACTCCAGACAGTTAAGGATAAGAATCTGGTCTTTACGATGCAGATCGTTACAAAGGCAAATCAACCAACCTTAGAAATGGGTATCCTTGATAAGCTGTCAGGTCAAACCTACGATATCATTACTTCATTTGGTGGTGGTATATGTGATATAGTATCATTAGCGCTTCGTGTAGCATTGCTGGTTAAGTGGCAACCATCGCTTTCACGTATCCTTATCTTAGATGAAGCATGTAAGCATGTTGCTGTTAAGGATCAGGAATTGTTATCTACCTTCGTTCGAAAACTTTCTGAAGCCTTAGGCGTTCAGTTCATATGGATCAGTCATAGTGATATCTTGCAGCAAGCAGCTCATAAAATTTTTGAGGTAACTAAAAATGACGGACTCTCAACAGCTCAAGAAAAAAGCGCCGAAACCCTTTAACGAAGACGCTGTTCTACGTGGAGCATGGCGTAGAGCCTTTAGACAGTTTCCTGTTAAAAAAGAAGTCTTAGAAGAAGGCATACGCAGAGTACCTCGATTTAATCAAGATGGAAGCCGTGCGAAGATAGACTCAAAGGAAGCACACTGTCAGGTTTGTAATAAGTGGGTTAAGATGTCAGTGGGTGGGAAGAACAATTTAGACGTCGATCACATCATTCCAGTTATTGATGTAACCGATATCAGTGGTAAGGTGCAGGATTGGAATACCTATAAGGCTCGTCTGGTTTGTGAGAAGTCAAACCTTCAGCGTATCTGTAAGCCTTGTCACGAGATCAAGACTGGTAAAGAACGAGATTTTAGACAGACGCTTAAAGATAAGAGAGACATGGATGTCTTAGAAGAGCAGATGACGTATAGCAAGAGTATCAACGAAGAGAAGGCACTTAAGAAGAAATTGACTAGATTCCTTAATAAGGATAAACCAGCTGAAACAAGAGCAAGAGCAGAGAAGTTGAAACAGTTTATCATAGACAGATTAACGAAAGAAGACTAATGAATATCTATTCAATTTGTGGTTGGATTTGTACGTCGTGCTTTAGTATTTCATACATCCCACAATTATTGTACACTTATAAAACAAAAAAGGTTGTAGGTGTCAATATCTTGTTTTGGTGGATGCTTTGTAGTGCCTATGTTTTCGGTCTTACATATGCTATTCACATTAAGCAGTACCCAATTATATGTGGGCATGCTTGGGGTTTATCTTGTTGTCTATCGTATTTGACAATGTACTATAAATATAGGGGTAATAAATAATGTATAGAATCGCTGAAGAGCTGGCTAAAGAAATTATAGAGATGATTAATACCCCAGAGCTTGAATCTAGTGGGAATACTGCATTTTTACCTAAGCATCAAAATAGCATAGGGATCATTGATCCTATCTGTTGTGTTGGAACAGCCTTTCACTATCTCATTGAGAGTCCTAAACCAATGATTTATCAAACGTTGCCATTTGCTCCACCTAGTATCAATGCGTATTTCTTATATCGTAAAGAGGAATTGCAACAGGTTCAAGAACCATGGGAAATTAACCGTGTTCTAGTTGATCCTACCTCTCAAAATCCTGAAGAGATGATAGACGTTAGCGATGCAGCTATTATCTTGCCTGATGATATTGACAAATTAACAGCTCAAACTATTACAACAATGGATCAATTAATCAAGAAAGAACCTTTAATCGTAGATTGTTTAAACTGGGAGAAAAAACATGGAAAATGATTCTGGAAAAAAACCCTTATCTAATATACCATTCGGGATTCTGCAGTCAATGCAAAAACAAACTGCTATCACTGATGAAGATTTAGAAAGATTACAGCAAAAAGTCCGAGTTCACGGTCCAGCATTGCACGCTCATCCTGAGAGTATTAAACCAATTATTCCAAAAGATGAACAGCTTCCTGGTACAATTGTAACACCAGTCCCAACTATGTTACAAAAACCTGCTATTATGTCTTATGCTATTGAAGGACATGTTATTCAAGTGCCACTAGATAGTGTGGGTGCAGGGATTCAATTGTTTTATACTTTGCTAGCATTCGTCTGGGGTCAGGATAAAAAGATTGCAAAGATCTTAAAACAATTTGACTTCAAGTTCCTTGACGCCAATAATGTTCAGATCTATCCGCCATTAAAGAAAAATGCTAAAAAATAATGCACCTTGCAAGTGCAAGCATAGCAATGCTAATCATCTTGCACAGCATTTCCAACTTGTTGGGGATTTTATAGAAACAGTTTTAGGGTGCAGCGTTAAATATTGTGTATGTCATGAATTTGAGCTAGATAATTTAAGATATCTAGAAAAGGAATACGATGCAAAATCTCGAGAACAACAGCTGTAATAAATGTCCCTTATCTGAGTTACGTACTTGTGTGCTTAATGGCATGGGGGATGAAACATCTAAGATAGTCTTTGTAATGAATTCACCTTCATTTGAAGATGATCAAAACCAGAAGTCATTTTCAGGTCCTTCTGCGCGTAAGCTTCATAGCTTATTGGCGCGTCTTGGACTTCATCATAGCCAAGTGTATTTTACCTATGCTACGCGATGCCGTGCTAACCTTAGAACGGTGGAAGGATTCCGTCCTGCTCACTATGATGAGATTGAAGCATGTGCTGAATACCTAGATAAAGAGATCGCTTCTATTAAACCTCATATCATTGTACCTATGGGAACAGAGGCTATGTCAGCTGTATTTAAGATAAAGAAACCCAAGGTTACAGAGCATAGAGGGATTGAGGTCTGGTCAGATCGTTTTGGCTGCAAGGTTTTGCCTACTTATGATATGGGTGCTGTCCTTCGCAATCCAAGCTTAGAAGAGGTTGTTACTCAAGATCTTCGTCGTGCCATTGAATCATCCAAGTATCCACAGCTTACAGCAACTGAGAAGGGTAAGTATCTCGTCATTGATAGTATTGAGACATTTGATGCCTTCTTTGAACGTGTCATGGAACAGGAAGAGGTTGCAATCGACTTAGAAACCACTGGCTTTGATTGGCAAGAGAATAAGATCATTTGCTGCTCATTCTCCTGGGCTGCGAATACTGGTGTTTTACTTCCTATTACACGATGGATTGGTGTAGAGCACGAGAATATAGTTATTAAGGAAAAGAAGGTAACCCGCAAGGGTGTTACCACAATGAAACCCATTGAGGTTATTGAGAAGACATTGGAAGACACCTATCATCCTTGGTGGGAAGATAAGCAAGAGTACATCATGGACAAGTTCCGCCAGATCATGGAAAGCAATATCAAATTTATTGCACAGAATGGCAAGTTCGATTGGAAGTTCTTGATGCAGCTTGGTTGGAATTTGAAACCACTAGCCTATGATACGTTGCTAATGCACTATCTTCTGCGCGAAACCTCAAAGGGTGAGCATAACCTAGAGGATATGTCACTCCAATACCTTGGTAAAGGACAGCATAAGAAAGAACTAGATGAATGGTTCAAAGCCAATAAGATGGGTAAGAGTGATGAGAAGAATTACGCTCGAGTACCTACGGATCTTCTATTCTCATATGGTGCAGCTGATGCTGATGTAACGCTCCAGCTTAAGAAGATCTTCATGGAACGTTTAGAGGCTGAAGGTATGACAGATCTACTGCATCATCTTGTTATGCCTTTGAACTATACTCTGACAACAATGGAATTTGAAGGGTTTAAGATTGACCAGACTGCCATGCAATATGCCAAGAAGACACTGGAAGCTGAGCTTGTACAAACACAAGCTGATATCGATGCTTTATTAGCTAAAGCTGGTGTAACTGAACCTGTAGACATTGACTCCCCCAAGCAACTTTCAAACCTCTTGTTTACAACGCTTAAACTTAAGCCGGTTAAGACCACAAAGACTGGCTTTTCTACTGATGAGGAAGTCCTGAATGTTCTAGCGGAGAATTTCAAGGATGCTACGGGTCATAAGGATAAAAATAGTATCCCTAACAAGATCCTAGAATTTAGAGGAATTGCAAAATTGCTCCGAACGTACGTTATAGGCATTGAGGAACGTCTTGATAAGAACAGTAGGTTGCATACCAAGTTCTTACAGGAAGGTACAGAATCAGGACGACTCTCAAGCCGTGATCCTAACTTCCAGAATTTCCCTCGTGATTCCAAGCTTATTAAGAATATGTTCTGTGTAGAACCTGGTAATATCTTGATTGAGGCTGATGAAGGACAGAACGAGTTTAGATGGTGGGGAATTTATTCTAACGATACTCAACTTGTTAAAGACTTAAATGATGGTCTTGATATCCATAAATACATGGCTTCGGCTGCTAACAAAATTCCTATGGAACAAGTTACTAAAGACCAACGTCGTATTGCCAAGAGTATTGTATTCGGACTCATGTTTAACATGGGATCAGAGAAACTTGCTCACGATCATGGTGTTAGTATTCAATACGCCGAGCAGGTTAAGGATCTATTCTTCAGCCGATATCCTGTCGCTAAGCAATGGAAGAAAGATATCGTCTCATTCGCTCGTAAGAATTATTATGTACGCAATCGTTTTGGTCGTGTACGTCACTTGCTTGCTATTAATCATTCGGATAATAAGATTGCTTATATGGATGAGCAAGGTGCAGTTAACTCACCCATCCAAGGTGCAGCTTCAGACTATGTATCCAATGCTGCTAATAGGATTTATAATAACCTGAAGGCTAAAGGGTTGCATGGTAAGCTTCGTAACCTCGTCCATGATGCTATTTATGTTGAGGTTCCTGCTGAGGAGCTCAAGCAAACAATTGCAATTATGAATGAAGCTATGACTCGTAAGATCCTGGATATTCAGGTACCCTTAATTGCAGAGTTTAAGATTGGGAAGCGTTGGGGTAGGATGCACACGTTGAAACCAGCCACAGTAGACAACCTTGTGCAAAAAGAGGTAGTAATTTAGACCTATTTATGTTATACTTTATGAGAGGGTAAAATGCAAGCTAACGAATATCAAAAATGGTCAGAGAAGACAGCAATCTATCCTAAGGATGAGGGCATTGTTTATACCTCCCTTGGTCTTACTGGAGAAGCTGGCGAGATAGCTAACATTGTTAAGAAGATGATCAGGGATGATGGTGGTTGGTTGCAGCAGGAACGAAAAGATAAGCTAGTCTATGAGCTTGGTGACGTGCTTTGGTATTGTGCTCGTCTAGCTACTGAATTGAATATCTCCCTGGAAGACGTGATGCAGCTCAATCATGATAAGCTTGAAGATCGTCTTGCACGTGGTGTGATCAAAGGCTCTGGAGATAATCGCTAATGTTTGATGTCGATGTCGTAGTATATCTCGCCTGTCGCATGTCTGGCCGTTCCAAAGCTGCTATGGTTAAAGAAGCTAAAGAGGCTGTTGCTGTGTTAGCGAAATATGGTATCAAGTGTATCTCTCCAGTGCTTGAAGAAAAGGTAGAAGATAAACACGAGATCTTAGTCCCATTCTCTGACGAGGAATTATCCGTTGAATGGCGTAAGGATAAAGAGTTCATCAAGCAATGCCATGTCGTACTTGATCTTTCTTCAGCGTCTAAGATCCGCTCGGAAGGTGCTGTTCACGAGTTCGGGTATGCACGGTACGCGTTATTCAAGCCTGTCGCTCGGTTATTTCCAAATGGTCTTGGACCATCAATCACCAAACTTGAAGATTGCGTTGTTGTTGAAACTCTAGATCATGCTGGTATTGAGATCTTAACTCGTTGGGGTTCAAGAAGTCAACGAATTGCTTGGCGTGTAAAAGAACGAATTTTCTGGAAATGGTTGCGCCTTTTAAAACTTCAATTTTTGGGCTTATTCCGTTAGAATTATAGGGAGAATGTAATGGGTAATTATCCTTGGGAACCAGAGTATTGTGTTTATGACGTTTGTATGTGTAGTCACGCGTTCATGGAGCATGAAAAGGGGCCAACAAAATGCTACAATTCATCCTATTTTGACTCAGCGAAACAAGAAGTAATCAAGACAGAAAAGTGTCCTTGTAAGAAATTTCAATTTAGTCGATCAGAGGGTAGTTTTAGTCTTTACACAGAGAAGGGAGAAACTCGATGAGTGAGCAGAATTTAGATGCCTTCGAAGCACAGGCCCGCGAGATTGTCGAATCAGCAATTAAACTCCTTGTAAATAAACGTCGTGACTATGGTCCAAATGCTCTCAAGGGTGGACAACATGGGATTGCTATCCGGATGAGTGATAAGATGGGTCGTCTTGAGAATTTGATGGGTATTACTAATGGCTCATTCAAATCTAGAGAAGCTATTGTTGGGGACGAGAAGGTCGAAGATACCATCCGTGACATTCTTAACTACTCACTATTATTCTTGATGGAAGGGAAAAAATGAGCGAACTAGACTGGCTTTGTTTTGATGATGTCTTATTAGAACCTATCTTCTCTCATGTTAAGAGCAGACAAGATGTTAATCCATCTACTGACTTCTTAGGACTTAAGCTTAGCTTACCAGTTACAAACTCTAATATGGATACTGTTGCAAGTCCCGAGCTTAGTAAGGTGTTGCATGATTATGGTGCAGTGAGTTCAATCCATCGCTTCTGTACGATTGAAGAGAATGTACGGTTGTTTAAAGCTTCCATTCATAACGGGATTAAACCTATCGTTTCTGTAGGAGTCGGTGAACAGGAATTACTCCGTGCCTCTAAGCTTGCTGAAGCAGGAGCTGAGATCTTCTTGCTTGATGTTGCACATGCCGCTAATATCCTCGTTGTCGCTATGTTTCAGCATCTATCAGCGATGCTACCTAATTGTAAGATCATCGTAGGAAACTTTGGCACTGGCAAAGAGATTGAAGAGTTCATCCGTTTAGCTGATCGAAAGCCTGATGCAGTGTGTGTTGGTATTGGTGGGGGAAGCATGTGCTTAACCCGAGTAGTAACAGGCGTTGGAGTACCTACGTTTGAGTCTATTGGCAGTGCGGTTCGTGTATGCGATGATAATGATATCAAGATGATGGTGAATGGAGGACTTCGTAACAGTGGAGATATCGTTAAGGCTTTAGCAGCTGGTGCGGATCTTATCATGCTTGGTTCAATGTTCGCTGGTACGGATGAGGCAAGTGGTAAATTTTGCCGCCCTGATCATGATATTACGAAGAATTTCGGTAGTACTAATTACTGTTTAAAGCACAAAGAATATCGTGGATCCGCTTCACTTTCGTCTTATGAAGCACAAGGCAAGGTTGCATCGTGGCGTTCCCCTGAAGGCGATTCAACCTGGATGCCTTTAAAAGGTCCAGCAGTGAATGTATTGAACCAGATCAATGGCGGTATCAGAAGCGCTTGCAGTTATCTCAATGCGTTTAACCTCGATGAATTACGAGCTCATGCAAAATTTAGATATGTATCGTCAAATACCGTTGTGGAAAATAAAGCACACGGTAAATAGAAAGGGATATCATGATCAAATACTCAATCATTGGCTTATCTGGAAAACGTGGAAGTGGGAAGGATGCTCTCGCGAGTAAGCTTATCCCACTTGGTTGGGAACGTGTTAGTTTTGCAGATGAGTTGAAGCATAAGATCCGTGAAGAGTTTGGTCTAACAACAGAGCAGACTGATGGAAAGCTGAAAGAAACTCCATGCGGGTATAAGAACGAAGAGGGCGTAGAATTAACCCCTCGTGATATCATGACACTATGTGGCAAATACTATAGATCAGTAGATTCCATGTTCTGGGTTAAGCAAGCATTTAAACGTGTTAGTGCTGAAGGATTTGGTGCTTCCGACATTACCCGTAAGATCGTGGTGACAGATGTACGATTTAACAATGAGGTTGAGTTCCTAAAGAACCATGGAGCTCATATTGTACGTATTAATCGTCCACAAGAGCTTAATATCTATAAGACGATTATCAATGATTATACTGAAACAAGTCTTGATAATTATAATTTTGATCATGTTATTCCTGCAGAGCGTAACATCAACTTTGCAGATCTAGAACGAGAAGCGAAACTGATTAACGAACGCTTTGGACCACTTGCTTCTGAAGTCTCATTCAAATTATGATTTCAAAAGTAATACCTGCATTCAAATATCTCATCGATGAGCGTAAGCTTACCGAGGAAACAATTAGGGCGTTTAATTTGGGTTACGTCGCCCCTAATGGTGATATTTATGTTGGAGCTGAGTTCACAGATAAGATTCCATTGCTTGATAAAAGGTTCTATAATTCTTCTTTGTTTCCAATTTTTGATTTATATGGTAAATGTATAGCAGCAAGCGTTCGTCCGCTTGGACCTAGTAAGACCAAATACATTAATACTGAATACGAGAAGAAAGAGCATCTATATGGGTTATCTGTAACATGGCCTGAATGCTTGAAGACACAAACCGTTTACGTAGTAGAAGGTAATATTAGCTTGTTGCAGATGTATCAGGCTGGGATTAATAATTGCGTTGGGATGTTAGGATCGAGGCTTTCACAGATTCAAGTTTGTCTTCTTAATAGGTTTGTAAAGAAGATTGTTATGGTTCCCGATTCAGATAAGGCTGGACGTAAATTTATAGAGAAGATGCAAGATGAGATTATACCGACCAAGTTGTATGATTCAGATATAAAATTTACTTACATTGAATTACCAAATGGAAACGACCCGGACGACTATTTTAAATCTCATACTAAAGAAGATTTCTTAAGTCTGGGCGAACAGGAGTTAATATGACTGAAAAAGCATGGTACATAATTTCAACCCAAGGAATGGGTCCAAGAGCGATCATTAAAATTCAAGGTATCCTAGATGTTTTGGATTATGAGGGTGAACTTTGGACACCAATGGTACGAGTCGCTGGTACCATAACAGGACGAATTAAGGATAGTGAAAAACTCTTGTTTCCAGGATATGTCTTCCTTCAAGCTGTTATTGATGATAGCAAGCTTGAGCAAGCCTTGATGGAAGCTAAAGTAGGTAAGTTTTTAAAGCTGCCTCATAATGATGAGCACGATCTTCCTACTCCTATTAAACAAGAAGAGATTGATCATATTAAAGAATTAGAAATGGCAAATGCAGCACCTACACCAGAAGAGATAATTGATATTGTAGTGGGGAACCTAGTTGAGATTTGCGTTGGACCATTGATTGGATTTAAAGGTATTGTAATGAAAATATCGGGTCATAGTGCATCTATCGATACATTGATCTTTGGACGATCAACGCCTGTAACTGTGAACTTATCACATCTTACAAAAATATCCGATAGTGCACCTCAATGAAACGAACCAAATCAAAACCAAAACCGACTGAATCAGCACTAGATTACGAAAATCCCAACTACATTGAGATTAGTATGTCTCATGAAGATTTGGAAAAGGCAGCAAAGCAACAATCGCTGTTGCTAGAACAGAAACAGGATTATGACAAGCGTAGGCATATTGTACGTAAGCAAGAGAAGCTATTGAAAAAGATCTTTAAAGCTTCATCGCAGGTTCTTACGGATGCACAGTTTCAGATCTTCTCAATGCGATACATCTACCAGATGCCAGAGAGTGAGATCGCGCAGCAGGTTGGTTGTGTACAGAATTATGTTTCACGTGCTTTGAAAGCCTCAATCAAGAAGATCCAGAAACGATTGCGTGTACCTATTAATTTGAAAGGCTTTGCCAAAGACCGTAAAAATAAGGAAGACTAATGCGTCGAAGTAGAATCTATTTAGAGAATAAGTTATCTGAAAAAGAGATGGAACTACTCAAGGCTGATTTGATTGAGCACTCGTGCAATGAGGTAGGTAAGATTAAGAAGTTCCCATTTCAGAAACCTGAGATTGAGGAACTAGTTAAGAATGCAGTAGAACGAATCCTAATTACTTATAAGTTTGGATCAGGAGTGAGCCTAGGATTGCTGGTTAGGACGCAGGTAATGACTGATCTACGCACCGAAACAGCAAAAAGGTATCCTGATATGGCCTTGAAGATTATATGGCCAGATTTGATCGAGAACAAGCCTTTTGACAAGCTAATTGAGATGCTTAAGAAGATCAAGAAGTTGAAACGTTCCTTAATTACAGAGATCTTTTGGGAAACGAACGAGCTTATCAATGGACGACAGCAGAAGATCCTTACAGCTGTTTATAAGAATCCAGCCTTAACCTATGTAGAGGTTTGTAAGCGATTTGGTACACGTGGTGTTATGACTTATCGAGAAGTCAAGATCATATACACACAATTAACTCAAACACTAAAGTTTTTAGAGGTAACATTATGAACGAAGAAAATACAGAACCACTTCCAGAACAACCAGCAGCAGAGCCAGCAAAGGTTGATAGATCAACCAATCGTGGATTCCTTGAACGTCTTCCCAAAGAAGTGCGTGAGGATATGGATACACACATGCGAGCCAAGAATCCCTCGGCAACCCGCAAGTACATGATTGAGAAATATACAAAAGATTTCCCACAGCTTGCTGCACTCACGAAGGTTGCATTCTACAACTATGAAAAGAAGTTCAAGATTAAGGAGATTGATCTTGCACTCAAAACTCAGGTCATGAATACTCCGCCAGAGCTATTAGCTGTCATTGAAAATTTTACAGACGCAAACGTTAGTTTAGTTGATAAGAAAGCTGCGCTTGTATCCCTCTTTAAAGATTGTAGTGATACGAGCAAACGTTTAGAGCTTAGTCAGCAGAATTTCCTTGATCCTCAGATGCAGATGGTTATCCTTCAGAACCGTAAGCAGATGGTTACGATCATTGAGAAGATTGCAGTCCTAAAGAATCAACTAGATCAAGATTCTAGCCGCAACCTTACTGAGGCATTTGAAGAAGTCATTCAGGTGTGTCTTGCTGCCGTTGTTAATTCCTACAAAGTTGTCCACCAAGATCAGTCATTATACTCTCAATTTATGGCTGATTTGTTAGCTCGTTTAAAAGAATCAACGAAAACCTACCGTACCACTAAAGAAGCTGTAAAACAAGCCCCCATCAAAATAAATTAATCTTTGGGCCTAAAGACCCATTTACATACTTACCTTCTCCTGGTATAAATAGGATATGAATATCCAACTAACTGATGGCGGTCGTTTAGCAGCAGGTTATGTGAAAGAACGTCGCGATTGCGCAGTTCGAGCTTTAGCGAACGCTGCTGATATTCCTTATTATCAAGCACATGAAGTGTTCAAATGGGGTGGAAGACGCAATCGTTGCGCTTCCTATCATACTATTCCTACACTCACAGAATTGGGTCTTAAAGGAACACGTTGCAGAATCTCTTTATCTTCATTTCTAATTGCGCATCCAAAAGGTTCATTCTATATCATTAAAGCTGGTCATGCGTTTGCAGTGAGAGATGGTGTTATTTTTGATGAGACGAAGGTTAGCAAGAACGTCATTGTCAAGTGGTTCGCTGAGGTAAAATAAAGCTTGACAAGATAAGAATTATCTGGTAGAATAAGATATGATGCCTAGTGATAGCAAGCTGCAGCTGTACTATATGAATTTTCCTGAACCAGAAGAGGTTGAGGAAGAAATTTCGATCGAAGAGGATGAGGAATAACTATGTCAAGTGAATCAATGACAATGATGGAAAAGCTGAGCATTCGACTCATCCAAACGAGTCCGTTCTATGCTAGCCTTTTGTCTCAGATGCGTAAGATTGAGTGCGTTGGTGAATTGGCCAAACAGATTCCCACTGAAGCTGTTGCTATTGAGAATGGTCGCATCAACTTCTACTTTAATCCTGAATTCCTTGAGACGCTGACAGTTGAAGAAGCTGTCGCTGTTCTTACTCATGAGTGCAATCACGTCGTGCTTGGTCACTTAACTCGTATGCGTGACGAGTATAAAGAGAATTCCTCACTTGCCAATATCGCACAAGACATGAATGCCAACAAGAACATTCAGAAGCTTCCTAAAGGAGCATGTACTCCTGCGTCGATCACTGAACAGTTTGCGAAGCAAGGCGTTAAGGTTAATTTGAAAGACGATGATACGTCAGAGAACTACTATAAAGAATTGAAAAAGACCGCGAAGGGTAAAGATGGCAAAGGCGGAAAGATGGAGATTTCTGACGATGGACAAGGGAATACAGAGATCACCTTAAAAGATGGACAAGGGAATACAATCGGGAAAGTTAAGATTAAGAATATCTGTAACAATAAGGATAAGCAGTCTGAAGGCAATGAAGCTGGAGATGTTCCAGAGCTTGCCAAAGAGGTTATTCGTCAAGCAGTAAAGGAAGCGGTTGAAGCAACTCAGAAAGCGCGTGGAACGATGCCTTATGGATTAGAAGAAGCGATTGGGGAATGGCTTAAACCTCCAGTGATTTCCTGGCGTACGCTTCTCAAGAAGTTCTTGGCTGCGTCTATTAAAGCTGGTTCTAAACGATCTTGGAAACGTCCCAACCGTCGATTCGGTGACACACAGAAGGGTAAGCTAAGCGATCGCATGGTATCAGTGAGCATTGCAATCGACACAAGCGGTTCTGTAGGCAGTGAGGATTTGAAAGACTTCTTGTCTGAGCTGCGAGCCATTCAATCTTGCTATAAAGGAACAATGACTGTCATGGAGTGTGACGCTGACATTCAGAAGACCTATACGCTCAACAAGTACAAACGTGCCCAGACAAACTTTAAAGGACGAGGCGGCACAAGCTTCCTTCCTGTCTTTAAGCATGTCAAAGAAAAGAAGATTAAGACTGATCTTTTGATCTTCTTTACAGACGGATATGGAGATCAAGAACAGTGCAAACGTCCACCTTATCCAGTTCTTTGGGTATTAACAGGACCGAAACAGAAGATGCCGTTTGGACACGTTATATCGTTGATTGACAACCCAGATAAAAAAAGACAGAAGTAGGGGGTTGACAAGTAGGTAAATATCTGTTATAATAAAGCAGGTTAGAAAATAATAATGGGAGATAACAATGCACATTAATGACGCTAAACGCTACATCAAAAATATCGCTGAGAAACAGGTACCAGTAACCATTGCGATGGTTGGACCATCAGGTATTGGTAAATCTGCTATTGAAAAACAATTAGCGAAAGAGTTGAATTGTGGGTTTATTGACTTGCGTTTAGCTACGCAAGAACCATCAGATCTTATCGGTATTCCTTATCAGCGTTGCACGGACGACTGCAAAACCGTCACGGATAAGAACGGTAATGCTTCGATTGTGCATGGTCAACATGAGACACATTGGGCTCGTCCTTCATGGTTTCCGAAAGAAGGTACGCGTGGGATCATTTGTTTGGAAGAGCTTAATCGCGCTCCGAACGATGTCCGCCAGTGTATCTTCCAGTTCATTTGGGATCGCGTTCTTCATACCTCTGTTCTTCCTGATGGTTGGACGATCGTGCTTGCGATGAATCCTGAAACAGATTCTGGTGACTATCAGGTTGAAACACTTGATAAAGCCTTGATTCGTCGCTGCTCGGTTGTCGTCGTGAAACCCAATGTCAATGCTTGGCTTGATTGGGCAACCACGATTGGCAATGTGCCACCTGAAATTACTGGCTTTATTGGTACGCACAAAGAGATGTTGTATGAGAACGAAGAGTTTGACTTCCCAGTCAAACGAACACCTGCTGGTTGGGGTGATACGTTGGCGTTGCTCTTCAAAGCCAAAGCAATTCCTCAGGATCTTGAGTTCGAGATCATCGCTGGTATTCTCGGTAAAGATGCGGCGGTTGCTTTCATCAAATTCATGGACAAGAACTATGAACGTCCTGTGAACGGTGAAGAGGTCTTGAATGAGTACGACAAGGTGAAAGACAAGATCAAAAAACAATTAAAGAAAACCGATGAGATGCACGTCACGATTAAGCAGATCGTTGGTATCGCTGAGACCTCTAACAAGAAGCTGACTAAACCTCAGATGAAGAACCTGATTGATTTCATCGATGACATTAGCGCAGACATTGCTGCGATGTTGATCCATGAGCTTCCGTCTGAAGTCGTGAGTGCATTGGTTGAGCTTGATGATCGTATCCTCAAGGTTGGTAAAGCTTCTCGTGCGGCTCGCGAGGATAAGTAGATGGCTTGGGTATTCCACGATAGCTTCAAGACTAAGAAGGCAGCTGTAGCAGCAGGTGATGATATCGTAAAGATTGGGCTTGCTTCAGGCGTAAAGGTCAACAAGCTTGGTAAAAAGGGTCGACCGTATCTACTTTATATCGTGCCCTTTAAAACTAAAGGAGTTCGAAAGTCATGAGCAAGGGATCGAAGTTAGACGAGCTGCTGCTTGAAAAGAGTAAGGTGAAACTGCTAGAAGGAGTCCATACTCTTGATCCTCAGCAACTACTCACTTGGTTCAATCAGGACAGCGTGAACTTTCAGTTGCTAGTCAAGAAGGTTTCTAAGATCATTAAAGCGAATCCAAAACTTGTTACTAAAATTAGGGAGGGCAAATAACATGCCAAAATATACACCGCAACCAAAAGCAGCAGATACTCCTAGCCGCAAATCTCGTAAAGGTGGTCGCAGCACATCCTTTATCAAGAACAAGCTTGCTGGTCGTCTTCAACGTAAGGCTCGTAAAGAGAAACGTGATGAGATTGCTCTTGCACGTGCGGAACGCGAAGGCACTGTAACAGAATAACATGAGCGATATATGGGCAGAGCTTAATGATTTCTCAGGACATGAAGGATCTATTCCTTGTGTTACCTGTAAATCACCTTCCTCTAAGACCTTATTAGGGAACCATTGGAAGTGTTCTGAATGCGCTCATGTCTTTAACGAAGACGGATCAGCACTTAAGGTTCAATGCTACTGTGAAGCGTGTCAGAAGAAACAAGCAGAAGCAGCTGGTTCAGGAATGACGATAGAAGATCTTGCGAAGATGCTTAAAGAAGCTGAAAAGAAGCAGGAAGTACCTAAAAAGAAAAAAGCCAAAGCAAAGACTAAGAAGACCAAGAAGTCTTGATTTCGCTCCGTTTCCGACCCTCCCTTCGGAACGGAGCATCTTTTTAAGGAGTATATAGAAACATGGACGAGATGAGCTTTCTATGTAGAAATTGTGATCACACATTTAGATTGCATGAACAATCTACATTCGGGCTTTGGTACTGTGATTCTGTAGATGGTTGTGATTGTAACATGTTTGAGCGTAAGAGAGCATCAGGAACAGACGGGGATGAGATAGAAGTACAGTATGACAGTGATTCCTATAGGTGGAATTAAGGAGCTTAAAATGGCATTAAAAAAGAAGGGTACACCTGAGAAGTTAAATGTAGTTGCCGATGATAATCTTTTAGAGAAGTTTAGAAAACTGGTTGAAAAAGCAACCACTTCTGATGTTAAGATTGTTAAGGAAAGCAAACAAAAGAAAAGTAAATAACTATGTACATTTTTACCTACTTATGGTAGAATAGATTATGGACCCTATACTAGAGCAAACTCAAGAATCTCAATGCTGTGATGAATGTGATTTCCTATTCCAGGAATATAAAGGCTGGATTAGAAAACCTGAGGAGAATACAAATGGCCGCTGAATATTCAGATGCAAATGTGCCTGTAACTTGTCCGGAATGTGAGACTCAATTAGAAGGCATTCTCACGACTGAACAACATGCATTAACGCATGGATACACTCCACAAGAAGCGAAATTCTTTGCTCGTCTTTGGGCTGATTCTACATATGATGATGTTGATCTTGAGAATATGCGATTGACAGAAGAGTATCGAAGGAACCATCCGCGTGGCTAATCACAATCGATTCCTGAAGGTTGCACGCGAAATGGCTCTGAAGAGTACAGAGATGAAGCGTCAATTCGGGGTCGTCATTGTGGATGGGAATAAGGTTTTAGCAACAGGACGCAATCGTAAGTCGCATCCTAAGATGCCTAAGATAACGAGTCAGAATGGTGAACGACGTTATTTTGGGTTGCATGCTGAGTGCGACGCATTACTGAAGTGTGACTTCTCTGTACGTGGAGCGGCAGTTTATATTTGGGGTCAGAATGTATCTACTGGCAACCTCTGCTTTTCTGGTCCGTGTGATCTTTGCCAACGTCTTTTAAAGGAACGTGGCGTGAAGCAAGCCATTTTCCCTCATAAAACTGGAGTGGGATATGTTACTATTCCTATTTAGTCTTTTCACGCTGGAACCACATCAAGCGTTTAAACATTACACAAAATCTGGTAAACAAGATTACTGTCTCGTTGATTACGCGAAGAAAACTGTCTCATGCGAATATAAGACCCTAAAAGATTGTAGAGATACTTATGCTGATCATAGAAGTTCACTTTGTTTTGAACGTAAACGTCTAAAACTAGAGGGAGATACAGAATGAGATACCTATGGCTAGCTGTTCCATTGTTACTGTCCAGCTGCACTAGCATTCGATATGTAACGGTTGAGAAGGGTCATCTTGTTACTGACGCTCACGCTCCTGTAAATATCATAGGCAATCCTCCCGTGGATTGTAGCTATCCAGGATCAGATGAGGTATTCTCAGGCTATTTTATGTATGTAGAAGATAACGGAACAATCGTGCTAGATGATTATGGTCGAGATGTCATTCGACTACGCGGCAATGTGATTTGCACACTAAAGCATGAGGACTAATCTCACACGTTGGTTTGCGTTCTCACGTGGTTTGACTATCTACAAGCGTGATCAGTGTAGTAGAGGAATTTGCAACATAAGAAATGAAGAGGATGCTAAAGAGCACGTAAGAACAAAGTGCATAACGAATATTGAGTATGTCGAAGCGCTCAGTAGGTTAAAGGAGATAAACAAAAATGCGTAAAGGTCAAGCACATTCACCTGAGACAAAGGCTAAGATTGCGGCTGCTAAAGCTGGCAAGCTTTTTACCGATGAGCACGCCAAAGCTATTAGCGAAGCTTTAAAGGGACGCAAGAAAACTGCGGCTCATAAGGCTGCGATCAGTGCTGGTATCAAAGCTGCTCAAGTGGCTAAATTACCTGAAACACCAGAAGCAAACGGATAGATCCTTTTATGAATAAGACAAATGTTTTATTTATAATTGCTGGGATCTTTATCGGATGGATTACAGTTCCATCCCTAAATGCAGAATCAGATAATACGTATAGAGCATTGCTTCATAAGATGATTGATATAGTTAGTCAGATCCAGGTTACTTCGGCGCAAACAGCGGACAATACGCGAGCTATTCGCGAACATATGGGTGCAAAATAAATGAGCCACTTCAGTCACGAGACTTATAAACTAATGCTAGATCAGCTATTATCGGCAGAGTTATGCTTTTCTTCTGAATCAGCTACTGAAAGAAATATTAAGAGTGCTATGACACGTGTCCTTGGTAGGATGATTAAGGATAACGTCCTTCGTCGTTATTCTAATCTTGTACTGGATGAAGCTTTAAACGTGCATGTGACAATCTATGATGGTTCTGATGGAAGCGAATTTAATATAACTCTGTACTATGATGGACAATAACGCTGACGGCGAGATTGTAGATCGACTTACTAGAGCATTAAGCGTGTGCAGAACTTGCAGCCATGTCTTAATGTCTCATCTATTTATTGATCAAAAGAAGATTAAGTATTGTGTTGATGCGTTTGTTAATGAGCTTGGAGATTATAAGAAATGTCCTTGTAACCAGTTTATACCTAAGGACAACCTAGAATTTTTGGAGTGGGCAGCTAAGAATAAGGACAAAGATAAGTGAGCTTATATAAGAAATTACCTTGTGTCTGTAAGCATATAGAAGAGAGGCATAGATGTGGTCCAACAAATATCTGTTTGGATTGTTTATGCTTTGGCTATGATGCAGCAGGACATAACCCAGATTTAGAGAATGTCTTATGCCCAAGCTGTAAGCTAGTTCATTTAGAGAAGATAGGTAAGCTTTATATCTGTATCTCATGTAACCATACGATGTCTGAAAAAGCAGTTTGGGAGCTTGTAGGATGAAGATCTACGTAGGCATTCGTGCTGTTCCAGGATATACGGCTAACGTCTATGTGGATGGAAAGCTTTTAGATCTAGGTCCATCAAAGAAGGATGTGTACGATTACGGAGCAGATACAGAATGGGGATACTTTGGGTCAGGACCAAGCCAAACTGCTGCGGCGATCCTTTACGATGCTGTTGGTAGTGCACATGTTGCTAAGATATATCATCAAGCATTCAAGAGAGAGTTTATCGCCAATTTTGATCAAGACGGATTTACATTGTTAGAGCTTCAGATTCACTCATGGCTTAAAACATTCCAACAATCGGAAGAGGAGGATGTATGGTAGACCCGAAAAAACCAGCCGTTGTTATTCCGGAACCACCACAAGATTGGCTACTTGAAGAGCTTAAAGAACTATTAGAGGATAAAGAGGTTTATAGACCTTGAAATATCTTGCATTTGATACAGAATCAGGCGGAGTGAATGATGATAATTCTCTCTTGTCTGCGTATTTCGTAGTGATAGATGAGGATCTTAAAACTATCTATGGCGAGCTTGATCTATTGGTAAAGCCAGATGATGGTAATTACAGTGTGACAGCTCAAGGCTTAGAAGTAAATAAGATTAATTTGATCGAGCATGACAAGGTTGCCATTACAGAGAGCAAAGCTGGACAGCTTCTCTATAATTTCCTTAAGACACATGCACCAGATGGAACGACGAAGCTTACTCCATTAGGCCATAATATTGCTTTCGATGTCCAGTTTGTTAAAAAGCACCTAGTTAACAAGGCATTTAATCAGTATGTATCCTATCGGATGTTGGATACTGGAAGCATCATTCAGTTCATGAAACTCACTGGATTGGTTTCACGAGACTTAGCAGGATCTTTATCTGAGATTGCCATTCATTTTGGTATATCTACTATCACAAATGTCCCTCACACAGCCAAGGGAGATACTTGGATGGTTATTGAGGTTTTAAGGAAACTTAAGCAGCTTGTAATGTTAGAAACGGCTCTTTAAATCAAGCTGATTTTAGGGGGTGTACAAATCAGCAAATGCCTGGTATAATCAATTAGGAGGGAATAATAATGGGTGAATACAATTTTACGCCTGGACAGTCAAAACCAGGGTTTACAGCAGACGGAGTAAAGTGGTATCAACAATGCTTTATTTGTAACAAGCAGATCAATTTTCTCAAGATTGGAAAAGAAAGTTATAGATCAGTGGGACAATATGTAAGACACATGAAATGTACGCCACCGCCACTCACGAAGTAAAAGGAGGACGTTATGAACAACATTCATAAGACTGTTCTATTAGTGGCTGGTTTTGGATTGTATTTCGGTATCTGTCGCTTGCAGCAAAAACTTGACGAGCCTAAGGTTCATGTGAAAACTGAAGCTGAGATTGAATTAGCTTACTATCAGCAAGCAGCGAAATTGAACGATGTTCTATTTAAAGAAGGAACGCCTGTCCGTTCCACTGTAGTGGTAGAGCTTCTAAAGCAGATCGATAAGCAGCTTCCTGTTTGGTATCCTAATGGACCATTCCGCCGTAACGATATCATTGCGATGGCTTGGCTTGAGTCAGAATTTCGTCAGTTCGAAGTCGGTACGCACGGTGAACGAGGCGTGTTTCAAATCATGCCTTGTGAGTTTAAGGATTACAATGTGCATAAGAACTACTATGATATTGATTTGAATACAGATATTATGTTCAGAGTTTTAGATGGCAAGTTTAAGAAGCATGGCGATTATAAGAAGTCGATCATGGCCTACAATGGATTGGTTCATTTCCATAATGGTAAGTATTCAGAGAAGTATTGGAAAGCCTTTGAGAAACGTCGTATCGCGATTGACTTGGTGTTAGGAGCGCAGTAAAGGATAACATGTCAACATTAGGTTTATCCATAGGATTCTTTTTAATCGGCGTATTAGAATTCTACATAGATACGTGGGAAACCCTAGTATCATCACGGCTTAAGTTTTTAGCCACTGTTGTCTATAGTTCTTTAAATCAGATCATCGACTTCTTTATGTACGTTTTCCTATTCGGTGTGTTGATTCAGTTCTGGGAAACATGGCACAACGGAGTGCATGATTACTATAAGCTTATCCCATACATTCTATACACGATCGGTAAGATCGTAGGTACAGCTTTAGCTACTTGGTGGTATGCCAGAAAGAAGAAGCAGCATGATAAGGCAAAAGCTGTAGCGATCCTTGATACCTCTAATAAGGCTAAAAAGAAACGAGGTAAACGTAAGCTTAAGAAGGGACGGCATTCTGTAGAGGTAGGACACTTGTTTGACTCAGTAGAAACAGAAGATTTGAAGGATGAGATCAAGGCACAAGTAGTCGAGAATGTGTCTCAGACAATCTCAGATAAAGTAGATGAAGCACTTAATCAGGAGAACAATTCATGAGTTTGAATAAGATTCAACGGACCTTTGTGCGACTAGCTGCGGCACGATGGATGCCTCAACAATATAATCGCTACATTAATAAGCGTCGCAAGAAACCTGACGCTGTTACGAAGATTAAGGTTACAGTTATTGACGCTGTAAATGGTACAAAGACAAGTGGTAACACAACAGATCAATCCAAGGCTAAATTTAAGAAGTGGCTTAAGCTGCGTAATGTTCGTGCTGAGTTCACGGACGTTATCCTTAAGAAGAAGTCGGTATGGTTCAAACTAGATGATACGGATTTCATCGATTATCCTATCATCATTCAGGTAGGCAATTATAAAGCACCTTATCTTATTAAACGAGTGCAAGATCGTGTCACTCGTAAGGGTATCACAACGATTAAGATCCAACTGGAAACGACTGAGAACATTGATTATCTCTCTATCTTGAGTGCAAAGAAAGAATTGCTAGCGAATAAAGGAAAGAAATGAATCCTTCACAGTACATAAAGATCAATGATCTTTGGGACATTGAACGGTTGAAGCAACACGCTCAACATAACAACGTCTATGTTATTCAATCCCCTAAGTTCCCTGATGTCGTGATGCTGCATTATATGGATGCAGTTCAATACGATAATCTGTGGAATACATTTAATAGAATGTGTCGTGGATTGATCCTAGACCTCAAGAATCAACGTGTCTTGGCTTGGCCATTCAATAAATTTTTCAACCTAGATCAAATGCCTGAGACAAAATATGAGAACCTTGAAGCTTTGGGTACTTTTGATACAAGCGAGAAGCTAGATGGTTCAATGGTCATCGCGTTCAAAGATCCTAATACTAACAAGCTTACGTTCACTACTAAAGGTTCTTTAGATTCTGAGCATGGACAATACACGAATGCGTTGCCGGTGTCTAAGCAGTTCCTTATTAATGCAGAACGATACATGAACCGTGGAACGCTTGTGTTCGAGCTTATCTCTAAACGATTTCAGATCGTGGTTGATTATAAAAAGAAGGGTTATGAAGAGGGTTTATACCTGATCGGGTATCGCGATCATATCTCTGGACAGCTCGCTACCTTTGATGAAGTAGATAAGATTGCGGGAATGCTTGGAGTTCCTACGTTTAAGAGGTATTCATTTAGCTCTTTAGATTCCCTGCTTACCACTGCGAAGGATCTTCCCGTGCTTGAGGAAGGCTTCGTACTCAGGTTTGAGGATGATTTAATGGTCAAGGTCAAAGGAAGTGCTTACCTTGCAGCTCATCGCTTTATAAGTCATCTTAGCGATCGTAACATCCTCGAGGCTGTAGCGGATGGAACAGCGTCAAATCTAGCCGTTCTAGCTCCTGAAGAGTATCGCCAGGATGTACTAGATAAGATTGATCACTTTAATAAAAGGGTAACTGAATTAGAGCACATGTGTTATAATCTATATAGCAGTGCTCCGAGGGAAGTAGCACGCAAAGACTTTGCATTATGGGTACAGCAGAATGTCCCTCATCATTTTAAGGGATTCATGTTCCATCTACTAGATAGTAAGTGTGTGAACCGTAAGCAGATGTTCAAGGTGTTGGAAGAGATTGATAATATTGATGGACGTACAAGGATTTAATAATGGATAGAAAATCATTGCTGCTTGGTATTTTAATTGGTCAGATCTTAATGCTTCCATATATCAGGCATTTAGTCAATACACCTCGTATTGAAGCGTTAACAATCTCTGATCGTTATTATAATCATAATCAGATCATTCCTTTAGAGATCAAACATCTTCATAACAGTTATCATCTAGGTGGAGATACACTTAAGATCTTTATCGCCTCAGAGTATGCAGTCAACCTAGAATATCAAAAGGAGTTTAATGATACAACTCCTGTTGAGGGATTCTATAATGTTGGGACAAATACGATTTGGTGCGTGTATGATCCGCTTGTACTGCATCATGAAATAAAGCATGTTACCGAAGGAGCTTATCACCGATGAAACCAATCCCATCTAAAGTTAGTTATTTCTGCTGTTTCTTTTCACTATTTGCTGCGGTTGTTTGCGCTGCAGCTCATGATTTCTGGTTCATGGTTATAAATTTCTTGTGCGGGATGCTTAATTGGTATGTTGCTGAACACAATAGAGCGCGAGAGGAACAAAATGAAAACACCCGAGAACGAGATACAGACGATACCGAAGACAAAAAATAAGCTATACGTTCTTTGCTTACAGTCTGAAGACGGTAAGATAGAACGAATCTTTACAGGTACAGATTACGATCAGTTGTGGCTTCAAGGTAGTACAGAATCGAAAGCAATCGGTGGGTATTGGTCGACGTATGATGTACAAGGCCGATTCATCGATGGTAACTATAAAAGTAAAGTAATTAAATAAAGGAGACTCAAAATGCCTGAAAATCCATTGCCACAACGTGACGAAAAGCCTCTCGGTCCCTCAAATTGGGTACGCGATTTGGTGAAAGATAATCCTTTGGCTCCCAAACCTACAGTTCCAGGTGCGACGCCAACGGATTTGAAAACACCTTTGCCAACACCAGCGGGTGTAAATCCTGCTCCACTCGGTGCACCAGTTCCACCATTGGTTGATGCAGCTGCTCCAGTTACACCAGTAGTAAACAAACCAGTAGCTGCTCCAGCTCAAGTTCCTGCAGGCGATGTAGCAGATGCGCCTACTCCAACTGAAGCTGCACCAACATCTACTGCAACACCTCCACCAGTCGCGAAGTAGTTAGGAGGTAGTTAAGGAGACTCATAGGATGTCTTGCAGAGTATACTTAAGCGGAAAGATGTCGAACCGCTATGTAGAAGACGTAAAATCTGAACGCAGACGTGCAACGGAAGAGTTAGCTAAGTTTAAGATGAGAGCTGTAGATCCTGCAGCTGCAGAGGAAAAGCTTTGGCCTAATAAGAAGAATGCCAAGATTTCCTCTACATTTAAACGTAAGATCATGGAGATTATGGTATGGCATGATCTTTGGCTGATTCGCCGTTGCGACGTTATGCTTGTACTTACAGGCGATGTGGTATCTGAAGGAACCTTACTTGAGTGGCGTTACGCTCAGAACATCGGTATTCCTGTAGTGATGATCGCACCAGAACGTATTAAGGGTAACTTTATGGGATGGGTTAATATCCTGATTCCTCAAGATCATATGTTCCCTGATCTTAAATCAGCGGTACGATTCATCAACCAGAAGTATGCTAAAGAATACGCTGAGCATCATGAGTACTTTGCTGCAGCTGTTAAGAATCGTACTGTAAAATCAACCAAAAAATAGAGGGTTGACAAAGCAGTTGTTATCTGGTATAACTAGATAAGGAGAAACTATCATGAACGAATTGAATGCTGCTCTTCAGTTGTGCACGGTCGCATCTTATGTCCTAGTTGGATTGGCCGTCCTTGGACTTGGTGCACTTATTGCGTTAGAACTTAGAAGCTAAAACTAGAGGTAAATTATGCCATTTAATCCTGACCAAGTTCGGGTAGATATACTCCGAATTAAGAGGAAGTTGTACATCAGTTATCCTGAAGGTTCGAAAGAACGTAAGGAATTCTTATTAGCATCAAAGCTATCTGAACTTAAGTACCTCCAGACGCTTGTCGCACCTGATTTGATAGATACAGTATTTGATGAGTATCATGGTCAACAACGAGCAGAAGCAGTAAACATATGTGTTTGTGTGATTGGTGGATTATGTTTCTCAGTGATGATGTTAGGATTTCATCAGCTTCATCCAGCTACTGTATGGCTCAAATCTTTTTATGTTCCTGCTATTGTGGGAATAGGATATGGTTTAACTCATGTGTATCATTTTATGCAGCATCATAAGAGCATGATACCGTTTAGGCTTGAGTATGAGAAGATCGGTAAGAAGATTGAGAAACTATTAAAAGAGATCAGCGAGATATCAAAATGAGTGTTCAAGAATTCCATGATGCTGTTATTAATGTAAAGTCTTTAGATCTATTCCAGTTCAGAGATGTGATTCCTGAATTGAATAGTCTTGAGGCTTGCAATCAAACAGCAACACATCATGCTGAGGGGAACGTTCTTATCCATGTAAATATGGCAGGACGCATCGTGCTGCAACTCATGGAAGCTGAGAACATCGCTGCGCAGTATAAGCCTTTGATCTATCTTGCTACGCTTCTCCATGATATCGGGAAGCCGAAGACGAGTGTCTTCAATGCTAAGAAGAATAAGATCACAGCATATGGACACGATGAAGCAGGTGTTCCACTTGCTAATGAATTTATGCGTAAATACTTCCCAGAGTTTAGCTACAAGCAACGCGAGGTTGTTTGTCGCTTAATCGAATGGCACATGCAACCACGAATTTGGATGAAGGATGAAACCTGTTCAGTGACGAAGCTTAAGATGCTCTCGCTCTCACTGAACGTAAAGCATCTATACGTTCTATCTCAAGCCGATACGCTTGGTCGTACATGTAATGATATGGCTTCGAGCATGTTCTTGCTTGAATTGTTTAAGCAGAATTGTGAGGACATTGGGGTATGGGATCGTCCTTATCGTGTGCCTCTTGCTACAAGCTTAGATGATGCTTCCTATTCTCTTGCTCGCTGGAATATCCTGATGAATGGAGCACCAGAAGATTACAATACCTATGAAGCAGCTCAAGAGCTTATGGTCCAACCAGGAAAGCAGAACTTTCAGCTTATGCTCCTCATCGGCGCGCCAGGATCAGGCAAGTCTACGATAAGAGAGAAGCTTGTCGCCCAGTATCCAGGAATTCGGGTCATCAGCATGGATGATCGCCGCAAAGAGCTTACTGGAGATATTAATGATCAATCTAGAAACTCTGAAGTATTTGCTTGGCAACAACGAACGCTTACTGAAGCGATGGAGAACCGAGAGAACGTCATCGTAGATGGGACAAATGCCACCCGAAAGCTTAGGAAGATGCTTTGGGAGATCGGTAGACGAAACGGGGCACTCTGCTCTGCTATCTATTTTGACATTCCCCTTACCACATTGCATGAACGGAATAGGGCAAGAGAAAAGAGAGTCCCAGATGATGTCGTAGAGCGATTCTATTACAGTTTACAGAGTGTTACGGCATACGAGGCTGATCTAATCCAGATAGTAGATAAATAGGCATATAAATCAAGCTGTTTTTAATACCCCTTCTCCCTTTAATACTTGTAACATTTTAGGGGGCGGGGGTTTACATTCCTATCTTCTCATGGTATAATTAGAATATGGAAAACAAACTGGATCAATCGAAGCAGTCGTATTACAAGGGAATGGCGAAACTCTTAGCATCCTATGGTACCATTAATGCTATCTGTCCAATTTGTAATGAAAAAGGTCAAGCAATTCCTCCTCAAGGTAAATATAATAGAAATTATTATGAATGTAAAAACTGTGGAGTATTTAGCGATAAAAAGGAGAAAATCTAATGAGCACTCTCAATGAATATGCTGCGAAGTTAGATGTAGAATTGTTTGACTTGATCGCGTTGACACATAAACCACAGCATCGCAAAAAGAAGATCTTGTTAAAACGTTTGCATAAGTTTCTCTTCAGTGCAGATCATATCAGTGCATGTATGTTGGTTGTTGTTATGCCTGGTAAAGTATTGAGTGATCTTGTTGACTATAACTTTGATATTGTTCCGCATATCGTTAAGTTCACGAAGACGCATAGCATCCCAAAGGTTCATAAGATGCTTGCTGTTCGATATGCTGATGATCTTCGCCGCTTAGAGCTTCGCGTTGGTTCAGAGAAATATGATGAGATTGTCTATCACTTTAAAGGAGAATAACATGGCTAAAAAATCAAAGATCGTGACAATAGATCCTGCTGTACGAGATGCTCGGATTAAAGAACATCTAGATCGTCAGGCTAATACAGCGATGATTGTTTATAGATTTAATAATCTCTATAATCATAGTCTTGTGTATCTCCATATCACCGGTGAAGATAGAACCGCATTTCAGGTTCACTGTCGGATTCATGATGAGTTCATCGACAGTGGGATCTATGATCGTGGCAATGCAGTGATCTATCCGAACAATGCTTTACGTGAAGCTATTCAAGAAATTGCTTGGTCTGTAGTTCCAAGCACTCAGAAGATTCACTGGAATAACACTCAATCTGTTGGTTGGCTACCTTATCCGGAGGACAAATAACATGGGACTTGATCGAAAGCTTTTCATCAGTGATCGTTGGCAGGTAAGAGATGTGAAGGACGCATTGGAAAGCCTCTTTGGTATCAAGGTTAAATATGATGCTACGAGTCAAGAGGATTATGTGATGCTTCACTTCACGGCATTAGATGATCAGCGTTCAATGAGCGTGTTTACTGGATATGAAGTGGGTGGATTCAAAGGAACATTGCTGAGTCTTGGAGCAGGTGGTAAATCAGATCAGATCTTTACAGTGCTTGCTGAACGCCTTGGCGGATTCTATAACAAACAAGACTCCGATAGCAACTACGTTGAGTATCCTTATCGAGCTGCGAGTAGCTTGGAATTCCTCTTGAAGGATGCAGTTAAGAAGGGCGTCACTGATGGTCGCAATAGTGAGGATTTCCGAGAGTATTTGGTTAAGTCTGAGGAAGACTCTAAACGCTGGCGGGAAGAGAATTCTCGACGGATTGACGAGATGATTTCAGGTCGTCGCCGCAATAAGAAATAAGCCTTAAGCTTTCGCTCCAAATCTGATAGAATAGAGTGAACAATGTCTGATCCATATAAATTCATCAAACTAGAAGACGAGATCATGCTCCGTCGTAGCGTCAAGGCTGCCTTCGCTCACGAGGGTTGGCCTGGACTTTATATGATCATGGGTGAGCTTTCCAGATCATTAGAGATTGTTGGAGAGGTTGCTATTGAGCTATTAGAAGAGGAGAACAAGAAGAATCTCGAAGGGGATCAGGATGGCCTGTAAACGTTGTGGTGATCCTGCCGTATCTTCTGAGTATCGTTGCTACACCTGCGATGTAGCAGTAGGTAAGTTTAAGTGGTGTGTCATCACTAGGATAACGAATTCCGAGGGTAATGAAGAGTTTGGGAAGTATGACGCCACGATTGATTTTAAAGACGTCGTTGATGTCATGGATACCAAAACAGGACAGTTCTATAATTTCTTTGAGAACGCTGAAGGGATCGTACACTTCAAGGACTACGTATTCGAGGTTGGTGAGCTTATCCCTTTGTCTGATGCCTTTGGCCGTGAGCTTGTTGGACCAGGACGTAAACCAGGCAAATGGGATGTAGAGTATGAGATCTTCCCAGGCAACCAATACAAAGAAGCTTTGAAGCTTGCGATTAAGGTTTCGAAGGATGCCTACAAAGAGAAGACCAACCTCGATCTAGTAGAAGATAAGTATGTGGCGAAGCAAGAGCTAACAGAGAAGAAGCAGCAATTAAAGACAGCGGAAGACCCATTTAAGCTGGTGTACGGTTGGATAAAGCAGGGTACAATTTCACTAAAAGAATCTAAGGTTTTACTGGGAGAGGTATATAAACATGTCAAACAGGAAGATCACTAAGCCAAGCATTTGCGGACCAATTCGTAATGGACAGTTTACGGTGTGGATCGTACGTGGTCCAAAGGGTGGACAATTAGGGGAGTTCTTTACACGTGAAGCAGCTCGTAGGTATATCAAGGTGCATAGGCGAATATCTCGTGGCTCTTAAGATCAGGACTTGCGAATGCGGGCATGACAACTATGAGCATGTCCTTGGAGAAGAGCTCCATAATACATTCATCTATTGTAGGATTTGCTTTCAAGAGCATAACAGTACGGTTGTGTCTTGGATGCATCCATTTAAGAACGACAACCTCAGGTATTTAGAGAACCTAAGCCGTGAGTGAATTCAAATGCAGGTGTGGTCATCTTAAACAGTTGCATACTGGCTTTTGGGATCTTCATCGTGAAGCACATCCCAATGGTTGCATAGCTACCTATTCAACTGATGGCTCTTGCTTATGTTTTGAATACGTGCCAGATACCTTAAGGTATTTAGAAGAGATTATAAATGACTGAGTATTGCCTCTGTGGGATTCCTAAGGATGATCACTACATTGCTATGCTAGATAAGTTTGTAGGACAATCCGTAGATGAAGCAATGGATGGGATTTATAATGAGAAGGCTCGCCTTCAAGCAGCAATGTTTAATATGCTTACCGTGTATGGAAACATCTGTACCAATTATAGACAAGACAACCTAAGATTCTTAGAGGACAAAGCACGTGTGCATCACCAAGACTAAGCACGAGAAGATCACCTACTCTCATACGATAGATAGAGAGGATGTCTTCGTCTGTGAGTGTTGTGGCCGAGAATTTGTAGAGAAGCTGGACAGCTGTGGATGATACTTATCTAGGATTGGTGCAGCTACGTGCTAGACTAGTAGATAAGCGTATGCCAGGCTATCATGATACTTACCTACTATTAGGGATTGTTAATTACTTGTTATATCACTCCTAACATGGTAGAATTAGATAGAGCCTAACAGATCGATATGACTTACAGAATGCACTTGGAGATTTGGATAGAGATTATATGAGTGAGATTAATAAATGTCGGAATTGTAAGCACCATCATCTGATGTTATCCTTGAAGATCATGGATACATGTTGGATGCATAATCTAGCGTGTGGATGTTACCTCTTCATTCCAGAGGATAATCTGTTATATTTAGAGTATAAGAGTAAAGTAAAGGAACGAGCATGAATATACCGTGTATTTGTGGGCATTTAAATAAATACCATGCAATGTATGAGACTCCCAATGAGTTATTAGCTCGTGTTATTAGGGTAAGAGCTAACAATTGTAAGATAGTGCGGAATGCTTCTAAACGAGTCATTGGTTATACATTTTATGATGGATCTTTTTTTAGTCGCAGTCAAGCGTTAATGACAGCTATGTGGAACATTCAGAATAGAGTCGAATGTGTACTAGATGACTGTATGTGTAAAGGATTTAAACGAGATAATCTTAAATACTTGGAGCGTCTATCACGATGAAGAAACCTAAAATTAAGGTTGGTCAATGCTATGAGAATCATGATATAATTTATGAAGTAGTTAAACCGTGGAAGTCTATAAATAGGAAAGCGCAGGGGAAGGCTAAATTTTGGTGGGTAAGAAGTGTAATAAACAAAGCAATGGGAATTATCGCAGAAGATGCGCTATCATCTTGGCGTCGGCCGTTTAATACAGAAGGATAGGAGATATTATGGTAATAGATACTAAAGAGGTTACGAGTTGGGCGAAGCTTCACTTGGCTATCGTTGTTCCAGTAGCTTGTGGCTTATTGTCTTGGTATGCTGCAGTGCGATGGCAAGCTGCCATTGATCACAACCAGACAGCATTAGAGATCTTCTATTTCGCTCTATCTGCAGTTTCAGGGGTAACAGCTGCGATCTTAACTTACAGTCATTTGGATCGTCTTGGATTCTTTAGATAAAAAATAGTTTTTTTACATGTTATAATTAAAGGGAAATAAATATGGAAGAGAACCAGCCAAAGATTGGATTGATCTTAATTGGTGGAAGTCTTAAGGGGATTTACGCGCACACGGGTGTTGTTAAGGCTATTAGGGATTTAGGTATCAAGCCGAAGGTTATCTTAGGAGCTTCAGCGGGTTCAATCATTGGTTCATTCATGGCAGCAGGACTTAACGATCAGGTTATGCTTCACCACATGCTCACATTAACAGCGGACCAATTCCTCGATAAGGTTTCACGCTTCGATATCTTAAAAGAGTTCATTGTAAATAAGGCTAAGAATTTCAAGGGGTTTATTAAGGGTGAGAAGCTTGAGCAGTATGTCGCTGATCGTCTTGCGGATAAGGACGATTTCAGTAAGACAGAGATTCCCTTCTATGTATCAGCAACCGACCTCAAAACCTATAAGCTTCGTCTATTCAATACAGGTAAGATTTCAGAGAAGTGCAGAGCTTCAGCGGCAATCCCTGTAATGTTCATGCCTAAGCTAATTGATGGGCAATACTATATCGATGGCGCAATGCTTAAGGATGAGCTCCCTAAAGCATTGCTTAACGTTCATCCTGATCTAGATTATATTATCGTGTCCAACCTAAGCTACGAGCAGACAACGGATGATAATAGTTATCTAGAGGATGATATCTTTCCTATCCTAGAGATCGTACGTCGCAGTATGAGTATCACTGAGAAGGAGATATGGCCCAAGAAGGTTGGCAAGACAAAGCTTATCTACTTAGCTCCAGGTCTTACTCAACCTGTGGACATATTCAATCCCAACCGTGCACTCGCTAAATCGGTCTTCAAGGATAGTTACAACTATGCTAAGTACCATATCGAACGGTTCTTTAGGCATAGCAAGATCTTGAGGAAGAATCCAACCCCGCCAGTTCCTCCACCAAATGCCTAATCCATATACCAAATGTGTCTGCGGACATATCGCTTACCACCACATTGCAGCTGATGGCAATTGGTATCAGGATTGTTATTTCAGGTTTGAGAGAGAAGGAAACCATTGCAACTGTTCTGGATATAGTCAAGATAATCTACGTCTATTAGAGGACTTAGCTGATGAGAAGACTGCGCGAAGACCTTAACTATCTCTGCATCTGTGGTCATCTGAAGCGTCAGCACGATGGTGACGACTATCAAGACCATTGCATGACACACCTGATGCGAATCTCTGTGTGTCAATGCCTTGCCTACAAGCAAGACAACCTGGATTATTTAGAGAAGAAAGCCCATGCTAACCCCTGAGACTTATTGTATTCCATGGGAGAAGTTGGTAAGAGCTTCTAATGTAAAAGAGCTTATCTTTGAGATCTTGAGGAAGCATTGTGTGTGCGAACACTCTGCTTATAAACATCACAGATATATGCAAGAGAATCTCATGACACTCACTAAGGAGTTCATCTTTACAGATTGCAATGCAGTGTTTTGTAAGTGTAGAATGTTCAAGCAGGATAACCTAAAGTGGTTAGAGAGTTTACTTCATGGATAAGAATATCTATATACTTGGTGGTGCAGTTGCGTTTGCTATTGGGTATCTTATAATCAGTAGTATAATGCTGTATAAGGATTTCAAGAAGCATGAGAAACGTAAGCATGATCTTTTACTAGATAAGGTTTCGTGTCTGTGTGGTCATAGACGTTGGTATCATACTTCACGTATTGGAAGCAATCCAGACTACCCGCAAAGATGCCATGATTTTACAGCTGATTTCAGTAGTAGATGTCCATGTACAGTTTATAGGATGAACAACCTAGAATACCTAGAGTTATTAGAAAAGAGTGAAAGGGAGCCTGAGTATTATGTTTAAGAAGATCTTGATAGCCATTGGAACATTGTTCTTTACTTTAGCATTCGTATCTGGTATAATCCTACTAGCAGTTGTTCTGCTGCCAGTTGTCTGGTTGTTTATACTTTGGTGGTGGACAGAAGGATTTATCTGTGTATTGGAAGGTAGAGCAGAGCATGTCCAATAGCTTTACGTGTGATTGCGGTCATACAAGGAAACGTCATGTACAAGCAGCACATCCTAAGTATACGGATTATTGTGGGGATTGTTATATAAGCAGGAATGAACCAGATAGCAGTTGCTATTATCCATGGCATAAGTTTAAGCCTAATAACCTGAGGCACCTAGAGAGATTGAGCAAATGAAGACAGAGCTTGAAGATCCTTGTACGTGTGGACACACTGCTTCATTCCATGAGAATGAGCAAACAGAGTATGATCTTCGCTTTAAGCAAGAGGTTGTAACGATCATCAAGGTGAAGGTCTTTACAAAGTGTAGCTGGTATAAGAACGTGGCCGAGAACTATAAGATAGATTATAATGAATGTCCTTGTCTATTGTTTAAGCTAGACAACTTGAGGTATTTAGAGGAGAAAAGCAAGTAATGTATCTCTATGAATTAAGACAAAAGATGGATGGGAAACCTAACGTGTTTTTCCGGTTGTTTATGAAGTCTGGTAATATCTTTGAAGGAACATTTAATTGGACAGATCAAAATTCTAATTCTCCTCATTATAGCTTTCATGATAAGAAGTATGGAGATGTGTGGATCGTGCCTAATCACATTGAGGCGTTTCAATCAGTAGATAACCTTCAGTTCTTAGAGCAGAAAGCTAGTGAGTAAGAGCATCTGTAAGTGTGGCCATGTAAAGACAAATCACCTTGTAGGGTATGGTGATCTTAATGGTGGTGTCTGTTGGGAATGCTATAAAACACGCAGTCATTTAAATACCTATGGAGTTAACATCGTATGTGGTATATTTATAAAGGATAACCTTAGGTTATTAGAGATCTTAGAGGCAAAGAAGAATGGCCGAGCTTCCTTGTAATTGCTTCCACAAGAAAGAAGATCATAAGATCTTCTGTAACGATGATATGGAACTTGATGAGGATTTTCGTGGTTGGTGTGTGTATAGCGAATATGGGCAATGTCCTTGTGATCAGTATATGCCAATGGACAACTTAGAATTCTTAGAATGGAAGAGCGATGCTCAACGTCTGTAAGCATTGTAAGAAGCTGAAGGATGAACACGATTACGATGATGGTTGGGCAGGAGATTATTATTGTAATGGTGAGATGATACACTTTGAAGCGATGGATAATCTAGAGTATCTGGAGTATTTAAATGAACAAAGATAAACGATGCATGACATGTAAGGATACTTACGAGGCTCATCTATATATCCTATTGGATTGGGAGAATATGCCTGATACAACAGGATGTAATAGGTTTATCCCTATGAATAACCTTGAGCTATTAGAATGGGAATACCAGATGAGCTTGATCAATGTCCCAACAAGAAATAATCTCCGCTAGTTTTGTAAGCATGGTCATCAACAAGCTTGAAATGCCTATACCTGAGAAGCTTAGGCTATTAGAATTCACTGCGTGGACCATACGAAGTTCAAATGGAGATAACCTCTTGTATCTAGAATGCTTACATGCTATAAAGGAACTAAGTGGCAACGCTAAAGCCTAAGTGGGTTAATAAACCAGGTCTCATTAGGATTCATGAGCTTCCAGTAGGTAAGTTTGGAAGTGTCAATGGTCATATCGTTTACAGGATTACACCTCATGTTAAGGATAACCAGACTTGGTTGCCAGGTCTTCTATTCGTTGAGCACCACAATCACCTTACACTTTGTGATGCGTATAAGACAGATGAGACGGTGAGTGGCAACTGGGTATTCATGGTTGAGCAGATTGATTTCCCAGAGAAGAAGCATTGTGACAATGCTATCGCTATGATACGTAAGCTGGGCAAAGAAGGTAAGATTGACGGTCTCAGTTATCTTGATCATCTATGTACACTGAAAAGCTATATCAAAGACTATTTGAAAAGGAAAGAATATGATAAGAACACACGGGGATAATTGTAAAGAACCTTGTCCTGCTGAGCTTTGGCATAACATAGGTTTTCTAGAAGCAGAGCTCAAGAAGGTTAATAAAGAGCTTGAGCAGCATAAAGCTATTTGTAATTGTACGCTATCAGTTGGTGAGCACAAGTGAGTCAGATCGGTGAGCTCATCTATGACATTGAAGCTAATGTCACGATGGTTTATACAGGACATGGTTGGGCACCGATACCTCATGATAATCAGATTGCCTATTGTCAGTATTGTAAAGCAGCTGAATGGTCTCACAATGAGGGATTCACGGCTCATCCGTTTATCTCTAATAACTTAGAGTTTCTGGAGTGGAAAAGTGCTACCAGAGAATAAGCCTTGCTTGATTTGTAAGCACGTTCACTTCATGAGCATCTTGGAGTATTGTGCTGATGGTAGCTTTAAGTATGAGCATCAACAGTGTGCGACCAAGCGCTGTAAGTGTTTAGATGGTATCTTTAATAACTTAGAGTATTTAGAGAGGATGTATGTTCGACAACGATCTTAAACCTCTCATCTATCTGTCTGACGAAGTTGCTAAGTGGACAGCTGAACAAGAGAAGATAATCGCTGAGTTAAATAGATTCATGAATACAAATAGTCTTTTTGTAAGTTCTATCACATGCGCTAAATGTGGTGTAACAAACTATGAGCATGGTCACGAGGGAGAAGAGCAACATCCATTCTTTAGGAACAATCTAGAGATGCTTGAGTGGGAATATGAACGATCGAATAAATAAAGGTGATTTGATAACTGTCAATCAGCAAGGACAGGTTATTAAAGCTATTAATGAAACAGATCCTATCATTGGCGTTGCAACTGATACCTTCTCTGTCTATGAGGATATTGGGATGGCGGTATATTATCCAGCTGGAGTTGTTACATTAAAGTTTGAGGAACGTATCTGTTCATTCTGTAAGGTAAGTGAGCATCAGCATAAGGATGGCGCAAATCGTACGATTATGAATCACCCATTCTTTACAAACAATCTTGAGTACCTCGAATGGAAAGCACATGAGCAATCTTAAAGAAGAAACGATCATCTTTATGTCGCACCATAATAAAACCATGGCTGATGTCCGATGGATAGGACATTCAGATGGGAACGTTAAGATCCATCCTGACTACTTCCTAGAGATAGCGGATAAGGAATACGATGCTGGGTATGGCGGACAAGAGGTTAATGGTTCACTAGTTGTTGTAGGTGATGATTGGTGGATGGAACGTCATGAGTATGATGGTTCTGAGTGGTGGGAGTTCAAGACCATTCCAGTATTAAAGCCTGAGGCTAAGTTTGGAAAGGGAGTATTCCTTAAAGATTACAATGAGGATTGGACCATCATGTCTAACCTCGAATACCTAGAATGGGAACAAAATCGTCATGTGTAGCCGTTGTGATGAGCAGTTTACGATTCATACAGCTAAAGAACTTTATTTTTATCTAGATAACTCTGCCATATATACAACAAAAGGTAATCTATTAAAGATATGGTTTGAGCGTGAATACTTCACGAATCTTATTTACTTGGAATATCTGGCAACATATGGTAGACTTTAAAGGGTGGCAATGTAGGAATTGTAAGCATTGGCATACAATGTATGTTGGGATTTCACGTCCTGAAAACCAGTGCTCAAATGAGTTTGTATCACCAAGTCATTCATCTTATGGATGCAAGTGTAATGAATGGGTGAGCAGCGATAACCTGAAGTATCTGGAGCAGTTGAGTGAAAAGAAAGATAAAATTTAATTGCCTTTGCGGGCATGAAGAGAAGACCCACAACTTTGATCCGGACTCCGTTATGTTCGGCTGCTTGTATAGCGTGATTACATTAGAACAATTAAGGTCGGGTACTCATAAGACGACGACAACATGTCGATGTCGTGAGTTTCGACCTGATAACCTAAAGTATTTAGAGGATCATTGTGGCAGAAAGACCCTGTAAGAATTGCGGGATGCTTGAGAAGGATCATAGAACAGAAGGAACCTATGAAGGGCTTTGTCAGTTCGATCACCTATCTGTAGTGATGCAGCATGAGATAGAGAACGGGAACATCATACCTGATTCGGATTGGGAATGGATTTCCTATCAGCCAGCTGGTAACTTAGAATATCTAGAGTTTCTAAATGATCAAAAGACCTTGTAAGTGCGGGCATTTCTTTACCTATCATACATTAGCATGGGTAGCTAGACTTATTTATGTTTGTTCAGAATGCAGGAAGAGTAAGCCAATTGGTTCATCACATCAGATTGAATGGATGGATAATTTAGAGTATTTGGAATATAAGAATGAGCAGCAAGATACCTTGTGAGTGTGGATGTTGGGACTTCGAGCATTTGCCTCACTCGTGCTCTACGTGTGCAACGTTACAGCCGCAACCAAAGGTTTATAGTGAATGTCTTATCTGTGAGAGCTGCACAATGTTTAGACCCATGGATAATTTAACGTACCTAGAATATGAAGCGACTAGATCGAAACTGTAAGGTTTGTGGTCATCCAAAGCGGAACCATCGATTGTATCCTAATACAGTAGGCAAATGCCACAATTGTATGGGATGGGTTATGCTTCATAACTTTATCCTAGATAACCTTAAGTACTTAGAGGAAAAAAGTGAACGAACGCTCAATAATAAGTCCTCTTTATAATATAGAGTGTCCAGCGGTAGAGGGTAGTGTTACTGTTATAATCAGTGACTCAAAGATTATACAAACTCAAGTTGTATTGATTAATTATGGACCTGATCATGTTATGTATCAATATGCCAAATGCTATCCAATACTTTTAACTCATGGTGAGATGCCACTGAAGATGATGGAGCTTGTTGCTGTGGTGAAACAAGGTGAGATGTACCAACATAGGATTCATGGTGATATATTTCGTAAAGTAAACAACTTAGAATATATAGAATGGAAATATGTCGAATCAACACATAGAAGTTCTAAATAAGCGTTGCATCATTTGTGGACAGCGCAATAGATTCCATAAGGTATTCTTCTGTGCAGATCGTAATTATTATGTGAAACAAGGTCTTGATGTAGATTGGTATGGTGAACCATTGGTAACTAGTCATCGTGCTATCATAGATAATCTGGAATACTTGGAATATAAAGATGAACAACGATCTTAGTTCCAACGAGCAGCTTTGTAGGTATTGTCATGAGCTTAAGGATGTGCATGATGATTGGTCTGCAACTGGTGAGTATGCTGAGAGGGTTGTTTGTCCAACCGCAGAGGATGAGCATGGCAGAGTCTTGAACCTTTGCTTCTTTGGACCGATGTCGAACCTTGAGTATCTGGAATATAAAAGTAAGCAAAAGGAATGATATGAAAGCTTGGCTTAACGGAAAGGTCGTCGACTCACCGATTCAAATAGATTCCTTCAATTGGTCCTTACACTATGGATCAGCTGTGTGGGAAGGGATTCGATCCTATGTAGATAAGAATGGTAAAAATACTATTTTTTTACTAGATGATCATATCACTCGCCTCTTCAACTCTGCCAAGCTATTAAGAGTTCCAATGCCCTTTGATAAGCTAACTCTCATGAATGCTTGCATTGATGTCTTAGTTGCGAATGGTGGCGGAGAACAGTATATCCGTCCGGTCATCTACTATTCTGGGAAGGCTGAAGGAGCGAAGACAAGTAGTCCTGATGTCAATGTTGAGGTACATTCTTTTCTACTCCCATCCAACCAAGATCGCCTAGGGATTAAGGCAATCACTTCACCCAAGCAGCGTTCGTATCCCGATTATTGGATGCAATGCAAGAGCACAAACAACTATGGATTCTTCAGGTCCCTTGAGCATCTATCTAAAGAAACTGGTACAGATACTGTGTTCCTTACAGATCGGAATGGGTATTACACGGAAGCATTGACAGCTAACCTTTTCATGGTTAAGATTGATAATACAGGTATAACGTTATACACTCCACCAAGCGATGGGAACATCTTGCCAGGTCTCACGAGAGAGTTCATCATGTCTTGTGTAGCTAAGCGTTCTGGCTATAAAGTTATTGAAAGAAAGCTAACTGCACCTGATATAATTACAGCAGATGGTGTATTCATATGTGGAACCTATGCAGAGGTTACACCTGTAGTAGAATTAGATGGATATGTCTTGGGAACAGATACAGGTCGTAACGTTGTCTTGAGTATCGCAAAGGAGTTTCATAAGCATGCTAGAAGTTAATATCTGTATGTGCGCACATGACAAAGATAGACATACTACGCATTCCTCATTTCATGATGGGCAAGTCTGTTGGGACTGTATTGAGTTAAAAAGAATAGATTGTTATCATGATTTCAACGGTGACAATCTAAGATACTTGGAGAGCTTAGTATGAATGAAGTTAATTTCCCTTGTAAGATTTGTAGTCATTTCGAATCTGAACACTATAATATTGGTAATGCTCCTAAATTATGTGAAAAATGTTTTTATGATTATGCAAACAGTACAACATGGCAACATGTATTTGTTCCGGACAATCTAAAGTATTTAGAGAGTTTAACTAAAAATGTTTAAAGCTAATACATGGCCAAGATATCATAATCTTTGGACCCCTGAAGTTTTGAGTAATAAATTTCCGTGTACCTGTGGACATTTAGAAAAACTTCATTTAACAAGTAATTCTTATCTTTGCAGGCATTCAAGTGATTATATGTTTGATTGTAGATGTGAGAGATATCAACGAGATAACCTTAGGTATTTAGAAGAGCTGAGCAAATGAAGACACCATTGCTAATGGATTGGCCTTGTAAGATATGTGGAAGAAAGAACATGTATCATGAGCTATTCGTTATTATAAAAGATCCTAAGTTTACATCTTATGAGGCTCAATTCCCAAGAGCAGATGGTATCGCGCTTGTGCCTCAATATGATCATATGTCAGAGCTTTGTGACAACCTAGAATACTTAGAGAACAAAGCAAATGAACATGATTCCTTGTAGACATTGTGGACAGTTTAAAGTAGAGATGTTCCATTCAATGGAAGATGCCGTTAATAGGTATAGAGAGAATGCTGAGACCCATTATAGAAACGGAAGTTATGAGCATTCTCGCTATATAACGAATTACATGGAAGAGATGAAGGCGGATTGTCGTCGTGCAGGTTATGACTTCCACCCATTTGAACCATTAACAAATTTAGAATACCTGGAGTTTAAGGTTGCTGAAAAGGAGAATAGACATGACGAGATACTTCACAAGCGATACCCATTTTGGTCATGCGAACATCATTAAGTATTGCCTTCGTCCATTTAAGGATGCAGGTGAGATGGATCGGCATATCGTATCAGAATGGAACAAACTAGTTAAACCTGAGGATACAGTTTATCATATGGGTGATGTCGCTTTCACGAGTCCTGAATGGTGCAAGCACATCGTAGAGAACCTAAATGGACATAAGATCCTAATCCTTGGCAACCACGACCGAGCAGAAGAGAAGATGCTTGAACGCGGATTTCAAGAGGTTCATCAGAGTCTCAGGATTACTCTCTCAGATGGAACAGAAGCTAATCTCAGTCATTATCCTTATAGAGGTACAGACGATCCTCATCATAGAACAAAGTTTGATCATAAGAACATCCCAGATGATGGTAGACTATTAATCAATGGACACGTGCATACTGCTTGGAAGACGATGCCAGGAAAGTATAAGAACCATATGATTAACGTGGGTATGGATCAGTGGAATTTCATGCCTATTTCTGAAGCTGATTTGATAGCCTACCACGATAGTTTGCAGAAATAAATATAGGCAGGGGGGTTGACAAACTTACCTACTCATGGTATAATATATTATGATCAAAACAAAGGAGACCAACATGAATATCAAACCGTGTCACGAGATTAATGGTACTCACTTACAAGGATCAATCACTATCACATTTAAAGAATTGATGGACAAGCTTGACGTTCCTCATTATACAGACGGAGATAAGATTACAGCTGAGTGGAATTTCAAGACAGTTGAAGGCGTTGTCTTCACGATCTACGACTATAAAGAAGATGTTACACCTAAAGGTTTGTACGATTGGCATATTGGTGGACATGGAGAATTAGCTTTAACTGTCGTGCAGAAACTGTTTCCTAATCACAAAGTGGGAGCATACTAATGAATACCAAATTGAACGTTAAAGAATTCGCTGAGCAATTGTCCGACGCTTACTCGACTGCTAACTATAAAGGTGGTTGGAGTTCTTCCATCCGAATGCTTCGCAAACGTGGATATGATGATCGACAGATTGAAGCGATCATCCGTTCCAAATGGACACGATGGTCAGCTGATGGTTCTAGCAAAGGCTATGGATACACGAATAGCGCTGACTTAGCTAAATTTCTTGACAACCAAAAGAACCTTGCAAAAGAGGTTGCTGAGCTTGTTCAAGGTACGTTTCCTTCGGAGGGATTATAATGTCAAACAGTGGATTGGTTAAGATCACATTGACAAAGCAGCAAGCGGATTGGTTGACTGATCACTTGTCAGACATATTCGATAGTGGATCATCAGACGAACGTGATGAGAGATTCAGCGCAGAGATCAACGACAAGCTTGATACAGAATTGGTAAAGCTTGTGACAACTAAGGAGATCCTATGATACTTACCTTGTCCTTAATGTCTCATTTGGCTGTATTTCACTTTAAGGCACTTAATTTGCCTAAGGTGACAACTACTACCCAAACGATCGAAAGCCCAGTTAAAATGAAGCGGGATGAACTTCAGGCAGTATTCGGGAGACAAGCCTAATGGTCAAAAGGATTGTTAGAAGCAATCTCCCTAATTTCATCTGGATGCTTATTGGAGCTGCTCTATTCTTCCTAAGCTTCCACGTTGGAGAGGCTACACTTTTAGGTGGAATTATGCACCTATCTGGATGTGCATTCTTCTGTTCTGGAGTTCATGGCTTGCACGATGTCAAAATGGAGGAAGAGGTTCATCCTCATCCACACCATTAAATATAGTTCAAAGGGCCTATGTACATTCTTACTTACTTCTGTTATAATTAGGATATGAAAACGCTTCTTAAGTCTGACATGGAACAGCTTTACGAAAGCAGTGGTATGCTTGAGATTTTATTAGAAGCTATTAAATCACAGCATAAGGGAGAATCTAATGCGACCTACATATCAAGAGATTGACAGATTTGAAGACACGATCGCTGAGAACAAAGTAAAGCTTAATAAGGTTTTCAAACTCCTCCGTGAAGCTAAACTCATTGCGAGACAGAGTTTTGGGTGCTGTGGTTCTTGTGGATCATATGAGATTGGTACTCATATTGAAGGATTGCATGATAAGAATAAACCAGTAACAGGTTATGTTTTCTACAATCGTCAAAGCGCTGAAGATCTTGTTACAGATCATCGCGGTCGTCTTCCCTCCGGTAAACTCTATATCTCTTTCGCTGATGCTTCCACCAATAAATACCCTGATAAAAAACCCGTCTCAACATTAGATGTAGGTAAGCTTCTCGCTGGAACGCTTGCTAAGGTTGGACTTTCCTTTGAATGGGATGGCACAGAAGATAAATGTGTGATTGTTAATATGGCTGAAAAGACTGCTGATAAGGTTGAAGCTGATACCGAAACGTGGGGAGAATAACAATGGTTCGTGACGATCAAGACTTTAATAATTTGGTTCGTAACATAGCCAATGAGTCGGCTAATAATCGTGAGTGCATCCATGAAGCTGCCGGTTATCTTTGGGATTCCTTTAATTGGGAACGGCTTAAAGATACAGTACAAGGTCGATTCATCCGTGAGGTTGTGACGTCTGCTCCTGATCCGTTGCTACGTTCACTCTATCGCAAGGAGGTATTATCCAATGGCTGATTCATTAAAAGATCTTGAGAGTATGCAGGTTGCATTAAGAGAATTCAGGTTGATTAGTAAACGCAATCGTGATATTCTACTTGGTATGCTGAATGAAGAGCATGTGAAGCTTGGCGAGAAGGTTGACGATCCTTTGCATGATCTAAGAGAATACTTTAAGCAAGCAGGTGGACGTAGCAGTCAGCAATTCATTCCAACAATCAGATCAGTTCGTGAGAGGACTGGTTTGGGATTGAAGGAAGCAAAGGATTTGGTGGAGTCATGGTAACGGAATTTGCAACCCCATTAGAACGCAACCTGTATCAAGAGGCAAAGGTCTATGTTTATAGCGGTGTGGAGCTTAAACCTCGACAAGAAGCAACAGCAGCTATTCGTGCTGCGCACATTGAAGCGTTTACGAAACAATGGGAAGCTGAGTTCAAACGTGAATGGACGTTTGCTTCACCTTCACGTATTGTTAAACCCTGGACAACAGCGCAACGCAAAAGCATTGAGGAACGTCTACAAGGTTGCTTACAATATACTGAAAATAAACTCGGAATTTCTTTAGAAGAGCTCAATGTTTGGTTAGAATGGGCTAATAATAGATATGAGATTACACAAGATAATGAGGTTTTAAGCTACGCTCGAGGGGATAAGATGAAGGATGGCGAACCTCAAGTATGGTCTACTAAAACTGAAGAAGAAGCAGAGGCTCAAATTGCTGACATGCTTACGTACTTGATTTGGAATAGAAACATTGGTCGAGGCGATGTGAACGAGGATCTATCAGGAGTTAAGGAACTACAATGATTCATCCTTGCTTGTGTACTAATTATAATGGAACGCAATGCTATAATTGCTTGAATGGTGCTCATAAGATTTGTAACGCGCCTAAACGTAAACGGTGCAAGAAGGGAATGGTAAGACAACCTGGACTGCTCTTGGTCTTTAAACGAGGCAAGAAATGACTATTCAACAATTAGCGGAACATGTGGTAGAATATAATAAGCTTACTCCTGAGCAAATTCAAGAGCTCGTGTGTGAGCTTGCTATCTTGAGAAAGAAAGCATTGTGATTAAGATGAAACCTTGTGTAATGTGTAAAGGTGAATTCGAAGCGAAGGACCTAGACTTTTTAGGTCGTTGTGACAAATGCTTTCACGAGTATATGCTATTGCCAGATGATAAGAAACCTAACCTAGGCGTTCCATTTGTGCCTATCTATAATGGGAAGGATAAGTATGGATTCTAACGTGAACGAAGATACGCTCCAAGAGATTTCAGAAGCTGCAGCATTGCTTACCTTAACGGGTTGGCCTTATACTAATGATGCAGGTAATTGTTGGTGTGGTCATTCAAACTTATCTCATGGCAATGATGAGAACTTTAATTGTATTGAATGTCAATGCGTTGGATTTACTCTAGATACATTTACTAAGGAGATTTTAAATGGCTAAAAAGAAAGTAGTAAATAAAGCAATTCCTATTTCTGTTCCAGCTATGACATTTGATCAAGTACTAAATGGTTTACTGGACAAAGCTGCAGCTGAAAAAGCTAAGTTCGAGGCTATGACTCCAAAGCAACGTAAGGCATATATTGCTAAGAAAGCAAAAGAAGAGCAGGAGATTCAAGAGATCTTAAGAGAGCTTGGACCAGGTGGACCTACTCGAATTCAGGTAGGATTCTAATATGGCATTTGACGCTTGTGGGACAACAAAGCTTGAAGGTGAAGAGATCATTAAACGATTAGCTGAATACTTACAGATATCGCCTACATATTTGGCGGCAGCACTTACTAAAATAACTATGCAGGATTTAGGATAATAAACGATAAGGAGATTATGATGGATGAACTTAAAGCAGTGTTGTTAGGATTGGTAGCATTGGTTGGGATCTTTGTACTGGGCTTTATCTTTACAGGCTATGATTACAATAGCTTTAAATTCTGGGCACCCAAGTATGCGAATGCACAACGTAACGTGTTTGAACATACACAGAGTTATGTTGAAGGAAAAGTAGAGTACCTCTGTCACTTGCGTTTTCAATATCAAGAATCATCGGATACGAATCAACGCGCTGCACTTCGTACCTTGATCTTGTCTGAAGCTTCCACGATTGATAATTCTTTATTGCCTATCGATCTTCAAGTATTCATAAGGAGCTTACAATGAATCGTATACTATTAATGATGATGGGATTGGTTGGAGTTATTATTGTCACTGGTTGTGATCAATCAGCTGATCAGAAGGTTCAACAGCAGCAAGAAGGAATGCAGCAGCAAGCGGTCGCTCAAGTAGGATTGCCTGGTATCACCAACTACACTGAGCTTAAGCTTGTCCGTAAGCTGTATGAGCTTCGTGATCAGAACATTGCTACCTACTCATATATCCCTGACATGAATGGAAAGCTTTGGCACTTGTGCGATAGCATTGGGTATGGAGTTCCTTACGCAACGCAATTCTCTAACCCAATGAAAGAAGCTAATTGGGGAACGAACGTTACAATCCCACAAGCAGAACCAAACGGATTGTTTATGCCAGCTAATGCTGAGGGAACATGGGTTACATGCATCGATCCTACTCAGAAAGGCAATATCGCTCCTCTCTATGTTGAGCCACGCGTTATTGTGAGTCCTTTTAAATTACGAGCTGCAGGCGAATACGCAGCGCAGTAAGGAGATATTATGGCAAGCAAAGAAGAATTGGTTGCTCTAGGTTTCGAAGTCCAGCATTCCACTGCTTCCCCAGTTGTATCATGGGGAAAGTGGTTTGTTGGTGTAAGACATAGCAATGGTCGCATCGTAGCAGGTTATGGAGCAGATGAAGAGTCAGCCTTTGCTGATGCTTTAAAGACAGTGACAACTGTAAAGGTTGAACCTGTCTCTCCAAATAAACATTAAAATAGGGGGTTTACAAAACCCCAAATACCTGTTATAATAAAGAGGATATATGCTTAACCTATTACAAACATTAGTCGGTAAATCGTTGGATCTATTGATTCACGGTAGACTGTTTACTGGAACCATCATCAGCATTGATGTTCCTAATTCGATCTTGGTGTTTGCTGATGCAGGCTCAAACTATTATATTAATATCAATAGCATTGATACGGTTCACATTAACCAATGAACATTGAAGAGCTAGATTTTGGAACGAAAGTCGAAGACACTTGGTACCCTGATTGGGGTGTCGGAGTCGTGGATAACATCCTTAAGACTCGTGTGTTCATTAAGTTCCCATATCCAAAAGGTATGATGAAGTACGATGAGGCGCATCTACAATTTCTTAGAGAGGTCAAACGTTAATGCTAACCTTATTCGTTGTGGCAGCGATGTGCTTCTTCTTATATGCTGAAGCTTTGATTGTTAGCTCACAAAAGGTTAATATCTTTGAGAAGCTTGCGAGCTTTGTATGCTTCTTATTCATTGAGGCTTATTATATCTTGCAATTATGTGATAGGTTAGGATTATGAAAAAAGAACATAAGTTTACTATCACATGTCCATCAGGAACAGTGGACTTGTCATTAGCTGTTGGCATTGTCTATGGTACAAATGTAGGCTTTGAAACACTTGGTCTGTTCTTTGTCCTCGGTACTATATTGGAGAACTTCTTATGAGCTTAACTATCGATTACAATCACGAAGATAAAACGCTATACTCTGACAATACCCTTGTAGCTAGAACAAAATGGGGTCATCAATATCTATCCATCCATATAACAGATCATGGAGCTTCAATAAGTCGATACTGTGTTCCAGGTCGTATTGATTCCTATAATTTTAGTTGGGTACCTGATCGTCGTGGTGGGATTGGTGATCGCGTGGTATTCTTTACTGATACAGCATTATCATTAACCAAGGCGCTTAAACTTGTCAAGAAGGATTTAAAGAACAAGTATGTCAAAGAGCTTTTGACTGCAGTCAATCTTAAACTTAAACGGCATTATCTCGTAAATCTATTGGAGGCATTACGATGAATGATTCTATCCTACGTAAACGAAAGATCTTTGTGAAATGTCCTCGTTGTGATGGACACAAGGGTATTTTTGGACATAGTGCATTAGGTCATCCAGCGACATTGCCTTGTGATCGCTGTGATGCTACTGGAGAAGTAGATCAAGATACGATTGAGCCTATTGATCCTGAACAAGCTTTTTATGACACTACTAAAAAGTGGGGATGGTAAAATGCTAACACCGAGAGAGTTCGATCAGATTCAAATCGCTTTGTTTGGTATGGCTAAAACAAAGATCAATGGCATTGTGTATGCCGATTATTCCCATGTGTTAGCCTTGATCAAATCGTATACAGAAGGTGAGCTTACAGTTACTCGTGATGGTGATGATGGCCTGAATATCGGATTCGCTCCAGCCGAGGAAAAACAATGAAGGTATACGTCTGCTATATGGATGATGATAATAGCTGCAGTGATCCAGAGTGTTGCGGTGGTCCTTTTCCATATCCATCTGTAAAGATCTTCTCCTCCGTTGAGAAAGCTAAAGAAGCAGGCGTTAAGAACGAAGAAGATCTTACCGAGGTTGAAGTAGATAACAATGAATTTGTGGGGATAGAATAATGAAATTGTTCTGTATATTAGGTTTCCACAACTGGAATACTCGTAAGATTGAAGAGATGAAGCATCGTCCTTGCTATCGTTATCATACCTGTAAAACCTGTGGAAAAGAAGAGCGCTTTGAAGGTTGGCATGTCTTTAAGGATGTCGGAGATGTTTACTATATGAATGTAACACATACCTATGGCGGTGATCCGATATATTCAGAGATCGAATCTCGCCAAAAGAAGATTTGCACCGATTGTAAATACATGGCTGTTGTGGTGCTCAAATGAGAGGAAAAAGACTTTCACTTATTACAGCAAATATGGTATATGATATCTTAGTGACTCACGCTGGTGCTCCTGAATCATTACGTAACAACTTTGTCTTTGTTCATACGGATGATGAAGATCAGAACCTATGTTGGGAATTTAGATTCCAAGGGTTATTTGGCTTCGGGGGGAAGTATAGAAGTCTGACCAATAAGATTGATTATTACTCAGAAGATCACACGAAGAAGCTGGACAAACTTGAAGCGAAGGTTAATAAATTATTAGGAGAATTGAAATGAAGATCAATATCAAGAATTCATTCTACTTTCAACGTGGTTCAATGTCATTGACTGATCGTCAAGCCAAAGCATTGAAAGCTAACAAGAAATTGGTTGCAGTTGATAAGAACACTGGTGCTACTCATCCAGTTGATAACAAGATTGCGTTGGCAACACTACATGAAATGACTGATCCTGAAACAGGGTTGTTCATGTATTGGACAGCGTGGTTCAAATGAGTTCATCATTCTGTAATACATGCCACGCTTACATGTCATTCCCTGAACATCATAAATGCCCTCCAATTTATTTAGTCTTGATTAAGGATTATCATGGTGATGATTTTGAAGAGGATGCCATGAAAATCAATGCTCATGACGCTGAGGATGCAGCCCAAAAAGCTGTAGAAGAATGGGATGCAGAAGGTGATTACACATGCGCAGGCGGGTCTGAAGTGGATGTCACTATCAAATGTCCCGATGGTTTAATTAAGAAATTTGTAGTAACGTCTGAAAGTCGACCTGAATATTACGCATCGGAAGTGGTATGAAAGACTTTAAAGATTTACCAGATCCAGTAAAGGTCTTAGTTATAATTATTGTAATGTTCCTAGGCATTCTAGGCGCGAGGCTCACTCACTAATATGTTTAAAATTGGCGACAAGGTAAAACTTAAGGATAATCCATTTGATGAGCAAATAGCTGATCAGATGATACTGTATGCTTTCATGGTTACTCAAACAATGACAGTGACAGAGATCAAGAGAGTATTCGAAGAGGGTTCATCAGGACAATGGATTAAGACAGATATGACACCAGATTGGATTGACGCATTCTGGTTTAAGGGGATAGAATGATTACATTTATGACGTACGGATGTGCTATCACACCTGATCGTTTAATTGCATTGATTGATTGTAATATGAGGATGTATGACGATCCTAATTACAAATCTACGACGAGGGTCCAATGAAAGTATTATTCCTAGATTTTGATGGCGTACTAAACAGCAAACAGCATTTCTTATCTATCATGGATAAGAAAAAACCAGCTGCTGATACGTTAAGTGATGCAGATCTATTTCATATGAAACAGAGTGTTAATTATAATAATATGTGGGTGCTCGGGTATATCCTTAAGCAGGTACCAGATTTGAAGATCGTTATCTCTTCAGCTTGGGGAGCTCAATTTAGTCTTCCTCAGTTTAAAGAGCTATTTAAGATCTTCCGTCTTCCGAGTTCAAGGCTCATTGGTATTACGCCTCGTAAATTTTCTAGTTCGCGTAACATGGAGATCATGTGGTGGCTTGAAGATCAGAAAGATGTAGAAGCTTGGATAGCTGTCGATGATCATCCCATCTTCTATCTTGAGGATAAAAAGAATTTTGCCAACCAATACCTAACGGATTCCTGGATCGGGTTAAACATGCAGGATGCCTTTAAGATCATCAAACACTTCAATCCAGAGTATCATCAACCCTTGATACTAATATGACACCTGTATTCATCTATGCGATCTTGTATACTGTAGCTATTCGCACTCCAGTTGTGTGCGGATCTAATATCCACGGAAGTCCCAATGTTACGTTCCATTGCTTTGAGACACAAGGTCAGAGTCACTTCGTTGAGATTGATGATGAAAAGAAAGCGATCCAGTTTGTCGCTAATCTTAAACCTTATAACCATGCTTATGATTTAGAAAACGGTGTACCTGATAACACAAGGTTTATTTTAGGATTGACAGCTCAAACATATACGAAGATCGATGGCAAGTGGACAATGATCAACGAACATAAGGTAGGAGATACTAATGAGTAATTATGATTGTGAAGCATGTAAACCCAAGGTAACTAAGACCTGGAAGCAGTTTTTCCGAGAGGTATTTTGTATCCATCACTTCGTATACCTTAAGAATACTTACCTACGAAATGAATGCCACAAGTGCAAGTTAAGCTTTGAGGAATACGTGCGATGATTATCTTCATATGGCTTCTTGTTGGATTGTACATTGGGTTGCTGATTGGTATTGCACTTGGATCATCTAAAATTGAACGCTTGTACAAACCATTGATGGATATGGATAAGAAACATACTGATTATTGGTTTGAGAGCTATATGAAGCTGCTTAAAGATTACAATGAAATGACGGTGTTATATATTAAAGAAGCAACAAAGAACATCGGTAAATGAAAACACCACTACTTTGTAGGATGAATTTTCATTGGCGAATGAAGATATTGCATAGCTTGTTCATTGATATCGTGAGCGGTGCAACTGTCTTTGAAGCTGTTTGTCCCTGTGATAGACATTGGATGATTGATTCACTTCATGGCTTTCCCTTTTTTAAGGTCTCATTAGATCGTGATTAATGGATAGCACAACAGCAATTGCTGCAGTAGTACTAATCGGAGGAGCAGTGTATGTTGGCTTGCATATCCTGTTTGATAAATGAATACCTATAAACCTCTTCATTTGATTACAGTAGATAAGAATGGTGAAAAGAGTTCTGTTGTTATTAGAGAATATGCGTTATATAATATAGATGTATCAAAGATGATGCTGAGTGGTGAATACAAGTCTGTGATAGTAGAAGAGATTCCAGCATATCATCTTTATATGTGGGATGGGTTTTACCTTGAACACGATGGTTCACGATTTGTTGCACATGATCTTAGAGTTAATGAAGGAATGCACTTTTCAGGTGAGACTCAAAGAATAGTTTATAATCAAATTGAGAATTGCTTACATGAACTTGCTTTAGAAGAAGAGAAGGAACGGGTACGTAAAGCAACTCAACTTGCAAGAGAGAAGGCACGCAATGAAAGATCTTAAATACATTTTAAAGGGCTTAGCTTTCTTCACACTTTACGTGGTAGCCTTTTTACTGATGATAAAAACATTGTGGTTTCCACTGCTTGCCATAGTTATTGGTGGATCTTGGTTAATTGGGAGAACGATAAGCAAATGAAAAAGTGGACAGCTAAAGAAAAGAAAGCATTAGCAGCTCGCAACCTCGCTATTAATGAGCTTATCTATGATCTATCAGCTCTTAAGCAACGAGCGATGAAGCTAGAGCTGTATACGTCGTTTCATGCCATTGACGCAGCACTCAGTAAGCTTGGTTGGCAATACGCTAATATCTTAACTGAACAACGAAAACAAGGGATAATCCAATGAGCGATAAACCATGTCAATGTAAATTCTGTATCGATTATAAACGATTTAAGCATGTCCTTCCCCTAATTCCATTAGAGCATCGTGAATGGTTCGAGTCCGTCTTCGATAGCCGTTGGAATGCAGAGGAAGAGCTTAGTTATAAAGCAGCAGTGCTTGATGGATCTTGGCCTGATTCAGTTGAGATCTTGTCTCATCATCTAGAGAATGCACGTAGACTTAGGGCAGTTGAAGAACCTGTTGCTCCTCAGGTCTACGATCACTCATGTGATGTTGTAGATATTTCAGATGGTCCATGTGGAGATCCTTCACACGATGAAATTGATCCACCTATTCAAGAATGTGATAGGGCTGAAAGATGTCCAGAAGATAAAGATGGTGGGTTTCTAGTAGAACGAGTTAATAGCTTAACTGGTAATACATTCCTTGGTTGCTCTGAGTTTCCAGAGTGTAAGTACACTAAACGTGGTGGATCGAATCCAGCTCCTGTTGTTAGCTATCCAGATCGTTATGATTATGAAGATGAGGATATGGAAGATGATGGGTTCTTTGGTGGAGATCATGCAGGAGATTTCTTTTAATGGAAAAGATCTTTAAGCTTATAAGTAAGTATTGGTTTCTAATCTCACTGATTGGCACGTTAGCTAGTACGGCTGTTACAGAAGCTTGGTATTTCGTGGGACGCATTGAAAAAGGTGAAGCAGCTTTAGCTACACTTCAATCTTGGGTTGGAGATCATGATGATGCTATTACAGCTCAGCATGATGATCTTACAAAGCTTAAAGAAGACGAACGTCTTCGTGAGGCTGGCTTGCTTAAATGACATTCTTCTGTAAAGAGTGCGGAATGAAAATACCATTTGATCCTGTCTCTGAAGATCCAACGTCTTCATCAGGTGCGTGTAAAGTTTGTGGAAGTCATAAATGGGTAATATATGATTGAGATCAAAGCACCTAATACTTATCTGCTAATCCCGAAGCAGCAGCGCATCTTTCTTGCAGGTTCAATAGAGATGGGTAAGGCTGACAACTGGCAATCTCGTCTATCTAAAGCGCTTGAGGACAGAGAAGGATTGATCCTTAATCCTCGTAGGGATGATTGGGATTCATGCTGGGTGCAGACTATTGAGAATCCCCAATTTAGACAGCAGGTTGATTGGGAACTAACTGCTATGGAAGATGCCACCAATATTGTAATGTATTTCGATCCTACCACAAAATCCCCAATATCCTTAATGGAATTGGGACTTCATGCACGATCAGGTAAACTCACCGTTTGTTGTCCTGATGGCTTTTGGCGTAAGGGCAACGTAGATATTGTTTGTAAACGCTACGGTGTTCCTATGGTGAATAGCCTTGAGTCACTCCGAATCTAATATCTGTATTTGCGGTCATGAACACGATCGCCACGGAGCAAGTGGTTGTCTTGCCTGTTGGAATGCTGGTAAGTATCCTCGATTCTCGTTACGATTTAAAGCTTCCTCTCATAATTTTAAATTAGACAATCTTAAATACCTTGAGGCATTAAGTGTTAATAACAAGAGTGTGTGATTGCAACCATCCTGATTGGATGCATCATTATTATAGACAAGATCTAGTATTAGAATGTGGCTTTTGTACTTGCACTAAGTTCTTTATGAACAACCTCAAATCATTGGAGTATTCAAGTGCAGATCGTACGCATTTGTAAGTGCTCGCACGAGGAGTTCAATCATAACTTTAAAGAGAGCATAGCGTGGCAATATGCTGGATGCTTCATGTGCCTTTGTGATGAGTTTAAACCAGACAATCTGTTGACACTGGAGAAGGCAATTGGACCTACTGTATCCGTGCAAAAACTGCAATCATAATTACGAAGATCATATCATTGGTCTTCATTGCGCAATCTGTTGGGCTGACAAAGGATTTTACGCAAGCATGAATGGATTTATGGTGGCTGCAAGCATTTGTACTAAATTTAAAGGTGACAACCTAAGATACTTAGAGGATAGGCTTAATAATGATAGATAACGATTATCCCTGTAGCTGTGGTCATCCGAGAGGATGTCATGCTATGGAGGAAACTAACGTATTTAAGTTCTGTGGTAAACCAATTTGCAGGTGTAATGATTATGTGCAAGACAATCTTAGATACCTGGAGATGCAGAGTGAACGATAACTTCATATGTAAGTGTGGTCATCGAAACAAGATGCACTCAACCGTTGAGGATGCTATCAAGGGATATGGGATCAATGGTCGTATCTGTTTTGAGTATAAGGATTATCCAAATCCCACTACAAATGAAAAGATTTGCATGTGCCCAAATTTTGAACCAGACAACCTAAAGACGTTGGAGTTGTTAAACAATGTTAAGTAGAGAGTACCCATGCAAGTGTGGGCATGCTCAAAAGATACATAATTTTAATGGTGATTGGTTGTTTCAGTGTGCTGGCTTTGTTGAGAAGAATGGTAGCATTTGTCCATGTCAGGTCTTTAGACCTGATAATCTTTTATTTATTGAAAAACTTTCAGACGGGGGGTTTACAAATCAATGAAACGCTGGTATGATTATCCTAAGTATTTAGCGGAAGAGCCTTGTCGCTATTGTCCGCATAATGCTAAGTTCCATATTAACGTTAGGGATTTTGGCATGGACAATCAGAAGATAGGCTTTGGAGAATGCTCGTGTCGCAAGTGTCCAGGTTATGCACCAGTGGATAATCTTAAGTACTTGGAGATGAAAGCCGATGAGCGATAGCTATTGGAAACAAGTCGTTGATTTTATAAATAAGCACGAGATCGGACACGTTATCAAACGGTCTGATCTTCAACAATTTGCTAGGGTCAAAGGTATTTCCCCTGGAACCGTTGATGGTCATCGTAGCATGATGTTGATCGGTGGATTCTTACGTCCTGCTGGTCGTGGGAAATATGAGGTCTCATCTAAAATTCCTGAAGGTACATCGACAACTGAGATGTACATGCTCAAGAAGGGTGATCGCCTAAAATATTTAGAGATGGTTGTTTCACGTAAGGAACGCACGAAGCGTCGCATTGAACAGAAACAGGTTGAGGATGCTCTTCGTGAGATTAATACGAAGATTGTCACTGAAGCTATCTCTCAAGCGTGCCTAGAATGTAAGGGATCATTTCCTAGAGTGGCTATGACGTTTTCCTATAGGCAAACACCTTCGAGACATAAAACGCTCTCTAAGATGATCCTTGGCGAAACATCAACCTTACTTACTGAGCTTCAGAAATGCAACGTCGTTTGCATGAACTGTCATTTAATTAAATACAGTGTTGGAAGACTAATATGAACGAGAAAACCCTAGCAATACTCAAGCAGGCTAAATTAGAAAACCGATTATTCTTTTACAGCTTCCCAAATCCAACGAAGCAACCTCATAACGGGATCGAATTATGTTTGGACTGTGATACGATCCTAATACATGAGAGCTTCAGGGACACCGTAGAAAGCACAATACTTAGTTAGTGTCAAATGAAGAAGTATCTTTAGACCCTTATATTATATAGATCTATAGAGAGAATAGATACTTCTTCATTTGGCAGAAGGAAAGAATCATATGGAAATGAGTAGGAAAGAATACAAGCGACAATATTATTTGGATAATCAAAAGAAGATCATCAAACAGAGTAGAAAAGATTACAAGAAGAATAGAAAAAAACGCTTGTCAAATAAGCGAAATTATTATAAAGATAATAGAGAGATTATTTTGGGGAACAAAAAAGTGAAATCATTAGCCTTTAGAGGTCATGCTCATTCTATTTGGTCTGCAGTAAGGAAGTATGCTAAACGCTGGAAACTTCCTATGTGCAACTTTGATGAGTTCTATGCTAATTGGACCGTTGATGATCCTAAGTATCAGCAGCTCTATGATGCTTGGGTTGAGTCAGGTCACAATGAAAACTTGTCCCCAGTCGTAATGCGTAAGGTTAAGAAAGATGGATACGTTCCTTCGAATTTGGATTGGGATGTCAAGAACAATTATAGTTGGTGGAATGAGGATAGTAAGGTATTCAAAGAGGTTGAATTTGACCTTAATGAGATTCAGAAGGCTAAGAACAAGTCAAATAAAGAATTCCGTAAAAAGCTTCGTGATGAATGGAAAGCAAAGCTGAAAGCTAAGAAGCAATGATTTGTTTTACCTGTGGTCATAAACGAGAAGAGCACTCAGTAGCGCATCATGATCCTACGACAGTGTGGTGTTCTGAGTGTTATAGGTTTGGTGTGAATAAGAGAAAAAATAGTTTTTTTAAGCATCCATATGTTGGTAATTTAGAGTATTTAGAAAAGAAGTCATTGGAGAAAAAGAATGTCGCTTGATTGTTGGCATGATCAGTGGGCTGGTAACGTTGACGGTGCTAAAGCAACGTTGGAGCTTGGTTGCTTTTCAAATCCTAACTCAGATGGCGTCGATGAGATGCACGTCTTTCAATTAAGCGACGGACGTTATGTCGTAGTGTATGAGTCTGGGTGTTCTTGTTACGATTATTCTGACGCACATTTAGAGATCTTACCATTGTCTGCAGCGATAACACAATATCAAGATTACAAACGAAAAAATGGTGGTATCTTTACGAATTTAGAATTATTAGAAATTAGATCGATTGAGAAAGAGGAGCGAGACAATGAGCCACGTTGTAAGAACTGCAATTCCTAAACTCCATCGAGATTGGGACATTAAAGATTTATTTGGTGCCTCAAACGTTCAAGATATTCAAGCCAAGGTAGCGAAATACCTTGCAGATCCAGACGTTGTAGAAGATGGAGATAACCTGTATATCTATTCCCCAGTGAATGGAAATGGGAAGTCTCGTATCGCTAATTATGTCTTACAGCAGCTGCATCAACCGCGTCTTGATTCAGAGGGTAAGGTTGTCATTCTTCCTATCGCTCAGATTAAGTTCGGTGAATACCTAATCAGTCGCAACCAGTTTACAGATGAAGCTATTGCAGATCGTAGGCTTGCAATGACTGTGCCAATTCTATTGCTTGATGATGTTTCTCCTGCATTCTGTTCTAGCAACCCTCATAATGATAAACGTGAGCTTACGCTCTTGATGTCACATCGTCGTGAGGATGAGCATATCACGATTATCACAAGCAACCTTGATCCACAAGCGTTTGAGAAGACATTTGGTATGACAGCTGCATCAAAGGTATTAGAGAATTTCAACTTTATCGAGGTTAAGGGTGAAGATGTTCGTGATATCATTTACCCCGATAAGCTTGTTAATGAAGTATTAGAGAGAGGCGATAACCAATGAGCCATCATTTTTTGTACGGAGTTTTCGTAACATTTCCAACAATCCTCGGTGGATTCTTGTGGCACCATCGTAGATTCCATAGTAAAGAGTATGCTAAGCTGATTGATCTTCAAGATGCACCGTTTAAGTTTAAGATCATATTTGATGATGGTAATGACTACGCCGTCTTTGACTTAGGTGGTGGCACAACACTCTGGTGCGATTATAACTTTGGTATTAAGAGCGATGGAGTTTACGGTGTCAATGAATTAAAGCTTGCAGGTCTCAATGGACGACGTCGTGGTAACGCAATTACACTTGCTATTGGGCAAAGCATCTTTCCCATAATTAAAAATATGGATGCTTTCGAAGCTTGGGCTAATACTAAAGCGTTTGAGTTTAAATGGGAACAGAATTTTAGGGAAGTCTGGGACGATATGAAAAAGAAACTAGATAACCTTCGTATCCTTGAAACTAAGAGTAAAGAGAAAGAAAAGAAGTCTAAATAATGGATACAACTGATTGGGGCTGGAATATTGAAAAGATTGCTGAAATGCTTAAAGGACCTAAACCTCCTAAACAAAAATACATTATTACAGATGATAAAGAAGAATTTCTAAATAGGCTTGAAGCTAGGGCTAAGTTTGTTTTAAAGAATGTACCAGTTGATAATCTAAAATACCTTGAAGAGTTAGATCGTGTAAAGGCTGTTCGTGCTGGAGCAGATATATTTGAAACATTTCCCATTCTAAAAGAATGGAATGAGAGACCTGAATGTTAGACTATCCTAAAAGTGATGCGATGTGTCGTAAATGCGGACATATGGTTAGTCATCATGCAATCTATCTTCGTATTGAACAAGGCGGCATTACTCAATCATTTATAAAGATCCTTGAGATGGTTCCTTGTGATTCATATATGCAAGGACAATTCAGTGTGAGCTCAACTAAGTGCGGATGCCTTGATTATCAACCAATGGACAATTTAGAATATCTTGAACTTAAGGCTGAGCAAGCCGAGATAAAAATCCGTGAACAGGATAAAGATTCATGGTAGAATTAATTTGTAGCTGTGGTCATTTAGATAAAGAACACGGACAATTCGGGCTTATCTGTCAGCGTGAGGATATATACCGTCCAAAAGCTGCTTGTCCGTGTAATGTGTTTATCCTAGATGATCAGCTGTATGCAGAACAAATGGATAAGGAATATTATGGCAGTCGCTAAGGATTTTCCTTGTAAGGTCTGTAGGCATTTAGCCGAGCGACATTACGTTAATATTTCAACAGGTACTGGAGTTTGTACTGGATGTCAGATTGATGAACCTGGTTATACAGATGATAGGTTTCATGATTTTGATGGGGACAACCTAGCTTTTATGGAATTGAAGAAAAAGAAACAGGAGCTTCTAAATGAGCAAGCCTGAAAAAGATAGCCTTGGTGATCGTATGAAAAACTACGAGAATGCCTATCGTTTCCATTTGTCTGGAAGACTTCCATTGATTCTTAGGATTGATGGTAAGGCTTTCCATACATACACACGTGGGTTTATTCGTCCATTTGATCCAGACTTCATGGAGCTCATGCTTAAAACAACCCAAGCACTTTGTGAAGGTATACAAGGCGTGAAGCTTGCTTATTGGCAATCAGATGAGATCAGCTTGTTCATTACAGATTATGATACATTGACAACCCAAGCGCCTTATGATAAGAATCTTCAAAAGCTTGTTAGTATCTCAGCAAGCATTGCCACTGCAGCTTTTAATTATGAAGCTGAGAGAGCAAACTTACGGATGTTCGAGTATCGTCAAGAAGATAAGTTTAAGCCTATGGCTCACTTTGATTCTCGTGCGTTTATTCTTCCTCACGCTGAAGTGTGCAACTACTTCCTGTGGCGACAACAGGATGCCACTAGAAACTCCATAAACAGCGTAGGACAGTCTCAATTCAGTCCGAAGCAGTTACATGGTCTGTGCACGGATGAAGTGCAAGAACTGCTGTTTAAAGAGAAGGGGATCAATTGGAATGATCTTCCTGTAATTAACAAACGTGGTGCTTGCGTAATTAAGGGTGTTGATGGTTGGTATGTTGAGAAGAATATACCTGTTTTCAGTCAAGATAGGGAATTTATAAATCATCACGTAAATATAGGAGATTAATAGGGGGTTGACAAAACACCTTTTATCTGTTATAATAACTCTATGGTAAACAAGTGGGATAAACGATTTATGGAATTGGCCAAGCTTGTAGCAAGCTGGTCAAAAGATCCAAGCACTCAAACTGGCGCTGTAATTGTGCGTCCAGATCGTACTATTTTAGCAGTGGGTTATAATGGTTTTCCTAAAGGCATGAGTGATGAACCTCATCTTTATGCTAATCGTGAATTGAAGTATTCACGGATAGTTCACTGTGAGATGAATGCTGTTCTGAATTCTAAGCAGTCAGTTGAAGGATGTACTCTTTATACATACCCATTTGCTTCGTGTGATCGCTGTGCTGTGCATATGATTCAAGCAGGTATTAAGCTTGCTGTGTTTCCTAAGCTTCCAAAGAAATTAGAAGCACGTTGGAAAGAATCTGTAGCTAAAACTAAATACTATTTTGATGATGCTAAAGTGAAATGGAGAGAGATCTAATGCGTTGGGAGGAAGAGGTTCGCGAGAAGTGCAATGCTCTTTTTGAAGCACGCAATAGTTTGCCTCGATTTGATCGTACGCCTGAGGAAGAGAAGCGTTTCAATGATCTTTATCTTCAAGCGTATGCACTGCAATGGGTATTAGGGATTGAAAAGGACTGGTCAATTTAATGAGTGATAGAACATTTAGATTTGAATTAGTGAGTGTTGATAATAGCCTTTGGGCAAGAATAAAACTTTTATTTACTGCGAAGCATAGTTTGATTGTTCATGGTAGGTATTTTTCTGCTGAGAAAGCTTTTGCTCATATGGATTTGCTACGGACTCAGGGAAAAGCTGTTTATATTTTAGATACTGAGAAGAATCAACTCGTTTCAAAAGGTAAATAATGGAACGCAAGCTTGCATCTATTCAAAAGGTATTGGATATTCAACCTATTCCTGGAGCCGATGCTATCGAGGTTTTAACTGTTCTTGGCTGGAAAGTTGTAGCCAAGAAGGGCGAATTCAATATCGGCGACCTGGTTGTATACTTTGAGATTGATTCAATTCTTAAGGAAAGTCCTGAGGTTGAGTTCCTTCGTAAATCTAGTTTTAGGATTAAAACGATTAAGCTACGTGGTCAGGTATCTCAAGGTCTTTGTCTTCCTTTGTCTATTCTTCCAATTCCTCAAAAGGTTCATGCTGCTATCCCAGATGCCTCAATCATTTCTGATTGCAGTCTAAAGTTTGATTATAGTGAAGGCGATGATGTTACAGCCATGCTTGAAGTTGAGAAATACGAACCTTATGTTCCAGCTCAATTATCTGGAACGGTTAAGGGAAATTTTCCCTCATTCTTGTCAAAGACAGATGAGATGCGCATTCAAGCTGTTCCCGAGTTGCTATTTAAGCATCAGCTTAAGAAGTTCTATGTCACTGAGAAGGTTGACGGTTCAAGCATGACAACCTATTTTAAAGGTGATGAATTTGGTGTGTGTTCTCGTAACCTAGACCTTAAGGAAACAGAGGGCAATTCATTCTGGAAGGTTGCTCGTGAGCTAGATCTTGAGAATAAGTTGCGTAGTTTCCGTCGTAACATCGCTCTTCAAGGTGAGTTGCTTGGTCCTGGAGTTCAAGGAAATAAGTACAAACTAGATAAGCTTGGTTATCACATTTTCAATGCCTATGATATTGATACGGGTCTTCACTTTAACTATGCTGATCTTAGCCAGATCGTTGAATATCTTGGACTTACTCACGTTCCATTCATCTCTGATTCCTACGTGTTGCCTGGAACGGTTGATGAGCTTGTTGAGTATTCTAAAGGTAAAAGCCTATTGAATAAAGACGTCCACCGTGAAGGCGTGGTGTTTCGTCCATTGATCAATGAATACGAAGAGGAGCTGCGAGGTCGATTGAGTTTCAAATGTATCAATCCTGACTTCCTGTTAAAATACAATGAGTAGAATTTGTACTTGTAAACATACGAAAAGTAAACATTATCGCTATCAGTATAGTGGCAAAGATATTTCAATATGGGATAAAAAAGATATTAATGAAAAAGGCACACGTGTTACTATTTATGGATATTGCGAGAAATGTAGGGTTGGAAAGTGTGAACAATATACACCGATTGATAATTTGAAATATTTGGAGTCAAAAATATGAGTAAAGAATTGCTGTGTGAATGCGGTCATCGAAGAGAAGACCATGAAAGATTGCTCCCTCATGACTATGAGGATTCTTGCTTAAAGTGTACGGCGAATGCCTATCATGACTATAAAGCAACTGAGTTTTGACAATGAGCCGTGTGTTGCGTGTGAGCATCCAAAAGGTCGTCACGGACCTGAGTGTTGGGCTTATGGATTATTGGAACCAAAATGCAGGAAGCATTGTAAGCAGTTTAAGAGGGATAATTTAAAATGGCTAGAAGCACAAGTGAAATAAAGGAGAATCATGATTAAACCTAACATGGCAATCGTTCCGAGTATCTATGAGAAGTCCGCTAACGGTACAATATCCTATGATATCTTTTCCAAACTGTTATCAGATCGTATTGTAATGGTTGGCGGTGAAGATATTACAACGGAAGGTAGCAATTTATTGATTGCCCAGCTTCTATATTTAGAATCCTTGGACAATAATAAACCCATTCAGATGTATATCAACTGCCCAGGTGGAAGCGTGTTAGCAGGATTAGCGATTTATGATACCATGCAGCATTTGAAGTCTCCAGTTGCTACGTTAGTTATGGGTCATGCCATGTCATTCGGGTTAGTTTTGTTGGCTGCTGGAACAAAAGGGATGCGTTCAGCGATGCCCCATGCTCGTATCATGATGCACCAACCCTTGATCCATGGCGGTGGTATCTCTGGTCAAGCCACTGATATTGAGATCGAAGCACGTGAAATGGTTTACCATAAGAATTCATTAGCTCAGATTTTGGCTGATCATACAGGTCAACCATTTGATAAGGTTCTTGCTGATGGTGAACGTAACAACTACTTCTCCTCTCAACAGGCTCTGGAGTATGGTTTCGTTGATCGTATTGTATCCCCAGCTAGAGATCACAAGAAGGGAACAGGCAACACGTACTTTGACGAAAAATAAGTGTTATTATAACGGATAATCTGTTATAATAAATAGAGAGGCGCAAGGCGGAAATAGAGCCATTATCCCACTTGGGAGCTGAAGCCTGTTTCGTCGTGGGTAAACGAAACCTTGCTCTTTTAAACGATTCGAGAACACTCCCACAATCAGGGAGAGATGCGGTTGGACGAATCCGCTGGTTAGGACTTCAAATCCTAAGCATAGTTTAAATACGTATTTTTAAGGAGATTAACATGGCTGATGAAATTAAACCAACAGAGATTCAACTAGAACCAGTTGTTAGCTCAAACATTTCCGCTGCTGGATTTGATGCTCAATCTGGTACGATGCGTGTTCGATTTAATAACGGTGGAACATATGACGCGAAGGGTGCAACCCAAGCTGATTATGACGATTTTAAATTAGCTAAAAGCAAAGGCGTTCATTTCAATAAGATTCTTAAGCAGGCGTTTGCTTGGTCTCGTGTTGAGAAAAAAGGATAATTATGATGAACCAAGTGTTGTTTTACGGATGTTTAGTTTTAAATATTACATTCGCTATAATTAATTTTTACCAGGGTTCTTATGTTTGGGGATTGGTTAGTGCTGGTTTAGTTGCTTGGCAGCTGAATCAGTTGTTTTAAATAAACTAAAAGGAGCTTAAAATGGAATCATTACTACTACAAGTAAGCACGTTGCTGTTGTTGGTGGTTGTTGCTCTTCAGCGTCGTCAGCTTGCCGCAATTGAAGTAGCTCGTCGTAAACATACACGCTTGCCTCGCTAAGATGATTTGGTGGATGGATGCAAGGGAATTTAAAAGTCCTTGCCGTGTATGTGGTGCGCATAGAGTACAAGGATATCATTGGATTCCAAATGATATAGTTGGACCAACAGGTACTCAGAGTGAATCAGCATGTAAAGAAGAATGCAGTCCCTCTGATAATCTAGAGTATTTAGAGTGGTGTGCAAAACGTAAGGAGCAGTTGAATGAGCGATGATGTTATCAAGAATCTAAAAGAGCTTTCCATTGCATATGAAAAGCATATTTCAGAAATTAGGGATAAGATTCGTATCCTCGAATCTGTTCCTAAAGCGCAAGCGTTAGTTGGGAAATGCTTTAAATATCGAAATAGTTATTTTTTTGGTAGACGTCGTAGGGGTTGGATCTACAAGCGTATAGTTGCTGCTGCTGGTGAGCATGTAATTTCAGATACATTTGAAGTTCAAGGTGAAACAAAACTTGAAGTATCATTTGGTGAATTAGATTACGTGAGCAGGTATTCAAATAATAGTTTAACTTCTATTTCACCACGAACGTATTTTAAAGAGATTGATGCCTTATTAAAGGGTGTTAGAAAAAGGGGATTTTATGGCAAAAAGAAAAAACGTTGAACCTAAAACTGTTTGGGAATACATTGATTGGCTTTACTTGTCCCACCGTTTAACAGCTGAGGAACACTTAAAGCTTAAGGAACATGCTCTTAATTTAGAACTACAAAGTGAGATCAATACATTAAGGAATGAAGGTCTAGTAGGCGAGGGTTGCTAATGTATCGTTTAGAGCAGTTTATCTGGTGGCTTGTTGAGAAGCTTATGCACTTGGCTTGGACGTTGAAGGATAGACGTCTTGAAGGTTATGCCAGAAAACATAAATAGACACTGTATTAACTGTCTACGATTTGAGAAAGAACATCTTAATCTTGGCAGTATGATGCTGTGCCCAACAGAGACACCTGGTGAATATTACACAGCTGTTGAATTTGTTCCAGCCACTAATCTTGAGTACTTGGAGAAAAAAGCAGATGAAACTATACGTTGATGATCTTCGCCGTTGTCCAGAAGGTTGGACACTTGCTCGTAATAACACTGAAGCTATCCGTCTTCTGTCTACGGGTTATGTAGAAGAGATTAGCATTGACCACGATATTTGTGTTCCCTTTTCAGGTGAATTATCGGACAGTGTTAAACGGCGCCTTCAGATCGGACAGGAAACATTCCAACCAGTTGCCTTTTATCTCTCTGTTATGCCTGAATCAATACGTCCACAAGTGATTAAGTTTCATACAGCAAATCCGCTTGGTGCAGAGAAAATGATGGGAATTCTTAAAGCTGCTGGAATAGAATCTACATATGAACAGGGTAGCTATAATATTGAGTTAGATGATGATATAAAGGATGAAGGATTAATATGAAAAAAATACTTTTACTTGGTTTGTTATTAGGATTAGTTGGATGTGAAAAGTCTACATACGGTGGTCGTCCACATCAGATTTTGTGTGTAGATCCAAACAACAGCAAGATCAAGACTATAGACATGATCGTGCCTGGAGATGTGATTGTGTTTGTTTTGAAAGGCAAAGAACCTCTTGTTGCTTATAGAGATGATGATAAAAAGACCCAGATCATTAGATTGAAAGATAACGATTGCGTAATTGATTAATGAAAGTAGAAGTCTATTCTGATGGTAGCGGTACAACTAAGGATAAACCAGGTGGATATGGTTTTGTAGTTGTGGTTGATGGAGTTAAATCTTATGAAGGGTCTGGTCATTTAGATTATGCTACCAATAACGATTGCGAGCTTGAAGGTGCTATTGAAGGACTTTATTCGCTTCATGCTAATTTGGACCGAGAAGAGTTAACAGACGTTTGGCTTGTTTCAGATAGCGAAATTACCTTAGGTTGGGCGGACGGAACAAGAGCGTTTAGACAGGAAGAGAAGATCCTCAAGTATCAACAGCTTAGAAATTTAATGGCTGATTTTAAAGCTAAGACTCGTTGGGTACCAGGTCATGAAGGTATAGAGTTTAACGAACGATGTGATAAGTTGGCTAACGCAGCACGGAAGAATGAGGTAATATCGTGAAACGAGTATTGAATTCAGGCACTATTAAACTTCCCTACGTTAAGGGCACTGAAAAAGATGAGATTACGTTCACTTTTGAGATCAAAGCACCTTTATTGACCTTTCTAGCGTTCAGGGATTCAAATCTAGGCACCTTAAATCATTTAGCCGAGCTAGATCACCCTTTAGCTTACGTGCCTGCTGAATTCTATAAGAAAGATGATTCTGGGTACACTGCGATTGACTCTAAGCAATGCAATATTTATAGTACGAAGCTTTTTAATTTCTACAATGCGGCTTTAAACTTCCATAATAATTTGCTTAAAGAAGGTCTTTGTCTAGAGCAAGCTGCACTTGTTCTACCACAAGGGCTATTCCTTAACTTTTTATGGGAAATTACCCTCACTGATTTGGTTGCATACATTGAACAGCATTATAGTGATTCACCAGAAATCTATGGATATTGTTCAACATTTGTGTTATACTTAGAAGAGCACGCACCAGAAATGATAAAATCTCTTAAGGCAACCAGGTGGCAAAACTTTAGTTTATGATCAAAGTAATTGGTATATGCTGCGCTTCAATTGCCTTATTTTTTGAGTTCTCAAGCTACTGGAAACAAATTACAAAAACCCTCCGTTCAAAGCATTCAAACCAAGTATCCTCTTCCGCATACCTATATAAGATGGCTAAGATCTTTTTCAACCTTATTAATCTAGCTATATTTGCAAACTGGGTAGGGTTTGGCATGGAGTCAGCAGCCTTGATTATCTGCATGATGGCTTTAACAGTTGTGGCTCATTTCAAACCTAAGGGTTGGAAGCTAATTCACATAGGTAAGTAACATGGCAACCATTGATCAAAATTCTTTTAAATCTCCCATCATTGGATTTGATCCAGTAACAAAAGGTAAATTTATAATTGAGACTGCTCATATTCTTTTAGATTATGACTGGGATGAAGAAGAAGTAAAGAATACACGAGCAAGTGGTTCTATATTGATTGATGGATGGGATAATCCTCTATTTGAGGCTGTAAAAGAACATCCATTACGAATCCAAGGGCTTGTTGCTTCTGTGATGTTTGGAACTGAAAAGAAATTTATTAGATTTAGTCAGATAACTGATTATGATATTGTAGATGATGGTATTGTTAAAGAGATAGGATTAGTACTTATATTCGATGTTTTAGATAATTTAGAATACATGGAAAATATCATTATATACAAGGATGAGCATCAGATATGAACACAGAACGTCCATGTATTTGTGGATGCTCTTTTGATGATCATGCAAAACTCTCTTTTAAAGGTTCTAAAGAAGATGTCTATTATTGTAGAGAGCATGTTCATAAACCAGGCTTTTGGTGTACGACTTATACCCCAGTAGATAATTTAAAGTGGTTGGAGATTAAGAGTCAAAATGAAAAAGGACAACAAGCATTGTAGTCGTTGTGGATGTCTTTGGCTTGATCATCCATCAGGTGCTATTGATGCAGAAACATATCTTGTTGTTCGTATAATGCTAGATAAGAATAATGGGAAGTGTAAGTGTAAGAAGTTTAAACCAATGGATAATCTTGAATTTATTGAATGGCTTGATAGAAATGAACGAATCTGTTAAAAAGATGTGCACATGTAATCATGCAGAATATCTTCACAGATATCATGAAGATACTTCATCACATGAATTATTGCTTAAGCTTGAGAGCCAGAAGGGTATAACTGTAGTCCGTCATCCGGACAAGATGGGTGTCGTTGGTTATCATGTTATGGATCGTGATCAGCAGCAATATTATACGTATGAAGCTGCATTTCAAGAAGCAGAGAAATTAAGAGCACAGTACAGTAAATGTCGTGATTGTCAGTGTAAGATTTTTAAGGTAGACAATCTTAAGTACTTGGAGGCATTGAGTGAGCGTAAAACCAGTTAGGTTATATATAGAACCAATTTTAAATAAGAAAGTTGATCTTGTTACTGATTTTACTGGACTAGATAACATTGCTGGTGATATGATTGAAACAATGCTTGCTTATAAAGGTATTGGGCTTGCAGCAAATCAAATTGGACTAAATAAGAATCTTGCAGCTTTATACATAGAAAACAAATCTAAAATTTTAGTAGTTGCGAATCTTATAATAACAGGGTATAGTAAAGAGGTGGACACATTGACAGAAGGTTGCTTAAGTTGCCCAGGTACGAATGTGAATGTTCCTCGTTATCTTGGTGTTCGTGTTGAGTGTCAACGACTTAACGGTGAAAAAGTTAATTTAGAATTTACAGGATTTGATGCACGCATTGTTCAACATGAAGCTGATCACCTCAATGGAAAACTTATTATAAGTCACTTGATGAAATTATGAAACATAAATTAGACGAAGCATTAGTAAAAGATTTTCCGTTGACATTTGCGCGCAATCCAACTGGTAAAGAACCTTGGTCTATGTTTGGATTTGAATGTAGCGATGGTTGGGAACCTTCTATTAGAAAGACCGCAGAGAAGCTTGAACCGCTTATTAAAGCTGCTATTGAGAAAGACCCAGAAGCACACGAATATGGATACTATAGAACTTCTCAACTTAAAGAAAAATATGGTACAGGTCGTTGGTATCTATCATCAGGAACAGAAGAGATGCACAACCTTGTTGAAGCTTGGGAAGAGGAAACAGCTACTATTTGTGAACAATGTGGCAAGCTAGGTGCGATACGCGGACATGGTTGGTTGTATACCGCATGTTTAGATCATACGAAAAAAGAAGATCTTGATGGGCTTGAGATCGTTGAAGAAGCATACAATAAAAGCGAGGATAAGAATAATGAATAAGTTTAAAGGATTGTTGTCTAATTTGCTATTGCAACTTGCTGCTCAATTGACACGATTGGCCAATAAATTAGTTGTTCCAGAGTTTAATATATTTGATTTAACTCAAATGTCCGATGGATCATTTGATACTTTTAAAGAAGGTATGGTCAGCAAAGACTATCGTGTACGTCATCAAGCTGCTACTAAACTTGTGAGCTGGTACTTGCTAGGTAATGGTCAACCAACTGTTGATGAATTGCAATTGGCTGCTCGTATTCTTTTAGAGGAATTTGATGTAAATGACGGTGATATATCAAGACTGGTTAATTGCTGGATTGCACAAGCTTCCGCGGCAACAGAAGACATTAGACTAAAAGAAGAGTTAAATGAGCAGGTGATTTATGATTATTTGCAGTTACGAAAATCCCAGATAATTGACAACACAACGAAATAACCTAAGGAGATATACAATGGCACGTCGATCAATCAGCGCAGAAACACGCACAGCAGTACTCGCAGCTGCAGCAGAACAGGGTCCAAAGCATTATGAAGCGATTGCTAAACAGTTTGGAGTTTCAGTTCCTACTATATACAATTGGCTCCGTGAGCTCAAACCAGTCACAGCAGAAACACCACTAGAAACAGCAGCTCAGTAAAATAACATGAAGGCGTTATTTCATGTCTTTTACAGCCTGACCTGTTTGCTGGTTCTTACAACCATCGGATTGGTAGTAACCAAGCACTTGGTTGTTACAGCTCAACGCAGAATGATTAATGTGGTCGATGATAATGATCATAATAAAGTTCTGTTTCAAATGCCTACAGAAACCATTGATTACGTAGTTAATTTTACTAAATAGGAGTTTCACCATGCGAGATGATACAGTTTACGGTTTAGTTCATCAGTTAGAAGCTAAAATTAATCAGGTTGCACAACAAGGTCAACAGATTGTTCAGTTCATTCAGAACTTTCAACAGGCCATTCGTTTGGATTCAACCGGGAAAGAAATTCGTCTCCTTGCCATTCAACGTTTGCTTATCAAAAAGAATAACATTACTGAAGCTGAAATGACAGAGATGTCTGGTGAGATTATTAAGGAAATGCAGAAAGAAGCTGAAGATGCAGCCGCGAAAGCTGCAGCTCCTGAAATCATTGTTCCAACAACACAACAGGTTCAGCAGGTAGCTGCAACACCAGTTGATGCTGCGGTAGTTCCTCCTCAAGCTTAATATGAGTGAGAAGTTATGCAGTGGATGTCAACATATTCAACTTGCCCATACAGGTAAAGCTGGGCAAGTCGAGGTCGGATTAGGAATGGCACTTTACTTGAGCCAAGGTTGGTGTTTACAGTGCTCAGGTGAAGTGAGATGTTTTCAATTCAAGGAGAATTAATAGGTATTTATGAATAGAAGTCATAAAAAAATATCTTGATCATCTTTGGTATTTAAAGAATAAGAAGAAAAAAAGCAGATGCACAAAGAGCATGGTGTAGAAAAAAAATAGACAGTATAAAAATAAACGTAGTAGATTATGGAATAAAGCAAATCCTGATAAACTTAGAAATATTAAATTGAAATACAAATACGGCATTACGTTAGAGCAATTTAATAGAATACGTAAACAGCAAGATAATAAATGTCTTATTTGTTTAGTATCTAGAAAACTAGTAGTTGACCATAATCATCATACTGGTAGGTTTAGAGGTGTAATTTGTGGTAGATGCAACACAAGACTACATGTATTTGACAATAAACAGTTGTTTAAAAGATTTATAGCTTACATAGGAGGAAAATTATAATGGGTGAATTTATTCAAAGAGATGCGCATGATCCGCTGTATGTTGCAGACAATCAGGGTATGAATGCTGAACAAGCCAGGATTTTTGCTGCTATGGCTGGTGTATCTACAGCAGCTAAACCAGTTGATCCAAAGTTTGCAATGGCCCAAATGATCGCTGCTCAAACAGGTAAAACTGTAGAAGAAGTATTAGCATTTATGGGTGGTTCAATTCCTACAGCAGTTTCGGAGGATAAACCTATCCTTGAGGAAGTTGGTGAGATTAAACCAGCCGCGAAGGTTGTTATTCCAGTTGCAGAAGTTCCTGGTGATGATAAATTCATCGTTACTGAGATCGTTGCCTTGGAAGATGCTTCTGAAGCAGATCTTAATAAGCTTGCTCTTGAAGAAGAGGAAGAGGAGAATGACTGGTCAGGTAAGATTCGTGTAGGCAGTAAGGTTAAGATCATCTACATGGTTTCTGCTAGCCGAATCAATTGGGTTGGTAAGAAGGGCAAAGTAACACGTATCATTGGAAACGAAGCTGCAAAGGTATTTGACGTAGAATTCCAGGGTGGTAAAATTCCCAAGATTCGTTTGAATAAAAAAACTGGTAAGCTTGAACGCGGTTATGAGAAGAAAGTTATTCGTAATACATTCAGTGAAGATCAGCTTGAATTAGATAGCTAAAAATGTCTAATAACATTACAGGTGTTACTACGTCATCAGGTTTATCCGGTTCATCATTGACATATAATGGTGCTGGAAATCTTGTTTGGGCTCCATCGTATACTGATAATCATAATGTTACTTTTTCTAAGCAAAACTTAGAGCAGTTATTTAGAGAGTTTCAATCAGGCAAGTATACACGCCGTTATATGGAAGTTTATCTTGAATTCATGGTCCTTAATGCTATGCTCGATAATCTAACATATCTAGAATACAAGCAATTAATGTCAAAGGAGTAGATATGAAAAGGATTCAACGTTATCATGTGCTATCAGTATTTGGGGATATGAAACCTCATAATTATACAGATTCTGTTATGATTGGATCTTTGCACATTGCTAATCCAGTTAATCGTAAGGAGATTTGGCCTGGTCAGAAAATCTCTAAAAAAATGTATTTTAGTACTGTATTTGAGAACATGCTTAAAGAGTGTTTTAACAGTGGTCTTCTCATGCTGGTTGATAATAGACGTACAGAACTTGCTCGTTTAGAACAATGTGGCCATAAAGAACATCCTACTCCAAATGGTAGGCTTTGTGTAACATGGCAAATTTCTCCACGCGATTACGACATACAGATTACATCAAAAGGTCGCGAATGCCTTGGTATGGAACAGATTGCTAGAGATGGTGATTATAGCTTCTATAAAAATTTTGACGGATCAATAGATAAAGCTAAACAGATCAATCCAGGCCTGTTTAAAGGTAAATAAGAATGCCATACGGTAAAGGTAATAAATACGGTCGTAGTCGTGTGACTCAAGAAAATGTTCAACCAAATCCCCCTAGTATTCCTACATTCATTTGTTCCCATTGTGGTAACATAAAGATTCAATCAGATAAAACAATAACCTTGACAGCTGTGAAAAATAGTGCTATATTTATATCAGGGCGTATTTGTGAAGACTGCGGTAAATTGTTACAGGATTGGGTTAAGAAATGAAAATCTATCTTCTCTGGTTTGTTGAGTGGGAAGATAGACATTGCTTAGGTATTTTTGAAACAAAAACTGAAGCAGAGAATTACAGAAAGTACTTCATTAAATATCCTGTAGATCAAGAATATGGTCCAGATTTAGAACACTTTTCAGGTAGAGCGGATTTTAAGAGTCGATTCAGGATTGAAGAAAAAGAAGTGGGTTCACCTTGTTTTCCAGTTGATAATTTAAAATATCTAGAAATGATGGAAGAAAAATGTACAGAAAATTCTTAATCTTAGTTGCCTTAGTACAACCACTCAGTATTCACTGGAGTAGTGAAGGCAATTATTTAGTTGATCAGAACGGCAAGCGCACTGAAGTTCATGGAAACCCTGAAATGGTTTGTCATGAAGGACTTGGAGATGTTTACGGTAGGTTTCAAAAAGCTAGAGGCCAAAAGATTTGGCTTATCAATGCTTCACGTTATATTGAGATAGATAAACCGGTATGCGACTTAGAGGGAGTTTAAATGGAATCGTCTAATACACGTTGTATGCTTTGTAATGGGGTTGCAGTGCAAGTGAGTGAGCAAGAATATCGATGTGTTGAGTGTAATTATTTGAATCACAGAAGTAAATGAAAAAGTACAAAAGCTATTGTAGATGTGGTGTTCCATTTCTTCCAGATAATCGACATGTTGCTGAATGGGGTGGAATTGAAGATTGCAAACCGTCTGACAATTTAGAGTATTTAGAGTTCGTCTTAAGCAAAAAGGAGAAACACGATGAAACCTCAAGACCAAACACACGATGATGAAGATGAAGAGCAAGCATCTAATCAGTTTAATCCGTTTTCTGAGTTTGAGGTCGAGACATATAAAGCCCTTTTAAAAGATCGTACAATTCTATATAATGGCGTAATTGACAAGAGCGTTATAGAACGTATTGTACTTCCTCTTGGGCGTATGGGTAATTCTAATAAACCCATTAAAATTATAATTAATTCTCCTGGTGGTTCAGTTGAAGATGGTCAAATGGTTGTAGACGCTATCCTTACATGCAAGGCTCAAGTTACTACAATTGCCCTAGGTCAAGCAATGTCTGCTGCCTTTGATATCTTTCTTGCTGGGGATAAACGTGTTGTTTACCCTAATACAATCCTAATGATGCATTCTGGATCTTCTCGATTCGAATATCAAACCCTTCCTCAGATTATGACAGAATCTGATCTTCATAGACGTTACTTTGAGAGATGGTCTGTTTGGTATGCCTCTAGAACTAATCTCCCTAAAAAGGATTGGTTCGTTATGTTGAATACTGGATTAAACTATTATTATTTTCCTGAAGATGCTTTAAAAGCTGGTATTGTTCACGAGATTGTAAAACCTGCTGTGAAGCGTAAACATAAGTAGATAACAATCATTGTCAAGTAGAAAAGTATAATATTTTGATGTATTAATAGGAGTTCTACGTTCTAATTTTGCTTTATTAGTAGATAACAATATGAAAGATGAGATTAAGATCAGAAAATCGTTTCCAAAAGATTTCGATCCAAACACAAAAATCCATAAGGTCAAAACAGACTACCAACGACAAAACAATAAGCAAGAAATTCAGAAAGCTTTGGAAGAAGCTGAACTGGATGATGCTGACTTGTCTTTTGACTGGGATAAGAAGTGAAAAAAACTCCAAAAGAATTAAAGATAAAAACTTGTTGGTGTGGGTGTGATGTTAAATATCATCTACACTACGTTGAGTACACAGGTTACGCATGTACTAATTGCGCTAAATGTAACGATTTTGGCTTAACAGCTGAGGAATAAATTTAAGGAGAATTACAATGGCAAAAGAATGGCTTGATAATATGATGGGAAATAAAATTTCTAAAGAGGCTATGGAAAGTCAGGGAACTGATAAACAAGATCATTTTGATCGTAAGGTCGTAGCTCATCCTTGGGTTAATGATGTATTAGATCTTGATCCTGTCACTGTTGAAGCCGAATATCGTGAGAAGCTAAAACAAGAGGCAATGACTCTTGGTAAAACAGCTGCTCTAGATGATGTTATCGCCGATGGTGTAACTCCTGAAGAAGTTATGAATCGTGATTATAAACGCGATGTATCAAGCCTTTCTGACTATGCTCTAGCCGAGATGTTGGCTGAAGCGCGTGGTCATAAAGCGCAGAATACAAGCGAGATGTTCTATGAATTGAAAGAGAAAGCGAAAGCAGAAGTAGCTTCCTCACGCGAGAAAGCAGAGAAGGCTCTGCTTGAGCTCATTCCTGATGCTACAATGCTTGACTGGCAGAAGGCTTTCAAACAATTTACAAAAGATGCAGTACCAGCAGAAGTCAAAGAAAAAGATTTATTCCGTACTGATGTTCCTGAGAAGGCGCATGACTTTGAACATCCTTCCGAAGATAAATTCAAATTGCCTAAAGATGCTGAGAAAGCAATCCCAGGTAATGGTCGCGAAGCCGATGAACGTAAAGAAGTAACCCAGGAAGCTGGAGTACTTCAGAAAGATATCGTAGCTGGTACAAGCAAAGAAGCTTCTATAAAAACTGCTTCTGGTGAATGTGGTGCAGGAGATATGATTCTCTCAGATCCAACAGGCTTATCTTGCGCAAATTGCGGAGCTCAAAAAGGTCCAGACGGTACAGTTAAGCATATAAAGAAAAATGCTGATAACATTTCTATTATGGATGCTGATAAAGTTGCTCCTCAACCTTTAGATGAGAACGTTATTCGCGAAGCCTTTAAGCAGATGTGTGAAGGTGGTGGCGAAGAAGTTATTCTAGATCTTTTGATGCAGTATATGCCTGTTAGCGAGATGCAGTCAATGTTGAATGATTTTAGTGACGAAGGTGAATGGACTCCAGATGAACAGCAGTATGAACATGCTGGTGTTCCAATGGCTGTTTCATTCTTAAAATTTCAATTCAATAAGATTGCGTCAGGTTGCCCAGTTTGTGCATCTATGGGTAAAGATCTTAATAACGGTCAGAAAGAACATATGGCATGTGAAGCTTGCGGTTTAACATATGCAAAAGCAAGTTTAGAAACAGAAGCTGAAACAGATTCACATAAGCTTAAACGTCTTCGTATGAAGATGAAAGAGCTAAATCCAATTAAAGATAAATCAGAATACGTAGATCATCTTGATCAGGTTGATAAACTTCAACAGAAGAAAGATGAGATCAAATCTCATGCTTCCAAAGAGGAAGTAATTAAGAAAGTTGCGGAGCTCTCTAAAACCGCTGAAGTTAAGAGTCCTTGGGCTGTAACAACTGATGAACAAGGCAATGAAGTTATTGCTCGTGTTGATCAACCTACTAATATCAAAGAATCAGAAGAAGAGATTACTACAGGAACTATTAAATCAGCTTCCCTTAAAACTGCAGCTGCTCCAGTTGCTCCTGCTGATAAAGACGAAGATAAAGATAAAGCTCCCGCAGATGCAGCACCTAAAGCAGAACCTGCAGTTGCTCCAGCAGCAGTTGTTGCACCAGCAGCTCCAGTCGCAGCTCCTGCCGCAGCAGCGGTTGTTCCTCCAGCACCAGCAGCTTCAACTGGTGATACAACTTCCCCAACTCGAACAAATACAGAAACAGGCGGATCAAGTCCCGGTGGTGCTTCAACCGGTGGTGTTGGTAGCGGAATTGGTGGCGCAGGAACCGGCGGTGCAGCAACAGGTGGAGCATCTACTGGTGGAGCTGGTACTGTAAATGTAACCATTTCTGGTAATAGCGGAACAGGTTCAAACAGTGATGGTGAGAAAGGTGAGCCAATTACAATTAATATAAGCAACGTTGGTGGAACTACAGACGCAGGTGATGTTGCCAGCGGTGATGGTCCTGGTAGTGCAGGTGAAGGTGGAAAAGGTGAAGGTTCTGGTGGTGGCGGTGGTGGTGCTTCTCCAGATGAACCACGAAATTTTAGTACATCTAAAAAAGATGAAAAGAAAGATGAATCAGATTCTTCAATGTTTGATAAAGATGACGATGCAGATAAAAAAGCTCCCGTTGATGCCACACCAGCAGCACCAGCTCCTGCAGAAGAAAAAGCTTCTTTAAAACCTCTAAACTTCGCAGCTTCTTGGATACGAGATCTATTAAAGTAACACGTTGTTAGGAAGTCTCAGAGTTGAGGTTCTTACAATGTGCTATCGTGACAAAAATAATACAGAACTTGATATTAATGATGTCATCGAAAAAGATGGCCAAAGATACATTATAAGATCTATTAAATCCTACCCATGTGCAACCGTTGCAATCGCTGAAAATATTATTGATAATAGCGTAGAAACGTTTCATTTACGAGATATAGTAAAAATATTATGATTCAAGAGGTAAAATAACATGATCGACAAGACAGCTGGCCTTCCTACACAGATTCGTAACCTTGAGAAACGTCTAAAAGAAATGGACGCATCAAAGGTTAAACCTGCTTTAATTAAAGAGATTACAGATACCATTAAGAATCTCAAAGACATGCTTAAGGAAAAGCAGGAAAAGAAAGAACAACGTGCGAAAGCCAAAGCTGAAAAACCTCAAGAGGTAGAAGCAGTTGCTGTTCCTATGGCAGGCAATATTGGTGCAACTGCACCTAATGCTGTTACCCCAAGTCAACCTGGTCAACCAGAAGCAACCCCAGATGATCAGAAAGTAAATTGTCCTCTTTGCGGTGGTATAACATTTAATGATCAAGCAGCATTACAGCAGCATATGGAATTTACGCATGCTTCTGATATAGCTCCTACAAATCCAGGTCAGAAGCTTGATAAGACTGTTGCTGCGGTTGATCCAAATGTAGTGAAGAAAGTTGAAACTGATCCTAAGCTTGCTCCCGGTGTTATTGTTCCTGATTCTGTAAAGAAGCACGATGATATCGTAGATCGTGTTGAGAAAGATCCTAAGATTGCTCCTCATATTATTAGTGATCAAGAACCAAAGGCTGAATTAGAAAAATTTGCAGTGGATGATAAGGTTGAACCTATTCGTGGAGCTACAGGTTCTTGGGGACATGTTATGCGTCCTTCTGGTATCAATGGCGATCCTCTTGTTTACGTTAAGTGGATGGATGGACCAATCAAAGAGAAACATGGTGAATACGGCGGATACTATATGCATGATCTTAAAAAGAAAGCTGAAGAGCCAGTTGCTGCTCCGCAACCTCAAGCAGAACCAATTTGTAAGAATTGTGAAAGTAATACTGAGAAACAAGGTGATTTGAAAGGCAATTATGAATCTCTTCTTAAGGATTTAAAAGAAGAGCGCGAAGCACATTATGCTCAAGGCAATCATTCCTGGACTGCTCGTCTAGATCAGAAGATTGTAGATCTTGAGAAAGCCATTGCTGAGAAGTTTGGTAACAATGATGTTCAAGCATCAGGTGGTAAATGTACTAATTGTGGAAACGACACAGGTGATACTAAATTTAAGACCTGTTCTCATAAATGTCAAATCGCGTTGCGTAATCGAGAATTAGGAAAAAAAGCTAGCGGAGGTCCTGAATTAATTCGTCAAATCACAAAGGCAACCTCCGGTCATGGATATGAAGCAACTGTATATGATTTGACGAATGGTCGTTTTCAGCAGCATGTTCCTCTTAAAATTAATGATACAAATGTTCGAATGAAACAACCAGAGAATGGTACATTTGAATTGAAGTACTCAGGTATGCCAGAATGGCGTCCAGTATTGCAACCTGAATTTGATCAATGGCTTGCTGAATGGAAAACTATCAATGAGACAAATAATCAGAAAGAAGGTGCAGCTGAGAATGTAAGCGTTCCATTAAAAGTGGGCGATAAAATTGTTGATAAGATTGAAGGAGCAGAAGGTTTTATTAAGGTTGTGAATGCTGATGGAACTGTTGACGTTCAAGAGAATACCTACAAAGGGGTTATTTATCGAGGCGTTGATCCTTCACGTTTAACTAAGATCGCTGGAGCTCAGAACGCAGAACACCTAACAATTATGGATCATTCCCCAGCGCAAGCTCAAGGTATTACAGAAGGAAAAGATGATGTTGATTCTGAATTTGAATCTGAACAGGCTGAACCAGCTAGATAATTTTATGTTTGATATAGATAGATGGATTAAGCAAAATAAAGATTATATTAAAGAATATCAAAAAAGATATTATGAAGCTAATAAAGCCAAAATTTTAGCTAGACATAATAAATATAATAATCAGCATGTTGATGAAATAAAAGTACAGCATAAAGAGTATAAAAAAAGAAATCCAGACATTGTAGTATTAACAAAGTTACGTGCGAATGCTAAACGTGGTTTACGCGAAGTATCTTGGGGACAAGAAGGAATAAAAGAATTTTATTTAAATAAACCTAAAGATTTAACTGTTGATCATATAATTCCTTTACAAGGTAAGAAGGTTTCAGGCTTGCATGTTAGTTGGAACTTACAATATTTGACACACCCAGAAAACAGTAGTAAGCAGCACAATTGTACTCCTAAAGAAGCAACCAAATTTTATGAAAAGATCTTGGTAGAAGCTGGATTAAAATAAGAGGATATTAAAATGATTGATAAAGAAGCTAAATTAAACCATATTGAACAGATTATTGACAAACTTGTTAAGATTGCTTCTAATAAGACTCTTCATTTACATGATGAGATCATTCAGGTTAAAGCATTGAAAGATGAATATTTTAAAATTAAAGCAGACCTAGATAATGCGCCTGTTACCTCTGCTACAAAATTGAATGTCCTAAAGCGCGAACTATTGGCGACCCCTGTAACAGAAGGGTACGATATTAGCGCTGATGGAAAAAAACTATTTAATATCAAGGGCAAAGATAGCCAGCCAATGAATAAGAAGCAATTAGAGTTTTGCTCAGAGATCGAGCTCACTCGAAATATGAAGAAGGCAAAACTAGTTGAGAAGATAGCTCATCTAGATGCTGGCTCTACGATCTTTATTATGGCTGAAGACAAAGCCGCTAGACGTGTCAAATTTGCCAGTATTGAGCATGGTGTCCGCGGATGGTGTAGTTCATCCAAGATCCAGCTAACGGCACTAGAAAGTCAACCTGTGAATCATAATGGGCATTCAGACAAGGTACTGGGACATTCAGGATCAGAGACCCTGTTAGATTGTACAGAGGGTGGACCAATGTGGGTTAGCTCAGCTGAATTGATGGAAGGCAATCGCCCACCAGCAACACCTGAATCCCTAAATGATTTAGAATCAGAAGTTACATGTCCAAAATGTAAAGGTGTTGGTATTCCAGGTCATGGCTCTTGTCCAGAATGTGGCGGTTATGCCACTGAGATGAAAGAGAGAAAAACAGCTACATTTGAACCAAGAACTTGCTCTTCATGTGGAAAAAAGTTTGATAGCTACTCATTATCACAAGAATATTGTAAAGAATGTAGAGCTAAAGAGGATGTTAAGAAAGCAGCTGCTAAAGAATGCGCTGATTGTCATGGAACATTTGAAGGTGCAGAGGGTGAAACTTGCCCTACTTGTGGACGTTTCGCTGTCCAGAAAACTGCAGTCAATAATAATTTGTACACACCTAAAGGTACACATAGAGTAGTTCCAAAGTTTAATATAGGTGATATGGTAGTATTTAATGACGGATCACGTAAAGGTGAAGAAGCTACAGTTGCACTTGTTAGAGCAACTGGTGATACTAAAAAATATGGATGGACATGTGTACTTAAATTTAACGACGGTACTACACAAGAAGTTAATGAGAATTGGTTAGATAAAGCTAGCAATGAAAAACAAGCTTTAGAAACAGCACTTCCTAAACAAATACTTCCTCAACGTGGTGATGCTAACATGACTCCACCTCCTTTTGATCCTATGAATGGACCTTCAGATGACGATGTACAAGAGATGGCATGGGTAATGTTTAAACGGCATTGGAATGCTTTAGGTTCTAAAGAGCAAGATGAAGTATACAAAGCATTGGGTGTTACATCTTCATTGAAAGCTAAAGCTGATATGCCAAAAGAAATGTCAGTTTGTACTAAATGTGAAGCTGGTCATCATGAAATGTGTGATACAGATAATTGTATCTGTAAAAATTCTAAATGTGTATCGAATGAAAAAACAGCCATTGGCCAGCAAAAATATCCAGCTGGTGAATGCTCTGATTGCGGATATTGGTATCCTGGGATATTAGATTATTGTACAAATTGCGGTAAACCAAATCCTGTTAAATCAGAAAAAACAGCTGAATATCGTATGAATGATGAACCTAACGAATGCCCTATTTGCTTCGGCTTTGGCAGGTTCTTAGGAATATTAGGAAATAGAAAACATTTTAAATGTGAGCAGTGCGGTCAAGAATTTTCTTCTAAAAATGATACAAAAGCATCTTTAAAATGCGCTCTTTGCGGAAATGAGATTATAAATGGCAAAGGTGTTGATCAGAAAGGAAAACCATATTGCAAGTCTTGCGCTGAGGGAAAAGGTATTTATGGTTCTCTAAATAAGGTGGCGCGCGTTGTTCATCAGAAAGATGGATGGCATGTACTTAGTGAGAAAGGCAAAAATTTAGGTGGACCATATAAGTCCAAAGGTGAAGCGGTAAAGCGTCTTCGTCAAGTAGAATATTTTAAACATAATGGTGCGATTCGTCCTTTCAGCAGAAATGTTCTTGCTGAAACATTGGCTAATCCATATCAATCATTGACAGATCATATCACTGATATGCGCGGACGCATGTCTGAAGTTCAAGAAAGAATTCAAACAGCTCCTGCTATTAAGACAGCTGGTGAAGAAGCACCAATGGATCTTCCAGCTTTATTCGAAGATATCACACATGGTATTGCTTTACTTGAAGAGCAGCTTGGTGGAGATGAAAGTGCAGAACATAAGATGATTGAAGAATTAGAGAATAAGCTTTGGAAGCTTGAGGAAGAATGTGGTATTACTCCTAAGCTTAATGAGCATGAGAAAGCAGAACCAGAGCATAAAGAGATTGTAGAGGATATTGAGAAAGAAGCAGCTGGTGAAACACCAGTTACTCGATGCAGTTGTGGACATATGTGGAAAGATCATACTGATGACGATGAGTGTTCATTTGAAGATTGTGATTGTAAGAAATTTAAAAGATCAATTTCTGATAAAACAGCCGCTGCACCAGAATGGATTTCATATAAAGGTATAATGCTTCCTCCTGGTTTTGATTTTGATGCTTTTAAAGAATGGTCCGGTGGCAATGACGTTGATGAGTTGGCTCTCACGCAATCTGAGGCAACAGAATTTCAGGATGAACCAAATATCAGTCTTGAATTCTATATTCAAGATAATTATCCTCAATTTGCTCAAGAATGGGAAACAAAGAATAGTGAAACTGAAAAGCATGCAGATACTGCAACAGATGAAACGTCTGAAACCGTTGTTACAAATGATCCTAATGCAACTGTTCCTTCAACAACCCCAGCTACAACAGCTCCTTTGATTCAGAACGTTCAACCTACTGATGATAATAATTTAGAAAGTCCTACACAGGCTCCAACCTCGCCACTTCCCGCAGGACAGAAGTGGCAGTGGGATAGTACTGTTGGTAAATATGTAGTAATGACTGATCCAGCTTCTGTTAACAAAGCAATCTAAGATGTTTACTCTATTAGCCGCTCTTCATTTAATAGGGATTCAACCTTGGTGCACGTTTAATAAGGCTGAACAAACTATTCAGTGTAATTATGAAGATAGAGGTTCTTGTGAGGGATATAGAGAATCAAATGAATCTTGTATTCCTAATCCCAACTTTAAAAGGTAAGATCCAATGAGACCATTTTCAAAAAAATCTATTTCTAAACAAGCTGAAGTTCCTGAACGTCCTCGATTTTTATATGATCGTGAACCATATGATCAGGCTGAACAACGTGGTGCAAAAGAAATTGACAAGCATGATCCCGAATATACCTTCCTCGTAAAACTCGTTAAACTATTAACTGCTGAAGGCGTTCCTCCTCAAGAGATTAAATCAATTGCGGATGCCTATCCTTTTGTCACTGTGGATGATGTCGGTGATCTTGCTGCTAAACTTTGGACCCTTGCAACAGAGAAATACAATATTCCACGTGAGTTCTTACTTAGCAAACTTCCGAAAAATGCAAGCTTGAAAATCGCATCAGATGATCTTTGGCCAGCTCAAGAAGATGCTGATGATATGCTTAATCATGCTCCTGGGTATCTTGCATATGAGTACGGGCAAGATAAAACAGCTGACGGTGAATTTACAGGTGCGGAATTTTCTACAGATGATGTTGGTGTAAATCCAACCCTAGATAGTGGACCATTTTCAAGCCCAGAAGATCAAGGCGCAAAACCCCAGAAGTCTCCATTCCCTAATACTGGTTGGTTGCCTGCAGATGATGAGAACAAGGATGAACAGCCAGCTTCAAATGTTGCTTCTGCATTTAAAAGACCATTCAGCAAGAAAGCACGTATGGATGCACCTGCCTGGATTGATCCTAGTGGAAAGATTTTTACGTTTAGTGATAATACACACGATACTTGGGGCGAAGCAAATGCTGAGATGCTTAAAACCCAGTACAATTTAGATTTATCACAGATGGATCCAAATACTGATAGCACAGTATCATACATGATTGATAATGGCTGGACACGCGCAGCCGTTGCAGATTCTGCTATCGTTTTTAATACCAAAGATATTGGGCGTGTTGATCAACTTGATGATTATGTGGCTCAGAACTGGCAACCAGGTTTTCAATACGTTCTTATTGAAACCTTTAGCGGCAACTGGGTAGTTAATGACCCATTTCCTACCCTGCGTAAGGGCATTCAAAAAAGTAAGCGTATGGGAAAACAGGCTGATTTAAGTGGGCAAATTGTAAACCAAGTTCTTAATTCTATTCATGCAAACAGTGGTGCTACATTTAATCTCTCACAGGGTAACATGGTAGGAACTGATAACTATGCAGTTTCAATCTATCCTGAACGTTCTGAGATTTTACCTTCTGGTACAGATTTTGATACATTAGAGCAATTCATGCTTAAAAATGAAGATCTTTTGAATAATGCTGAAAACTCCATTGGTGCTTGGGTTAATGGTGGCAAACTTTATTTAGATATCGTAGCAACTATTCCCGATGAGGCGCAAGCCATTGAATTAGGTAAACAACACAACCAGATTGCAATCTGGGACCTTAAGAATGGCAAAGAGATACAGACTGGTGGAACTGGTGAGGTTAAGAAAACCGCTGATGATCAGGTTTTACCTCAGGATCAGCAAGATCAAATCGCTGCTACTACAGCACCTATTTATAACACAGCTTTGAACAACTATGCTCAGGCTGTTAAACGTGGCCATGAAAAAGATCGTGCCCTTGAATATGCTATACAATCCGTATCAAATATGGAAAAGATAGACCCTAAAAAGCTTGTTGAATTGATCAATAATTACCTATAATATTAGTTGACAAATCACAAAAAGTGTGATATATTTATAAGAGGTAAGGAGGGTTTAATGGATAGTATAGCTTGTATGATAGATCATACGCTTCTTCGTCCAGATGCGCCTTTAGGCAAATATACAGAGTTGTGTAGAGAAGCAGTAAAGTACGGATTTTATTCAGTTTGTGTTAACTCCTTCCATGTTCCATTAGTTGCAAGCCTTTTGAATGCAAATCCACTTACTAGTGTTAAGGTTTGTTCAGTTGTTGGATTTCCATTTGGGGCTTCAGATATACATACAAAATCAATCGAGATTGAACGCGCGATTTCAAAGGGTGCTCATGAGATTGATGCTGTTATCAATATCAGCTTAGTTAAAACTGGTGATTGGAAACGTATTAAGGATGAACTGGTAGAGATTCGAGAAGCTTCTGAACGTCATGTCCTTAAATTAATTTTAGAAGTCGCTGCTTTAACAGATGATGAGATTAAGCATTGTTGTGATTTGGCTAAAGAGACTAATTTAGATTTTGTTAAGACATCTACTGGTTTTTTTAAAGAAATAACGCCTGCTGAAACAGCACGTTGCGTTAAGCTTATGAAAGACAGCGTTGCAGGAACAAGGATTAAGGTCAAAGCTTCTGGCGGTATTAGAACACTTGCAGATCTTAATCTGATGCTTGAAGCAGGTGCTTCTCGTGTTGGATGCAGTCGATCAGTTGATATAATTAATGAATTAAATGCCTGATAAATCGTTGTATCCTTGTAAGAAGTGTGGGCATAAACAGAATGATCACGGTAGACACTTTGATTATTGTTATGCATGTAAAGATAATAGAAAAAGTAGTCATTGTAAATTTGAACGAATAGAGAATTTAGCCTTCTTAGAATGGCTGACGATACAAAAGGAGAGTTAAGATGAATGATGATACATTTAAAGAAATGGCTGCACACGAAGAAGCGACAACAAAAGATGTTACTGGACCTTTAGCTATTTCCCCAGAACTACTTGCTGCACCAAAAAAGAAACGTGCATATAATCGCAAGGTTAAGCCTGTTGCAGTTGCTCCAGTAGTTGTGCAACCAGAAGCAGAACGCGAATGGTATTGTGCTACGTGCCGAGAGACAATCTCTGATAGACAGGTTATGAGAATGGGCGCCGGTGATAACAGATTTGCTGTATTCTGTCCTACGTGTCAAAAATCATTTGGATTTGAAGACAAGATTATGCATGAAACTGTTGCTGGATGGATTAAGAATAACCCAACTGGTAAATAATGAAAAGACGTCGTCCACAATCAAGATGTAAATGTGGTCATGCTAAGAGTCAGCATGGTAAATACTATGCGCAATCTCTTGGGCTAGATTATCATAGTGCATGTGGTTTTTGTTGGGATAAATGTCTTACTTTTGAGATGGATAATCTTGCAACTTTGGAACGATTAAATGAATTTAAAGAAACCAAGGAAAAAGAGAATACCCAAACATTTTCCTTGTAGATGCGGGCATAGTAAAGCATTTCATGATACTGTAGGTGCTCCACTTTGGACAGGATGGTGCGAAGGATTTACACAGGCAGCAAACAATAAGTATGGACGAACATATAATTGTGATTGTGAGAAGTTCGTTCCAGATAATCTTAAGTATTTAGAACAATGCGAACAAAAGAAAGGACAAGGAGAATAACCATGATACAACTTTCTGAGGTAGCTAATATGAAGATTTACACTGAAGAACGATATCTTTGCCCTGCATGTAATCAAAATAAGAATTTTTTATATGTCGTTAAACAAGTAGAATCTAAGTATTACCTCTTAGAAATGTGTCCGCGTTGCAATAATCATTGTGAAGATATTCGTGAGATTCCTTCACGTATCGCAAAAGATTATCCAGCTCCACAGAAGTAAGTTTCAAATCTAATAGTCGTAAACCTCCTATGAAGAAAACGTCTTCTATCCTTGATTATTCCCATCCCTCTCTTGATCCTGCAGTTTGGGACCACGATTTAAAACTCTATTCCTATCATAAAGACTTCATCTTACGTTTACTACAAACGATTTATACTACATACAATCTAAAACAAACCGAATTATGGGTTAAGGATATTGTAATTGTAGGTTCTTTAACAACAACAAAATGGCTCTTGACCTCTGATTTAGATGCACATATTAAGGTTGATATAGAAGCATTTAAGAACAGCAATATGCCAGAATCTACCATTCAAGAGGCTTTCGCATTTCTTGATGCAACTCGGAAGGAATTTGACAGGGCTAAGATCTTGGCTCCTATGACGCAACATCCGATTGAATACTATTTTGAATGTGATGCTATTGCTCCTAGCAATGTAGAGTTCGTAGGGGTTTATTCTTTAACTCAAGATGCTTGGCTTAAAGAGCCAGTTATGTTTCCCGCTGATTTGGATTTTGAAGTTTCTAAGAAAGATGTGGTAGCTCAGGCTGAATTATTAGCTGAGAGTATTGACGCTAGTCTTGGCAAGGTTAAACGAGATATAAAGCGTATCGATGAATTAGAGAGCGTAGTAAAGGCTTGGGATCGAGATAAACAACAACTATTTTATTCTAAGGTTGAACAAAAGCTCCTTGAGATTGAAGCAGAATTGATTAAGGATGTAAAGATCCGTCAAGACCTCATTGATGCACGTCATGCTGGCCATGATGCTATGTCTGATACTGAGATCAAATTTAAGTGGCTTGCTCGCTTTGGATTCTTTAGCATCTTAGGGAACATTAAAACTCTGCTTGAAGAAACAGGCGGCAAGGTTACGACTCAAGAACTTCCCATAATTGATAAGATTTTAAGTGAAAGTTCTTTGAAAGAAGCTTTCCTAAAAGAAGCTTTTGAGAAAGAAACTGAAACAGATATTTGTGTTGATCTTGATAAGACCATTGCTAAAGCTGCCAAGTATCCTGAGATTGGTGAACCTATAGAAGGTGCAAAGGAAGGACTTCAGGCACTTAAGGACATGGGTTATAATGTCATAATCTACTCGTGCAGAGCTGATGAAGGCGCTGGCGTGGATAAGGTCCGTGAATATCTTGATAAACATGATCTTCCCTATGATTCTATCTTTGAAGGTGAGAAACCATTTGCAAAATTTTACATAGATGACCATGCTATTAGATTTGATAATTGGGATAACGTGTTAAAGCAGGTTGAAAAATCAGAGAAGAAAGCCTCTCTTTATGTAACCGCTATCGATGCCTACTATCACGGTGGATCAGGTGACTCAATTAGGCAGATTGCCAAAGATGGTTATGTCATGGCTCCTTTGGAAACTGGAAGAGCAAATCAATCTCCTTTAGCTGGTCGTGCTTATCTGACCAAAGATTTAAGTTATGCCCTCATATATGCTCTTGGAGCTAATATGGTTGGATCTAGTGATATTTCTCACATATCCGGTGGACCAGAGGGTGGTGTAGTTTTAGTTGCGCCCAATGAGGATGCTTTAATTCCTGATGAGGATTGGCTTGGGGAACAGCTCGCATCAGGATTTGAATCAATGTTGAAACAGCAAACTCCTAATTCTATCTATACGAATTTAGCTTCCATGCCAATCCTTAATCCTGTATTTAATAACCTAAAGAAACATGATAAACGTAGTTTATGGGATGCCTCTTATCAATCGATGCTTGGCAAGATGGCTATTAGGATACTACAGAAATCGTATCCACAATATTTAAAAGGATTGGCTAAAGAATCACCACATATGTCTCATGAGGGTAATATGAAAGTCTTGCAGGCATGGGTATTTGACAAGGCCCGAGACAATCCTAAATTACAACGTGATGGATCTAACTTCTTTAATGTAGCTCAAGAGATTCCTGTTACAAAAACAGCTTCATTAAAAATTGCTCGACTTGCTGATAAGTATTGGATTGATCCTAGAGGACAAGAATATCCTGTTGAGAATAATTTAGGACATGAAGGATGGGTCCAAAAGAATATGCCCGATGCTTATGAGGGTGTAGATAATTCAGATCAAGCTACCGCTATGATTAGGGATGGCTGGACTCGTATTACTACTGAGTCTGATTATGACTTTGCGATGGAAGTAGCTGACTTAAATAATCTTCCTTCTTACTTAGATAATTTTGTAGCTCAACATTACACTGGTGGTGGAGTTGAGATTGATGATCTTGAGGGTAACTATCAGGATATTCAAGATCCATTCCCTAATCTTAGAAAGGCTATTTACCAGGCTAAACGTCTGCGCAACGCAGCTTCTCTATTTTCTAAGAAAGATATTACAGCACAAACGAAGAAGATTAAGCAAGGAAATTATTCTTGCGTTATGGCTTTGGTTCCTCATGAACTGGCTCAGGAGATTGTTGCATGGGGCGTTAATAACGTTCCTGATGAGGACGTATATAAAGATGGTGACAAGTTCGGTAGAGAACTTGAGTCACATGTAACCATTAAGTATGGTCTTTTGACTGATGACGGGAAGCATGTTCGTCGATCTTTTAATAATTCTAAACCTTTTAAGGCTAAGCTTGGAAAGGTTCGTCATTTCCAACCCCCTGAACTTCCATTCGATGTTCTTACCATAGAGGTTATTAGTGAAGATCTTACTAAAGCCAACGAGATGATTTGTGATAAATTTGATTGTGCAGAAGGTCTTGTCTCGGATGAGTATAAACCTCATATTACTATTGCCTACATGAAGCGTGATACTGCAAAAGAGTATGTTGGTGCTGATGAATTTGAGGGTAAAGAGATTGAACTAGATACAGTTGTGTTCAGTCCAAATAAGGGTAATCGTACATATTTTAGTGTTGGTACTGATAAAGAAAGTTCATTCTTACTTGAAAAAATTGATAAGATAGCTGATTTTCTTCCTTCATTGTTCAATGCTCCAGATAATAAATGGCAGGAAGCAGAGGGCGGAGATGATAAAGAAATAGCCCTTAATCCTGATAGTGTAAGTGATGATACAACTTCTGCTGAACCTTGTACAACTGGAAAACCTCGTACAAAAGAAGTTTGGAGACAATTTATCAGCATGTTCTCAAATCTATTCTCTAAGAATGATACTCGTAAGATTGAGTCTTATGATAAAGAATTAGAAGACATTGAGAAGAATGAACTTGGTGAAGATCAAACATTGCTAGAATATTCTAAGGATTTTACAGATTTAAACCTAAAGCACATGCCTCATAATACAACCTGGGATTCACTTACTCAGGATGGTGAACCAAGCAAGCCAACATCTGTAACCTATTCTCCTCAGATTTCTAATGAAGATAATCTCGATCAGAATTCTCCAGGTGGATACCCACGTCGTTTTATGGGAAAACCAAAAGGTGAATGGTTCTCTAATGAAGGCGAAGCTAATCATATCCTAATTGACATGCTTAAGAATCGTGAAGCAGCTATTGATCATTTAACACAAGAGATTACTAAAACTGCTATTACTAGACAATATGCCTTGTATGTCGGAGGTCGTTTAGCTATTCGTACTTTGACTCGTGCTAAAGCTATTCAAACTTGTAAGGAACGTTTCCCAGCTGAATTTGCTGCAGGTAATTACGAAATTAAAGAAGAAGAGTTTAAGGTATCTTCCCTAAATAAAGAGGCTGGATCACAGAGTGCTTCTGTGCCAGACTATCTTATTGATGAATGGAAGACAGATCAACTGCATGATGATATTTCAGAAGAACCTTACGTCAATCATGATCAAAGAGATACAAGTTACGGCATGCATGATTCACCAGAGAATACAGGAACTGGCATAGGATGGCCTCAGGACAACTCAAGAGCAGTAGTTCATCTGGATACACTTGAGAATCCTGCTTATAGAAACGATCCATTTGGTATTGGCGAGTATCATATCACTTATTATAATGCCATGCCAATGAGTGATGGAATTGAGCAAACCAACGAAGACTAAGTAGATAACAATCCATAATTAGTAGAAAAGTATAATATTTTAGTGTATTAATAGGAGTCCTACGCTCCTAGTAATTCTAAGGAATAGATAAGAATGTCTCGTTTGAAAATTCAATTTTGTCCTAAAGGACATGACAAAGATTTAGTTAACGGAAAAACTAAACAAGGTCAATGCAGAATTTGTCATAATGCTCAGAACACTGTTTATCAGAATGATCATAAACAAGAACTAAGTGAATATTTAAAACAATATTACATAGATAATAAAAAACAAATCCAAATTCAACATCAAGAATATCGGGACAGTAATAACTTTGACAAAGCAGGTTATGAAAAAGAGTACAAAAAGACTCGTCAAAAAGAAGATCTTAACTATAAGTTAGTTTGTAATTTGCGTAATCGATTATATTGCGCTCTTAAAAAGAATCAAAAGAAAGGTTCAGCAGTTAAAGATCTTGGTTGTTCTGTAGAGTTTTTAAAGAAGTATATTGAATCAAAATTTCTTCCTGGTATGACTTGGAATAATTGGGGTAAAGGTCCTGATAAATGGAATATAGATCATGTAATTCCGTTAAGTAGTTTTGATCTTACTGATAGAGAACAGTTGTTAAAAGCAGTACATTATACAAATCTTCAACCCTTATGGGAACCAGATAACTTACAAAAAAGTTCTAAGATTTTAGCTGCTAATATTTAGGAGACTGCTATGACAAAATTTAATGAATTAAAGAATCGACTAATTGTTGACGCACAAAATAAAGGTGCACGATATCTTTTAGCCAAATACGGATCAGTTAAATTAATTGGCGATCCAACAGTTGATTTAAATACTACAGAAGGTTTAGCTCCTAATTCCGTTAACTTTTCAGGCACTATTCACATTAAAGCTGATACTGGAGTACTAAAAACGGTGGATCTTGGAATGACAATTAATGATAACGATATTGAAGTAACATCAGAAGATGTTCAATCTAATATAACGAATGCTCTGAATTCTGCTGAGCAAAACAAAGATCTCTTTGTTGCATCTTTAAATGGTTTCCATTTGACAGATGATGGTTCAAAATATTTAAAAGTATCTCACACAGCCGCTCAGGATTCAGTGCTTGGTATCGTCGGAAAGGGCGAATATTCTGCATCTAAAGATAAAGCAGCATTGCTTCAGGGAATTTTAAAGGATGCAGCCATTGCTCCTAAGGTTGAATTTACAGGATCATTTACAGAACCAATGATTGAAAAAGAAGCTAAAGAAAAAGGTGATCATCAATGTGATAAGTGTGATGATAGCTTTTGGACAGCAGGTAGCTTGAAAGATCATAAGCATAATTTACATGAATCAAAGAAAGAAGCTGCTTTATCGCCAACTGCAAAAGCAACTTGGCTCACAGCAGAATTATTTAAAGACGCTGAAGAGATTGAATATACTCCTTTTGATGACTCCGTAGAAGTTAAAGCGGAAAAAACATATTCTATTCAAGAGAATATGCCTCGTGCAAAATCAGCAGATCATTTAGTTCAGGCTGCACAGCTTGAAGATCAATCAGCTAATGAAGCACAGATGAAGGTTGAACATGAAGCCGCAAATGAATTAATGTCCACACTCCAGGGTATGGGATACGGTTCAGCTAAAGCTGTTGAGATTACTAGCTCCAAAGAAGGCTTCGATATTATGACAGCTGTAGATCATGCTGGCGCAGTGAAGGCCGTAAGTATCCCAGTTACTGTTAAAGAAGGTAAGTATCTTCTTCCTAAAAAATCTATAATTGCTACCCTAATTGAAAAGGGTCTAAATGTTCAAGCAAAGCTTGCAGAACAGTTTGATTTAGAGACACTTGAGAAATTAGCAGCTATCGATGAACGCATGGCTTATGAGGCTAATGAGGTTGTTTCAATTTTGACTGATAAAGTAGCTACAGTAGAGAAAGAAGCTGCTGGTGAAAAACAACCATTCTTTGATAGCGACGATTCAACCATGACAGTTCAAAAACATCTGTTACCAAACCATGAGGATTACAAGGTAGGAGATAAAATTTCTGATGGAACTGATCAATATGAGATTGTTAATCAGGATGGTAATCAAAATTCAAAGGGTGAAGGTGATGGTAGCCTTTGGGCTCTTAAGAAATGCCAAGATCCTGAACGTGATGATAAAAAAGTTAAGAACCAAATTCCTTCATAATAAAAGATTTGATCATTAGGAGCTACCAATGAAATTTTTTCGTGATGTTGTATCTCATTTAATTAAAACAGCTTTCGAAGGACACGCTAAATTCTCTGTTGCTGATTCAACAGCAGTAGGAGCTAATCCTATTCGTCCTATTTCATTAGATGCCGTACCTCTCGATGAAGGGAGTACTATTATTGCATTGTCTTGGGAAGGCGGAGAAAAATTATTTGAAAAAACATTGAGTGAACAGGAAGCTTCTCATCAATTTGATCTTATCTCAACAGATTTATCTGAAGCTGCAGCTCTTACAAAAAAGGGCGAATATGATGCAGCCAAGGACCTCATGAAGAAATTGGGTCAGAAGTACGCCGAGAACACGGGCGATATCGTGGACACTAATTTGCCCAAATTGAATACCACCCAAGCTTCTTTAGAAAAGAAAGCTTTAGATGTTAATCAGGTTAAAAGTCTTTTTCAAGATATTGATCCTAAATATGCTGAAATGCTAGCTAATACATGTATGACCATTGATGAAGCGCTTATGAAAGGTAAATCAGTAGGTCTTACAGCAATTGCGTCTCAGGATGATGATAAACTTTGGCGTGAAGCAAAGATCACAATGCAGAATCTTTGGTTCACTACAACTGATGAATTGTTAGACTATCAGAAGAAACAGAAGAGTGCAACTGGTGGTGATCAGGATCATATTCCTCTTTGGGATAAGAATAAAGATGAAAAGAAACCAACAGATAAATTGGCTCCTGCTTCCTTGTCCTATGAAGACGTTGAAGAGCAGAAAGCAAAACAGCATGATGACATGCAAGAACATATTGATGAAAAAATTAAAACCGAGTTAGAATCAGCATTGCAGCAGAAAGCTGCTTCAGTGTTTGGTCCTGACCAGGTTGAGCTTGTAGAAGTCCTACGTAAGAATGGACGCAACTGGGATGAAATTAAGAAAATCCTAGTTAAAGATTTTGGTTTTGATAAAGATTCTACAAATATCTTTGTAGATGAACAACGCCAAGGCACAGATCCAACAGGCGTTGAAGTTGAACCAGTTAAAGAGGATGATAAGAAAGATGCGCCACTTACTCCTCCTGAAGATTTAGTTTCCCCTGAAACACATGATCAGTTGCTTAAGGATCATGAAGATAAAAAAAAACATGATCAGCCAGCCGAAGAACCTGTAATTAAGGAAGAGGCTGCAAAAAGCAAGGAAGATAAAGATTTAGATAAATATACACGAGTGTGTCCTTCTTGCCGTTCTTTGGTTCTTCCAGAAGAAATGCGTGATAAGAATACTTGTAATTTATGTCATAAAGACGCGTCATTTACACCGCAAGACGTTATGGCAATTTCGGAATTAGATGAAATTGCTCGCGCCGATAATGATGATATTCGTAAGGTTGCTAGTAATGAGGAATGGCATACATGTCCTAATTGTAAAGAAGAATGGCCATGTAATGAAGATGGATGTGAAGCACCAACCAAATTAAAATGTAATAATTGTAAGAATAAAAAAGCATCAGTTAAAACAGCTGCTGATGGCTTAAATCCCCTCCAAGAACCAGTCCAACAAGATCCAACAACCCCAGCTTCCCATGATGTAGTTCCAATGGGAAAGAAACCACTAGATCATCAAGCTCCTCAAAAGGGAGACCGTGTATTTGTATCTTCTGATATGTCTGATGAAAAAGCAGGCTTTGAAGGTACATTTGTATCCAGCTATAAATCAGAAGGAAATGACTTATTCATCGTTGAAACAGATGAGGGTGATTTGCTTGATGTAGCTGCTAATCGTGTTGTAAAACTTTCCGATAACATGGGTGCTCAAGAAGCTGAGCCTTCCATGGCGCCAACAATTGATCAACAGCAAAAATCTGAATCAATCCAAGTAACACCAAAGATGACTGATCTTCATAGTTCTCAAGATGAAGCCCTTGCTATTAAGAAAGAGGCTGAATTACTTTTGGCCGATGTACAGAGTATGGGAAAAACCTCTTATATGTTTGTTAAGAAGGGTCTTGAAAAGCATGCCAATGATTCAGCATTTGAAGGTAATGGTTGGTGCCGAGTTTGGGTAACGGATGATGAAGTTGCAGCCGATGCCAAGTACGCTGAAGCTTTAAAAATACCAGATGAAGCAGCTCGTATTCAAGCTTTGAAAGAAATTGCCAGATATATTGCGCATGAATCTTTACGTTTAGCAGATAGCGCTGGAGCTAAGGTTGGTGTTCAATCTTGGTTTGATTCTCTATCACCTTCTGATCATGATCGTATTGATTGGGTTGCACTTGCTAGCCCAGTAAATGAGGCTGATGAAGATCTTAAATTTGAACAAGAACAGATGGACAAATATGGGCCAGATGCTGTTAATCCAGACTTTAAGGATCAAGTTAAACCACGATCATCATTAGAACCTAAGGTTGAGAAAATTGCAGCTGATGGTTCCAAGTGCATTAAATGTGACAAAGTTCATAAGTTAGAAGACATGGTTAAGAATGAACATGGAGCAGGTTATCTTTGTAAATCACATGCTTCTGAATGGAATAAAGATGCTTCCTTAAAGAAACAAGCTGGTACAACCTGGTACGATATTGGTTTACCTGATCCTCCTGAGGATGCAGTTCGTGTTCAGCACGTTAGTGGTCTTGGTGGAACAATTGTATCTTTTAGTGATAAGATGGCAAATGCCAAATTAGATCAGAAGATTAAAAATGATGAAGAGACATGTCGCCAGCTTGGACTTAGTTGGGTCCAATTAGAACGTGGTGATCATCCTAAAGGTGTATATGCTATTTATGTAGAAGGATTTAGTGCTCGTCCCGGTGCTACGCCAATGTGGACACTTTTGGATGCAAACAATCAACCTATCTATCCAGAAGGTTATAAACCTATGGAGCATGATAAAAATCCAAATCCCGAACCAGCTATTGATACAGAATCATCTTTGAAAACAGCTTATGCTATGAAGTGTAAATGTGGTGATCGTATTGGTGAACATAAGGATATGAAGGGTGCATGTTCAGAATGCAAATGTCCTAAATGGGAAGTAATGCCAGGTCGCGATCGTGAAATTTTAGAGAAACATGATAAAAAAGCTTCTATGGAAAAAACGGCCTCAACAGATTATTATTTTACAACTCCAGTTTCATTAGCTCAACTTAAGAAAGTAAAAGGTCTTCAGGTTGGTAAAAAAGGTAAAGATCTATTTATCACTGATGGAGATAATTACGTTTGGCTCACCATGAATGAGAAGGGACTTGTTGATGGTTTTACTCGATATGGAGCTAGCGATCCAGAGATGATCTATGACGAATTGTCTAGTATTTTTGGACAGATTCATGATGAGCATGAGATGCAAGATATTTGGTACGCTGAATCCGAAGCTGAACATGCAAAACCAGATCATGTTTGTAGTGAGGATTGCGATCTATATGATTATGATGCAGCTGAAGTACAGCAACCAGCTGTTGCACCAACGCCAGTTGCTCCAGCTCCTGTAGTTAAAAAGAAAAAAGGTTCTGAATTACATTTTGTTCCAGCTCCTAAATGCCCTAATTGCGGAAATGATAATACAACTCCTAAGGTATTCGGTGATGCTGAAGTTTTAAATCTATGTACTGATTGCGGTAATAAATTTGAAACAAAACAAGCTTCTGATTTTGAGAAAGGAATCTCACAGAATAAAACATCAGCTGATCCAGTTGACCCAGCTAAGACACAATTTAAAGATTATAAGATTACCCCTAAATATGCACCTAAACAAGAAGCTGTTCCTGCAACCCCTGAGATTGATGCCGTCCTAAGCAAAATGACTGCTCTAGAGACAAACCTCGCAACATTAGAGACTGCTAGACAACAGATTCAGGCTAAGATGCAAGAACAAATGTCACAGGTTGATCAGGCAGGCAATCGTGTTGAGATGGAAGCAGAACTTCAACAATCCATTGAAAAAGCAGCCGTTCTAATTAGTGCAGTAGAATCGAAGGTTGTTCAATGGAAGGATAAACTTTATACACTGCAAACTGAAGAGGTTAACTATGTACCAAAGCTAACACCTAAAGAAACGCTTTCAAAGATCTATGCAAAGTTTGATGGCGCTGAAAAATATGTTCAAGATGTTTTGAATGGTATGCTCTCACAGGCCAAGAAGGTTATGGAGAATACTCTAATTCGTTGGCCAAATAAGAAGAGCGAGTTAATGACAGAGGCAGATTCAAGCCCATTAGGAATGATGAATCACTTCAATGAAGAGTTAATGGCAGCATTAAAATTATTATCAGAACCAATCTAATTCGAGGATAACATGGAAGTATTGCTCAACTTATTGACCGATCCTAAGGTTCTTTCTGTTTTATCATTGCCAACGGCATGTATATTTGCGTTGTCATTTGCTTTATATAAACTATTTCAGAAGTATGATGCCCTACAAGAACAGCGATTAAACGAGTGGAAAGGCATGGTTGATGATTACAATCATCTAGCCAAAGATATTAACAATACCCTTGACTTACTCATTAAGCTGAGTGGCAAAAATGGAAGCAGTGGAGCTAAATAATGAGTGCTGACAAACTTGATAAAATTAATCATGAGATAAGAGAAATCCATACTCATATTCAAAAATCAAATCTTAATTTACGCGAAAAGATTAAGATGATTCAAGAAGAAATGACAGAATGGCCTTCCTTAACAACCAAAGATGTTAAACGCAAAAATAAAAAATCAGTGCGTTAAGCATACCTTCAAGCAAATCTATTCCTTTATTATGGGGAATGAAACTAAACTTGATGGGTCGTGGCGTATATATAAGTGTGATAGTTGTGAAGAATTGAAACTGATAACAAACGAAAAGTAAATATTCGTAAAAGAAACGGTACGGAGTAATAATGTCTCAATACGATACGATTTTAGAGAATCTAATACCTTCTCGACTTCAGAATTTATTTCAACTTGCGATGAGTCCAAGCTATTGGTCTCTCACTCAATTAGGGATCGACCTATATGATAATCAAGTTGAGATAGTTGACGCCGTTTGTGATTTAAGTATACCTTACGTTGGTGTTCTTGCTTCACGCGGATCAGGAAAAACATATTCGGTTGCTATTGGACTAGTTAAGCTTTGTCTAGATAATCCTGGCTTTCGTATTGGTATTTTTGGTCCTAAGGCTGATACCTCGAAACGATTAGTTAAAGAAGATATTCTCGGTCGTATTCTTACTCCTTCCTCTCCTCTCTACGACAAAATTGACGCTAATAAAACTTCTAATCAATTTATTCAATTTAAAAACGGCTCTACAATTAAAGCACTTTCTGCTTCTCCCACGGCTACTATTGAGTCAGAGCACTTTCACTGCGTGGTATTAGATGAGGCCCATAGGATTTCGGATTTCGTTGTAAAAGAAAAGATCACTCCAATGTTATCATTGTCCCCATTTAAGACAATCAAGATTGGTATTTCTTTATATAAGAACAATTTTTGGCATAGCTGTAATGATAATGGTACTCGCTATAAGGTTATTAGAAAACCTTGGAATGAGTGCGATATTTACTGGCAACAAGGGTCAATCTTGTATGAGGGTAGAGAATATCCTCGTCGTATTGTTGAACTTATGCCTAAGATGGTTAAGGAACGTTTATTCCCTAACGATCCAGCCCTGCATTTTGATTCAGTAGAAGGATACTCTGAAATTGAGTGGAATACTCAATATGAAATGATATGGATGGAAGATATCAACCTGGTTCTATCAGGCGAGCAGCAAAAGAAGCTTGCATCAGGATTATTTAATATCTTGAAACAAGGTCGCCCAGAACTTACAGAAAAATACTATTTTGGTCTTGATACTGCATCAGGTTCACTTATGCCTGGTCAAAAGGATCTCGACTGGACTGTACTTACAATTTTAAGAAAGAATGGTGATAACACTAAAGACATAGTAGCTAAGTATATGTGGCAAGGTGATACGGTTACGCAGATGCAAGAAATTAAAGATATTGTTCATCCTGTTGAGGGTGAATTCAAATGTGTAATGGGACTTGCTGACTTTTCAAACTTTGCTATTGGTCTTATTGATATTTTTAAGAGCGAAGGTATTCCCATAGCCGGTGTAAGTTTTGGTGCTAAAGAAGCCGTTACTGGCAAGAATTATAAAAATGCTATGATCGATCAATTCGTCTTTGAACTTGATAGCAGCCGTGTTAGATACCCTAATCTTGATAAGATTAAAAAGAGCAAGGTATTTACGGAAGGCTATGAACAATGGGGTCTTTTGGAACGTCACCGTAGCAAAGCTGGTATCAATGACAAGATCTTCGTAGATCCTGCTTCTGGTCACGACGATCACGTCTCTGCTGATATTTTGGCTGTCTGGTGTGCTGATCAAGAGAAGGCATTCGCTGGTAAGGTTGTACGAAACATGAGCGAGATTGCTGCTCCAATTGGTGGTCCATCGAACTTGAGTGGAATGGGTACTCCTTTCCCCGGGCAACCTGGCGACCCTAATAGTGGACGATTCTTAAAAGATAGGAATAATTCATAATTAAAACAAGTTTTACAGATTGACATATTGAGATATAGTTATAAGTGAGAACTTCCTGATGAAACCAAATCAAATTCTTGATGAAGCAAAAAAATATCTTCTTTATGTTTCCGATGCGTTGGGTTCAGCTTCACAATCCTATTCCATTGGAAAACAAGAACGAGATGTCATTGCAAAATATTCAGCTGATATTCAAGCCTATGCTAAAGGCTTAGAAGATTTAACCACGCGTATTGTGGCTAAAGAAAAAGCTGAAAAGAAGATTCAAGTTTTAGCTGTTTTAGAAAATCGTTATACTGCTTATAAGAGCGTTGCTGTTAGGGCTAAAAAGAATTTACAGATTGTTGAAAATCAATTGAAGGAAATGAAGAAAGCTGGTACTGAGCAACAGATTCAGGAAGTAAAGGCAAGAGTTGACTATTATATCAAACAGAATAAAGTTGCTCAGGAAAATGAATTGATAGCGAAACGAGATTTAGATACAAATTCATTATGACTAAAGAAAAAATAAAAGCTAAGAATAGAGCTTGGTACTTAAGGAATAGAAAATTAGAATTGATTAAAGATGGAAAATATCAACGTGAGAAAATGAAGCATGATGTTAACTATAGATTGAGACGTAAACTTCGTGTTCGTTTGTATATGGCAACTAAAAATAATCAAAAAATTGGATCAGCAGTTAAAGATTTGGGATGTTCAATAGAATTCTTTAAACAATACATAGAATCAAAGTTTTATGAAAATATGACATGGAATAATTGGGGAAAAGTTTGGCAATTAGATCATATTAAAGAATTGAATACATTTGATCTTACAAATAAAGAACAATTTAAAAAGGCTGTACATTATACTAATCTTCAACCCCTAACAATTGAAGATCATAGATATAAAACAAGCAAAGATACGATATTTAGGAGAAATTAATTATGGCACGACCAAAGGGTAGCGGCAATAAAATTACAAAAAGCGGTGCTGCACCTAAAGCACCAGTTCTCTCATTAGGACCTCAGAATCCTACTGCTGAGATGAACGTATTTACAACGGGCGTAGCCAAAGTTGCTTCTCTTAATGTCACAGCTGGTAGCGAGTACTCAGTTTCTCAGAGTCAATCATTTTTCTATTCACCAGAACTTACATCAGATTCTTGGGTATTGCCTAAGTCTCGTCAGGAAATTCTGAAATGGATCCGCATCTTCTTTAATCTTGAACCATATATTCAACAGATCACAATGATGCACGCGTTTTATCCTTTTTCCAAATTTGATTTAGTTGTATCTGATCCTACAGTTAAGAAGTTCTACGAAGAGATGTGTTCAAATGGTACGTTTAACCTCTTTGATTATATTTGCCAAGCATCCATTTCTCGTGAGAAATTCGGTGAAGCTATTTGCTTTGGAAACTTAACGCAAGATGAAAAACCATCTAAGAATGGTAAGCGTATGTATCGCTGGCACAATTTCATTCTTCTAGAACCTGAACTCGTCGAAATTAAGACAGATATGATGAGTGGTAAGAAAACCTTTGAGATGGTTCCCACTGAGGAAATTAAAGCCCTTATTTCTTCCACTCGCCCAGAAGATATTGAGCAGGTAGAAGAGTTGAAGAAGTCATCCCCAGAGCTCGTAAACGCTGTTCAAGAGCACCGTAACATCAAGCTAGATGAAGAATGCGTGTCTCAGATTGCACGTATCACTGATCCTTCAGCTACTCGTGGTACTTCTCGTATCCAATCATGCTTTAAAGCATTGATTCTACAAGACTGGATTCGTCTTGCTCAGTCTGCTTATGCTAAGAACTATGTATTCCCCAAGGAATTGTGGACCATCGGTGACTTGGCAAGCAACACGATGCCTTCTAAAGATGATCTACAGAATTGGAGACAGCTGATCAACCAATCTATTCAGAATCCTCCATTCACGATCGTTGCTCCTCCAATTGTTCACTATGAACCATTGAGTGTTATGGGTAAGCAATTCCCTCTCAACGCAGAGTACGATTATATTCAAGATCAGCTTCTTGTAGGTCTTGGAGTAAATAAGAATATTATTTTGGGTGAAGGTCCAAACTTTGGTAACAGCAAAACAATGGCTCTTCAGTCATTGGTCATGCAGTATAAGAAAGTACGTGATAGTTTTGAAGACTGGATGATCAATAAGTTTTTCAGACCTATTGCTGAGAAGAACGGCTTTTATACGATGGATCCAGATACCGGAGAGAAGCAATTAATTCTTCCACAAATTTCATGGTACAAATCCTTGGACATTGATGCCCAGGAACGCGAACAAGAGCAATTCACAGAGTTTCATAAATTGGGTCTTATTTCAACAAAGACGTTGTTCAGCAAGTACCCTAATTTGGATTATGAAACAGAACGTAAGCAGTTGGAAGAAGAACGTGGGACGATTTTCGATAAGGGTTCGCAAGATAATCGCTTACCTGCTCAAATCTCTAAACCAGCAGGTGGTGGAGGTGGCGGTGGTGGAGCAATTGAAGAAGGATTAGAGGAAGGTGGAGGAGCAGGTGGTGCTCCAACTGAACCTATTGAACCAACGGAACCTGGTGAGGGAACATTGCCTGAAGGTCAAGAACAAACTCCAAATGTCGGTGGTGAAGGTAATGTCGGGAGTTCATCAGATTTAGGATCTCCAGAAATTTAATATGAAAAAGCAATTTTGTCAAAATGGACATGATACATTTGTTACCGGACGAGATAGTGCTAGTCATTGTAAACTTTGTAAAAAACAGCATGAACATTTGTATCATTTAGAGAATAAAATTGTCCGTAATACATATAGTAGAGAATATTATAAGATTAATAAATCTATTATCATTGATTACGTTATATTAAAACGCAAAACAGATATTAATTATAGATTACGATCAAATCTAAGACGACGTATTAGTACAGCTGTTAGAGACAATTTAAAATCAGGTTCTGCAGTAAATGATCTTGGATGTTCTATTCCAGACTTTAAGAAGTATATAGAATCTAAGTTCTATTCTAATATGTCTTGGGCCAATTGGGGAGAAATCTGGGAATTAGATCATATTAAACGTCTAGCCGATTTTGATCTTACAGATAGAGAACAGTTCCTTAAAGCTTGTCACTACACAAATCTTCAACCGTTAGCTGTTGAAGATCATGCTAAGAAAAGTGGAATAGAAAAAGCATACTCATCATCTAGTTTAAACTAAAAGGAACCTCTATGAAAAAATCGATCGCAGCTTTAGCGTCTGCTTTACTGTTATTACAAGCTTGTGCATTCAATACAACCAACGTTCGTGGAACACATATCTCAGATAGAATGGAAGATTCTACTGTTCTAATTAAGATGAAACTTCATATGACTAAGATTGACGAAGAAACTGGTGAAAAGAAAGAAAAATCTGGTTGGGGATCATGCAGCGGAGTTTACATTAAAGATAATATTATTTTATCAGCAGCACATTGCGTTAGTTTTAGTGCAGATGAAAAAGGTTTAGAATTGAAGGAAATTTGGATCAAGCGCGGTAATGATTCAGAACGAGCTGTTGTTGTGAAGGTTGATCCAGCTGCTGATTTACTCTTGCTTTATACACCACTGAAAGGTACACCAATTCGTTTAGCTGATCGTGCTGTTCGCGGTCAAGATTGCTGGGTAGTTGGAAATCCTCTTGGTATTCAAGATATCTTTACTCGTGGTATTGTAAGTAAGATTAATTGGGTTATTAAAGAAGAAAAAGCACGTTTTATAGTTCTTGACGCTGCCGTTCTTCCTGGTAATAGTGGTGGAGCAGTTGTAGATTCAAATTGTCATTTGATTGGTATCTTGACACGTTCTACATCTATGTTTGGAGCGTTTGGTGCAACTGGTCTTGGTATTGCTGTAGATCTTAAAACAATTAGAGAGTTTTTAAAAGATATTAAGTAAAAGAGGAGATAAGGTATGGGATTGTACCCAATTATTTGTGCTACTTGCAATAAACCGTTTAACTGGTTTAGTGGTTGCTTGGATCAACGTTGTCCTGATTGTCAAAAATCAAGTAAAGGAGCGACTAAGAAAATGAAAAAATCAGAATTAGAGGCAAAACTATTTGAATTAGAGAAGAAGATAGCTGTTCTTGAAGCACGTCCTGTTTGTTATGGACATTATTGCGGGTGTCATACTCATAATTATCCAAATCAACCATATTCACCCGCATATCCTTATTATGGTACATGGTGCGGAACATCATCTGGAGATTCACCTACAAGTCCTATAATTAGTTAATTATAATAAGAGGTCAACATGGCATTATCTAAAAAAGGTTCACCAAACAAGATTCAAGTAGTTAAGAATGCAAGTTTTACTATAGATCCTAACTTTTTAGCACAGATGATCTTGAAGCAAGTTCCATCAAAGAAGCTCACTGTAGATCAGCTTCATTCTGCTCTAAAAAGCATCGGTGTGGATAATTATGGTTCCGATGATCTAAATGTATTAATTGATAGGCTTCAGTCTTCTGGTTTTGACGTCACTAAATAAGTTTAAAAAGTATAATATTTTCCTATATTAATAGGAGCACTACGTTCTAAAAGAGTTTTGATCCTAAAAGTTATGAAAAGAGAGGAATTTATGAAACATGAGGGTAATGAAAGAGGCGAAAAGAAAGAACTAACGTACATTTCAGAAGATGGCGAGCTGAATGTTCCCGTTATGTTTGAAGCTGTAATGGTTAAATATATGGGTCGCGTTTTAGATTTGATCAGAATCTCTGATATCTCTGAACGAAATTTGACGCAGCTCCAACGTACAATCAAGGATGATTGCTACGATAAAATTAAATTTGCTAAAGCAATCCTAGAAAAGCATGGTGTAAACGAGACAAAGTAATGCCTATTCGAAAGATTAGGAACCCACGAAGTTTTGACAAATGCAGGACCTGTCAGCATTCTTATATATCGCATACAGATTTTAAATATAAAAATTGTTTGTGTCAATATGTTGTTAATGGAAGTTGCAGATGCACAGAGTTTTTACCGTCGGATAACCTTGAATTTCTTGAGCACAAGTATGTCAAACGAAAATGAATGTCGTACATGTGATCACTGCTGGGAATTACACGATCATCACGGTCTAAAGAAATGCTTTCAGAATATGGGTGAATATTATGGTTCACCTGATCTATTTTGTGACTGTAACACTGGATGGATACCTAAGGGTAATTTAGAATTTTTGGAAATGAGATATGACAGATCAAAATTGGCTATCGATTCTAGCAACAAAAGCAATGAGGATTTGCCGTCTCAATAAAGAAGCAGCTGGCAACCATCGCCAGGATATGACTGGTCCAATATTAACAAATTTATTGAATAACGGATATACTCAGGTCACTTGGAATTCAAACGGTTCACACCATAGTCAATGTCAAGATCTTGATAGACAGGTTTGGAGTTTACAAAATTTTTTAGATACAACTGAGTACGATGCTCCCTTGTTTTGTCGTTCGCATCCAGGCGATCAATCGTGTACCTTAATTGTTAGCGGTCCTAATCTTTCACCTGTTGAGGTTGATTCTTACGGCGACACTGATACAGATATCGGAACAAGTCGTCCAGTACCCGTTCAAAAGGCTCCAAAACAGACTGTTCGTCCAATGCCAGTAGTAGAGCCAAAGATCGAACAGGTTCCTGAGAAGCCAGAGAAAAAGATCGTCCATGTGCCCAAAGAAGTCCATAAACAGATTAAAAATCCATTTGAGAAACAAGATCTAAACCCAGAAGAATATAAACAGTGGCTTGAGGATCTAGAACACGAGCACGTTGAAGAATCAATCCCAACTGAAAACGAATTAACAGATGAAGAATGGATGGATTGGCTTAAACAATTAGAACAAAAAGAAGAGCAAGAAAAACGTGATAACATCACAGATGAAGAGTGGGATGAACGTCGAAATTTTAATAAAGAAACAAGCCAGAAAGTACCTAATTGGATTACTGGATTATTTAAAGGATAATTTACTATGTCATTGATTAAATTAGGTTCTCATCTTCGCATCTTAAAAACAGCAACAGTTGCTGATGATGTGCTTATGGAGAAACCAGTTGTTGAAGCATCTAAACCAGTTATTTCTAAGGTTCTTGAAGCAAAGAATTCTGACTTCTTATATTATCGCGCTCGTGCAATTTCTGCTGGTGATCAAGGCCCAATGACGAAAGAAGGTACTCGCGGTTGGAACTTTAATGGTAACAAAGACTATTTCCCTCGTAAAGAATTAGAATCTTCTTACCAGACCTTTGTAGGTCGTAATATCTTTTTAGATCATAACTCTGAGAGTTCTTTATATTCTATCGGTAAGATCATCGATGCTTTGCCTATTGACGATCCTCAAACTGGTGAATTCTATATTGAATTGGTCGGGAAGATTGACCGTAAGCTTCACCCTGAGATTTGTCGTAAGATTGAAACAGGTGAATTGAATAGCACCAGCATGGGTTGCTCAGTTGACGAGTCCATTTGCTCTATTTGTGGTAATGTGCTTCATTCTGATGCTGATGAGAAATGTAATCACATGGGAATGGGTCTTGGCAAGGAGTTTCCTGCTGAGGTTGATATCCCTGAATACAATATTAAGAAAGGCGATTTAATCCCTTGTTTTTCTATCAATAAAGGTATCGTCTTTAATGAAGATTCAATCGTAGGCGTTCCAGCAGATCCTACAGCTGTAATTAAAACAGTTTTATCAAATATGAAGAGTCACATGCAGAAGACCGCGTCTCTCCCGAAGGATGAGCAGATTAACTTAGCTGCCGAGCTTGAGAAAGTTTTTTCGCAATTAGATGACGCAACTAAGACACAATTAAAAGCTGATTTATCTGGGATCTTCCCAGCAGTTGAAAAGGAGTCGTCCATGACTGACAAGAATGTTTCCCTAAATGATGAAACAAAAAAGGTTTTAAATAAAATTTCTGCCTACGAGATGGAGCAGCTTGAATCATATGTTATGGGTAAAACCAAGAAAGCAAATGATCTAGCAGCTAAGGAGATCATCGCCGATTCAGCCGCGAAAGAAGAGTCTTTTTTATCCAAGATTGTGGCTAAAGTAAAAACAGCTTTGGCTTCTGAAAAATGTAAAGTTTGTGATGATAACGCTTCAGCATCTAGCAAAGATGGTTTATGTTCTAATTGTGACGATGAATTAAAGCACGTTAAAGAACAAGATTCTAAAAAGGTTAAAGCAAAATTCACTGAAGATAAAAACAACGTTTTAGACTCAACATGGTCAGTCGAAGCAGATGGTAAAACAGTACTCGAAGCTTCCCTGAAAGAGATTTGGGGATCAGAATTCGAAGTTATGTCATTCTCTGATCAGCTTTGGGCAACAAGCCCTGAGTATGCCAAAGAGATCGTTGCTCGCTACGAGCAAGGCGGGGTAACAAAGCTGGCTCATGACTGGGATGTATCCCATAAGCTTTCTAAAACAGCTGCTGATCCTAAGCTTGGTCCTTCTGGCACAAAAGCCAAGCCAAGTACTGGTACAAGCAACAAAGAACATAGTTATCCAACGAATCCTAAATTTGAAAAACTTAAACCAGGAACAAGTTCAAAAGGTCCTGCAGCACCTGCCCATAAAGAAGTAAAGGACTCTAAGGTTGAAATGCCAGGACAAGAGAAAGGACAAACTGGTCCTGCAGCTCCAAAGGCTAAAGTTGTGAAAACCGATTACGCAGAACCAAAGGTAGATGCAGAAGGTAAAGAAGTAAAAACAACTCCTAAAAATCCTGAGGAAAAGAAACACGATAAATCTGAAAAAGAAGTTAAAACAGATTACGTTGCTAAAGGTACAGAAGCAATAGAAGCAGAAGATAAAGCAGATAAGAAGGATGATAAGTCAGATAAAAAATCATCTTTAATTAGCTGGGCTTCTCTTACTCCTGCAGCTCAAGCAACAATTAAAACAGCCGCAAAAACGTATATTGCAGCCGGAATGAAGAATGCTGAAGCCGTAGCGAAAGCACACAGCGAATTTATAGCTCAGGAGACCGATATGAAAAAACAAGCATCTGATGGTACGCCAGACGAATCCGTTAAAGGATCTACCCTTCCAGAAGGTAAAAAAGAGATGGGTGACAAACCAGAGGAATCAGTTGAAGGATCTACTCTTCCTGGTGGTGCTTCTCCTTCTTCAGCTCCTGAAACAAGTGCGCAAGGTGACACAGAACATAAGACCCCAAATTTGACGAAGAAACCCGATGAAGCAGTAAAGGGTACAACCACTCCTGCTGATCATATTCCTAATACGCAAAAGAGTGAAGAAAGTTCTAAAGGAACTACTTTCCCTAGTGGCAAGAAAGAAGTTGGTGATGCATCTGAGAAATCAGTTCAAGCCTCCAAATCTGAAAGCTCTGCTCCAATTGAAGCTGTTCAAGATAAACCAGCACTTTCTAAAGCAACCGCTGGTGATACCCCTGAAAGTGCACGCGAAGGCGGCGATCTAAAGAAAGATCCCAAAGATATTGAATCAGTTAATAAAAAGGCTGCAACAGAAATGCCAATGCCAGAAGATAATAGTGGTCTAGAAGATATGAAGGTTGAAGAGAAACCAGCAGATCCAA